AGCATGAAGTTACCTGGAGCTGCGTACTTTGTTACTTCGATGAACTCTGGGTTGTCACGAAGCTTGCGGCTCTGGTGTGGGTGAATGAATGCAACATATGTCTCACCTAGGCGAGGGATGTTCTTTGTTGCAAGTGTCTCTACTGCGTCCTTGACAACACCTGTTGTGAGGTCAAATGCGCCAGTTAGAGATGCACGGTTTGTACCAGCGGTACCTGTTCCGTACCAGTCATTTGCAGCTGAAAGACCTGAGCGGTCGTAACCGTAGATAACTGATGATGCTGCCATGAGTGTGTCACGAGCCTGACCATCTAGGTAGAGGGCCATGTTACGTCCAAGAAGACGTGAAGCTGATGCCATAACGTCATCGAATGATGCGTTAAGTAGTAGTTCTGAAACAGCAATTGCGTAGCCATGCTCTGCAACTGTGATTGAGAACTGCTGTGCTGTCAATGCGTTTGTTGACATACGGACACCTTCAACAAGTGAAGATGCAAATCCGAGGTTGTTATAACGCATGAAGTTGATCTGGAGACCAGGTGCAACGCCTAGTTCTGTCTTCTTAACAGCGAACTGTTCGAAGCGTAGGATTGGCATTGACTGGAAAAGGATTTCCTTTGACCAGATGGTTTGAATTGCTTGTGTAAGCTGGCTGTTAGCGCCAGAATACGCTGTAGGTGCTGCGGCTAAATTGCCGGTACCTGTTACGGCTGATGCCATAGTCGGTTTTACTCCTTAGTTAGATTTATGGATAGGTAAGTGTTTACCCGAAGATTCCCTTATTTCGATCATTCGCTGCTTTTCCAAGAAGCTTTGATCGGTATTTTGCGTACTCGGTAACCGACATGGCAGCAATTTGTTCTGCCGTTAACTGATTTTGCTCCATATTAGTGTCCATCGGTCCGGTTGGCGGCGCGGTTACCCGGCTGCCGGTCATTTCTTTACGTGCATTCTGCATAGCAGACTGCGCCGATTCCAAGATTCGGGAGCTGCGCTCACGCAATCCTGTAATACTACTTTCGATCTCTTCCTTGGTATTACCAGAGATTAGATCTACGAGCTCGGGCATAATATTATCCCGCTCGTCTTCCAAGCGACGAGTACGATACTCTGTGAGTTCTGCGTACTGGCGCTCGCGTTCTAGAAGAGCGAATGTGCGTTCACGCTCGAGCTTTTCAGACTCAAGCTTTTCTGCCCACTCTTTTTCTTTTGTTTCAAGAAGTTGGCGGATATCCATCTCTGACTCGGCTTTACGCTTTGCGTCTGCTTCTGCTTCGGCACGTTGACGTTCAACCTCGGCTAAACGCTCTTCTCGTTCCTTCTTCAGCAAGGATAGCTCTTCTTTTAGAGAATCAATTTGAGGGTAGAGCTTTGATTTTTCTTGCTCTCGTACTCGCTTAAGATCCTCTTCAGTGTATTGGCTCATTATTACATTTGAGTTTTCTACTGAGGTTACTACATTTGTAGCTGGTGTTGATGTTGGTACGTCAGTCAAGAAAGCTTCTTGAGCTGCCGGAGTATCAACAATATTTGTTGCGTCTGACATAGTTGTTCCTTAGGTGTAAGAGGTCGTTGTCCGAATTAATGCCACGATGACCTGCGGATATTTATGTGGTATTAGGCTGGCAAATTTTTCATCATTTGTCTGCCTAAATCTATTATTCTTCTTTGTCTTGATCTGGGGTACGACGCTGAGGCATTTTCGTGCCGTAAGCTTCCGTAACCAGATCTACCTGGGTTTGGGCTAGCTCTTGTAATACATCCTTTTCTAGAGGACTAATTACACCTGGCTGACCGAATGGTCCAGGACCTACTCCGTCTCCTGGCACAGCGCCTGGAGGAGGAGTTCCATCAGGCATCATACCAGTGAGGGAGACGATAGATGCCGCAATCTGATTCTGTACAAGCTTAAGGGCTCCATCTGCCTTGGCATCGGAGATGAGCTCTGAACGAATCTCTTCAAGCTTCTCGTCTGGGAATTCTTCGCCTAGCTGGCGCAAAGCACCTTCACGGCTTTCAAGACCCATGTTCATCTTCTGCTGAATCTCGCTAAGGACAATTAGCTTATCCAAAGGTAGTGGAGGTGGGAAGTGAACTGTAGATTCAAAAGTAACAGGGTTGTTTAGATCAAGCACAGGCATCTGGAACTTTTTGATAGGTCCATTAACTTCTGGGCGGTACATAAAGCCTTCTGGCTCTTTAAACGCCAAGGTCATCAAAACAAGCTCATTGATTCTCTGAATACCTTCACCATACTGTGTAATCTTCTGGTGATAGCGGTTCATCAATGGCTGGTACTGAATAGACAATGCAACGCCTGAAGTGTTAGAGATTGGCTGTACTTGTCCTAGAGCTGTCTCTGGAACACCAACCATCTCATGCATAGCTGTCTTAATGATCTTTAGATACTCCATAGCGCCTGCAAGACCTTGTCCGCCGCCTTCTAGGTTAAATACCTGAGCATCCTTTGGAAGACCACCCCAAACCTTCTTAGGTCCCTTTTCAAGACCAGAAGCTTTAGCACCAGTGATAACTGTTACTGGAGCTGCGTGGTAGTTAATAATGTCCGCAATATCTGTTGCTGTTTCGTTGTAGTTGCGGTTTAGAACAATAATGTCGTGGCAATCTGAAAGTCCCCATGGAGATCCAGAAACACGTACGTTAGGGATATGTACTACCGGCACTACGCCGATTGGGTTAGGACGAGAGTCGATAATCTCGTCGTTGATATATTCTTCAATACGATCATCAGTCAAGATTTCAGTATAGGTATATACCTGACGAGTACCTTCGGTAGATGTACCCCAGAAACGGTACTTTAACTTAAAGCGGATCAGACGGTTTCTATCGTGTGGGTGGAACTCTGGGAAACAGAAAGATGAGTTCAAAGGAAGAATACGAACCTTGCCTGGATGTGCTCGACCGGCTGGATCTACGTAAGCCTCTTCATAGGCTACTTTAACGAAACAGTCTCCGGAAACTCCGCCTTGCTGGCCCATTTCCCACATAACTGATTGTTTATCGTTATCGGATTCCCAGACTCGCTTTAGTAGGTCTGGAACTACTGCTTCGGTAACTGATGGGCTTCTAAACTGTGCGCCACGTCCGAAAGTAAAGTTAATGATGTAATCTGTAAAAGCTCTGTAATAGTTATATACCATCTGTGCTTCGCCAATTTCACGGCGATAAGACCAGTGATGGCCAAGATACATAGCCCAGTTTAATGAGTAGCGATTTAGACGTGGACCATGGACTTCAAACTCTTCGTCTGCAAGTTCTACAAGACCGAGAGGAGAAATAGAGATGGTTAAGTCAGATGACGCCGCTCTATAACTGGGAGGCGAGAAATCAATACCACCGGCCATTACTTAGCTCTTCCTGACATATTATTTGCCCCCACGCTTAAAATATTTATTGTCAACATTTGTTGACTTTGCCTTCTTCTTTTCTGCTTCTTTTTTCTTTATAGCTTCTGTTTTTGGATCTGGATTAGTAACGTCTTTCTTTGATGACACATATTGTCCACCACGTTTTTTATATTCATTACTTGCCCATTTAGCTGCGGCATATCCTAAACCACTTCCACGATGTGAAGGGTATTTAGCTTTTGCCTGCGACACTACGGAGTTCCAAAGTTTTTGGTCCGCCGCTATGTTTGCCACTTATCCTCCTAAGCTATTAAGGCATCCCAGCCCCGGAGAAGGGATACAGGGCTGGGGTGCCTCTATAGTCTACTGTACTTAGTCAGCTACCTGTGCAGGATTTACACGCTGGTAGCGTGAGCCTGAGCGAATAACTTCTTCGATTTCAATCTGAGAGTGATCTCCAAAGCTTCCTTGTGAAAACTCACCAAGATAAATTGGTGCTTCTACCCAAGCAGCAGATCCAACGTGGGCACGAGCCTTCATTGTCTCTTCTGGATACTTCTCCATGACATTCATGTTGTGGTTTGGACGACCGGCTGGTGTGTCATAGCCTGAGTCAAGTCCTACCTGGAAGTCATTTGGTACATCGGTGTCTGTTGCAACGCCTTCTTCAAAACGAAGTGGGCCACGAAGGCCTGGTGTTGCAGGAGACATTTTGCGCTCATAGGTTGCGCCAACCTTCTCAGGGAACTGAGGAGTTGGGGCGATATTGCTTACTGCCATTATTTTCTCCTATAGGGATTGAGTTTGAGGGTCCTCAGGTAAAAGTATCGACCTATTTCAAACGTTTAGGTATCTAAACCTTAAAAAAATGGTGAAGAGCTAACTTCTACCGATGGCATAACCATATCCTGTGTTAGGGAGCATGCCAAGGCTAAAGAGTCAACAAAGTCGTCGTGGGCATGGGCTTCATCCGGAGCCTCAACTGTAAAGTTAGGACCCTTGTATTTGACCTCTGCATCCGTCATTTGTTGAAAAAACTTCTTCCAGATACGTAATCTTCTAGTTTTTGCATGGGCTGGCCATGAAACCATTTGACGCTGGATAAGAGCCTGTAAGTGCTTCCAACGACGTGACTGCTCTGATGGGCTAGAAGAGATCGGGATAACCTCAGCTCTGGGCATAAGGATCTTCATACGACCAGCTACGGCGTCTCCTACACCATTGGCGTCTACGCCGATAGCTAGCACGTCGTAGTTTTCTAAGAAGTTAACAATCTGAAAGTATTGCTCTTCCCAATCGTCCCCTTGAATCTCTAACCAGTTCAAAACTCTATGGTCGTAGTAACCAAACTCGTCTGGTCTATCCCAGTCAACCCACACAACAGTCACAACTGTTGAGTCCATTTTTCTAGCTGGGTCGATACCTACAACAACCGGAGAACGATGCCACGTCTTTACTAGCTCTTGAGATGTGTCACCCAGCTGCTCCATAACTGTAGAGGTTACGAACATACCTCTTTCAAGCAACCACTTGCAGTTGTAAGAGAGCTGGAACTCATCGGAGTCCTCCCCAATACGTAGCATCTCTTTCTTAATGAACTTTTCATAGTTATTGTTGAACTTAGCCACGTCTTTCCAGTCCCATTGGAAATGGTTCTGTTTAGCAGATCGCCCTGTCTGACGTCGTTTATTAAGTTGAATGGCTTTATAGAAATTGTTCTTACTTGTAGTTGGAGTGCCTGTCTTAACAATCGTAGCGTTGTAGTACGCACCCATAGGAGCAATAGACTTAGATACTACGAAGTCATCCGCTTCTTGGCACTCGTCAATGATAATTAGGTGGAACGACTTAGATTCGATCTTAGCTCTTGGGTTAGCTGTCATCATCATAAGAGTAGATCCGGAGTTCTTAAGCTTGATGTTCTTCACAATTCCAGGCATCTTTGTTGCAATATCGTCGATCTCAGGATCTCCAAGAACTTCAATAGCTCTTTCGCTAGTTAGGCGGGATACGGTACGTCCATAAAGAGTTTCTACCTGAGACTGGATAGGTGCAAACATACCTACCCAAATACCATCACCAAACTTACCTAAAAGATCTGGGTACATTCTTGCAAGACGTGGAAGAATAACCATCAACGTAGCAACGGTATTAGCGATTGTTTCTGACTTACCAGACTGACGTGCAGCAAGGGCTGTTACTTCTTCACCGTCATTTATGATTACCGACTCAATAACTCTACGAGCCAAAGGTTCTTGGTATGGGTGGAGCTTATGCCCTACCAACATTTCCATGAACTGCATAATTTTTTCTATCAATGCCTTTACAAACTCTTTAGAGAGTTCATCCAGCTCTTCGACCTCTTCTTCAGGCAGATCTTCAAGGTCATCAAATGTTGGTACATCGAGTTCCTCAAATTGTTCATCTTCAAAGTCTTGCATTAGACTGCCTTCTATTGATTGTTTCTACTATAGTGTAAACGACTTCAGCGTTTAATCTAGCCTCTTCTAAATAGGAAAGGTCTTCTGACTTCTGCCATGCAGCTAAATTGCGTCCAATAGGGTAAAGAGCTTGCTCTACCCACTGGACTAGTTCCGAAGTCGGAAGCGACTCTACTCGCTTCTCAACCCTAGTTTTCTGTCGCTCCTGCTTCTGCTTCTTGCCCAAACCGAACATAATCCCAGTCGACCTCCTCTTTGTCCATAGCCCTGCCACGTATTGCATTTGTTAGGGCTTGACTTTCACTTAAACTCTCGCCCCACTTACCTACTACTAAAGCTAGTCTAGTAAAAGGTAATCGTATAGCTAATCCTACTCCAAAACGGAAAGGCTCTCTAATTTCTTGTGTCTCTGCACGTTCCCACAACACTGGCGGTTTTATTGGGTAAACCAACGGATGCCAGTAGAAGTGACCTACGTCACGAGGATTCGCCATCGTCATCTACCTCACATACGTGATCTGGCACTTCACGTTCACTTATGATTTCTAAACAGACACGGCATTTAAAATATTTAAGTGGCGCAAAATTATTTTGCGCTGTTCCACCTATTGCCGTCTCTCCTCCGCCATTATCTGGTTCATAGTCTACAACAACTTCTGGACGCTGAAACAATTCTGGTGGGAAAGGACCTTTAGCATATGTTGCAGCATCAGGCACAGGATGACCCTGTTTTGTTGCAATACGTTCAATTCTCATTAATCATAGTCCGATTTCTATAACAATTTAATAAAGATATATTATATCGGTTTGCGGGTGGCTGACACCCTGTATTTACTGGTATGGTATTGCTATGGCCAGAGCAATCTGGCCATCAGCACCTCCGTAACAAAAGGGTTGCAGACCGAACTTGGCAGAAAGAGGCCAAGTTGCTTAGTATATGTGACAGATATACGAAGTCAGGACTGGCCTTCTAGCCTAGGAGACCGAGTGCAAAGTTATGAAAGATCGCATGTAGCAATGTTAGTCCTATACGGACTACTACTTATCGGAATACCAAAAGCTCTAGCTGCAGACACACCTGTAGTAGATGGGTCGACAGTAACGGTTCAAGTAGTAAATCCGTTAGACAAGTACCGCGGAGCCACCGAGCTCACTGATACGGAACTTGTTGACTTACTGTCACTAGTTGGCTTTGAGGGTAAATCCTTAAAAACAGCTTGGGCCGTAGTTATGCGGGAATCCAGGGGTAACCCAACATCCCGGAATAATACTCCAGCAACTGGGGATAACTCTTATGGGCTATTCCAGATCAACATGATTGGTGGTCTTGGAGAAGTTCGCAGGGGAAAATTTAATATCGAAAAGAATAGTGATCTATTTGATCCAGTAACCAATGCTCAGGCAGCCTTCTATATGACGGCTCGTGGGACAAATTGGGGTTCTTGGGGATTAGGTCCTGACGCTTACGATGGTTCTCCAGAAGAACCGAGTGTTACCAAATGGTTGGATGACTTTCCATCATAAAGAGAAAGGCCCGGGAAACCGGGCCTTTTTTATTTAGGAGGGTCAATTCTATTCAACGACAGTATTGCTTCTGCATCTGGAGATCCAAACTTATCCTCGTACCCATTCTCTACATAATCGCAAAATGGACATGTAGCATGGCTTAGAGATACATGCTGAAAATCACTTTTATGTAAAGGTGCACCAAGACGTTTATTAAAAGGTCTTAAAATACCTCTGGTTTCATACATAGACAATGCTTCTGGTTTTGGCCACGGTACAGAAGCAAGATTTACATGTTCTTCGTGAAAATCTTTAATTTGTTCGTAAGTCCCTGCTTTTTTAAACTTATCTGCAACCTTATCCATATGACCGATGTATCGTTTAGAAGAATCAGCATAATCCTGTGTATCTTGAGCATCTCGTTCTTCTGCGGACATTTTACGTCTAGCGTTTGACCAATCCTCAAAAGCATCTAAATCAACGTCAGGAATTTGCAACCCGGTTGCTTCATGAAAATCATTATTATTTCTTCCCACTTATTCTTCTCCTAAATGTTTCATCTCACAACTACGAGCTAAATCAGGAACAACGTAGATCTTCCCGCAGAATTCGCAGGTCCACCGCTTAATGCGTTCCTTATCGTCCAAAGCTACTTCTTACCTGCTCTGCGCTTATTCTCCTTAGCAGTGTTCTTCCCGTGCTTTAGAGGGCGCAAATTGCTTGCCTTGTCGTTATCGTGGTTATTGTCTTTATGATCCACGTCTGTGCCTTTAGATAACTTGCCGTGCTTCTTCTCGTACTTAGCTCGGGCAGCGTTTTTAGAGGTAGTGTGCCACTTACCAGACTTATCTTTGTAGTGTTCAACAATGATCTTACGACCACCGTTTTGCTTAGAGCCTTTGTACTCTTTTCCGCCAGCTACTTCTTTTTTCTTAGTTGCCATTACTTCTTAGCTTTCTTAACCGGCTTCTTAACTTTGTCTTTACCGGAACCTTCAGGTACGCAGTTAGGTACTTGCTTACCATCTTTGTTCTTCATACCGACCTGTACATAACCCTTCCAGCATGGATTAGTAGCCATTAGCAATCCCACTTTCGTAGAGCTAGTGCCTTACGAGTTGGCTTACCGTTCTTGTCCTTCATAGGACCTGGCATACCACTCATACGGGCGCAGAAAGATTTACGACGTGCAGCATCTTTAGGAGACTTCTTAGCCTGTGATGATGAAACTGGCGGCTTTAATGTTCCACCGGTTTCACGCTTGTATGAGGCACGACCTTTAGCGTTAAGTCCACCTTCAGGGTTCTTACCTTCTTTACGTTGCCATGCTGCTGTTTTAGCCATTTTTCTTATGCCAATCTCTAGTTGCTTTTACGCCTTGTGCAATAGTTTTAGATCCAGCTTTTTTAGTAAGGTTGATCTTGTCATACTTACCTTTTTTACCGGCATGGTCGACAATAATGTCTCCCTTGTTGTTTTTCTTAATTGTGTGCTTTTGACCTGCGGCCTTTATGGTTTTAGCCATTAGTTAAGGTCCTTTCGATCTTTCCAGGAATCCCGCTCAACTCCGCACTCGTGTGTTAACGCTTTGTAGTCGATAGCATTCTTTTGCTGTATGCCGCCAATTATAGTCTCGTAATGGTCGCAGTCACGGCAATGAAAGCCAAATATGTTTTTACCCCCAGGTCCTTCACCTTCTTTGGTAAAGCGCAGCACGTCATGGTCTGTAGGCTGCTGTCTAGGAGGTTGTGGCTTGCGTTTACGTGGACGTCCCATTAGTTACTAGACTCCCCGCTTGCGCCCCTTCCAGGGGTCCGTAGAGGCACGCTCTTGTCTATCTTAGGTAGATAAGGTAGGCCTGTTAAGTACTCGGCTGCTTCTCTTGCGTATAGGCGTAGAGACTTATGAGCCGGAGCACTTTTAGGCTTCTGGTTAAAACTAGCCTTGCGTCCCATATGTTACTCCGCTAGAGCTGCAGAGTTTGGTGGGCGCTTTAGTGGACGAGACTTTTTGCCTTTAACTCCACCCTTAGTAGAGTTAACAACAACATTTGTTCCTTTTATCTTTTCTCCAGCTTGAAGTCCGCGACGACCTCCGCCACGCTTTGCTAGCTCAACAACACCACTAGATGTAGGTGTTTGAGTTGTAGGGCGAGCTGCAGTAGCTGCTGGAGATCCGACATCAAAGTTGGCAAGAGGAGGGTTCATTCCACGAATTGTGTTAGCACCGACGTTTTCAACATTTTGTTCAGCATCTGTCAATGTACGAATGTCTCCAAGCATAAACTGACGTGTCTTTACCACTCCAGGGACTCTAGGGTTAAAGTCAAGCTCGTCTTGAGTGTAGTCTGGTTTCTTAGCTGGAGCTGGTTGTTCTACAGCACCAATAGTTGGGCGTCCAGATGCTGCTTCTGCACGTAAACGCAAAGTACGTGAATCAGGAAGCCCAGTATTTAAAGTAGCAGCTTCTGATCCACGAAGAACAGTTGGCTTAACCGTAACAGCCCTTCCTGGACCCGGTACACGAAGTCTTTCTGTTACTCCTGGAGAAGTCTCGACATCTCTAAACTCTATCGCTTCCCCAATTATTTTTTCAGGAGTGTTTTCTGGAGTCATCTTTTCAGTCAATCCAGCTGCAGCACGTGTATCAACTCCGGCAGGTAGAGGACCTTCTAGTGTTCTAGTACTATAAACTTCAGGAATAGCACGTTGACGCTCTACGTTACCATAAGCTTCAAAACCAGGAATGATTCCTTGCTTACCACGATATTGTGGTTCAACCCCTGCTACACCTTGGAACTGACGTCCTACAGGTGCAGTAGGGCTTCTAAGAGCAGCGCTAGTTATCGGGCTACGGTTGGTTTTCTTTGAATCCTCAACTTCATCAGCCACTGGCCCTTCAAAAGCTGCCGCAGCATCTTCACGTCGTTGTGGGTCTGGGCTAGCCATGAATACTTCCGCAGATCTTTCGGCAGGAGATGTAAACTGGTTTCCACGACCTGTTTGAACAACGTGAATGCTTCGACCAGTTCCTGGTACACCAGAACGTGGTGCAAGAGGTACAAGATTACCGTTTGCATCCTTAACGTGTGGTAGATCATCATAAGTAACGATGTTGTCATCACCGGCTTTAGGAATATCAACGATGTCACGCTTGTACGTAGTTGTTGCTGGAGCACCACCATTTTGGGTAAATCCAGGCATAGGTACAGCTACTTGTCGTTTTACACCAATACGCTTACCTTCTGCTGCAAGCTGTTCAATTAAACTCTTTGTACGTTCAGCGTGAGCTGGTCTTGTACCGGCACGTGTTCGTCCTTCACGAATAGCATCTGTAATGTGAGTTACATTTGAAGTAAAACCTTGTGGGTCAGAAAGGTTACTGTCAGTAAAACCCTCTGGCGGTGGAGTAAATGACCAAGAACCTGCAGCATTTTTGCTGTGACCAAAACGAATAGATACTGGCATGTAGTCTCCAGCACGTTTTGTAACAGTGTTTGCATAGCGAAGCGCTGGATTGTCTTTAGCCGCACCTGAAATTGCAGGGGTTTCACGAAGAACGGTTGTACCTTCAAACTCATTTTCGCTCTGAAAGCCACCCCAAGGATGATTAAGTTGCTTAACCATATCTGGGTGCATATCAGACACCTTGTATGTTTTAGGTAAGCCGTTTGCATCTTTTTCAGTTGGGTGTTGCCAAGTTTCGTTTTGTGCTGCTTCAGTTGCAGTAATGCTTCCGTCTTCACCTCTTACAAGACCCATACGTGGCAACACATCGTTTTTACGACGTGAACGTACGTTTCTCATTACAGTTTCATGCAACTCATTTAATTTATCCGTTGCAATAGAAGGGCGACCACCAATATGATTCTGAACTTCTTCAGCTGTCATACCTGTGTGGTGGATGATACGAGCCATACGCTGGTGTGGGCCGCCTTGTAAGCCGGTTTCTACAGCTTCAGGGGTAATTTCTTTTCCTTGATCCATGAGCTCTGTTGTCTTAAGACGACGAGCAAGATCCATAACTTCTGGCTTATCTGTGTATGGGCGTTGACCGGCTCCCCAGTCTTCTACCTCACCACCAAATACAGCTTCTGCTGCAGAACGACGCTCAACATCCATACCTGCAGATGCAGCGCTTTCTGCACGGGCAGCGGTTCTACGAGCTGCACGAGCTTCTTGTTCGGAAGTAAGTCCGGCATTTTCACGACCACTACCAGCAATATCTCTAAAATCAACAACACCTGTGCCACGACGTGCTGTACGTCCTGAAGCTCTACGAACTGCTTCTGCATCAGTTACTTCATCAAAACCTTCTCCAACATTACTTGGAAGGTCTACACGTGTCATACCTGCAACACGTTCTTGTTCTGCAGCTGCACGACGCTCTTGAATACCCTTAACAACATCAAGAGGTGTACGTGGTTGGAGATTTTCTCCTGATTCAACCAAAGCTTGACGACGTTCGTCTTCACGAATAGCTGCAGCTTGTAATGCGTCATCTGCAACATCTGCTGCATCTAGTGTTGGGACAGGGCGTTCTCCACGAGCAATAGGACGATCAGCGTAACCAAGCTTTACATCATCATCTAGTTTCGGAAGTGAAGTTGGTGGGGTAACAGAAGCGGTAGCTGCAGGAGTAGTGTCTGCTGGTCTATTCTCTTGAATAGCAGCGGCAATAGTATTTGCTTTTTCTACTTTACTTTGTAAGTCAGCATCAGCCTTTGCTTTATCTGCCTTGCTTGCAGCACGCTTTGAAGCACGTTCTGCTTTACGAGGATCAACAATTCCTTTTTTACGGTTCTTATCTTTAGCCATTGATTAACCTCGGTGCCATGGTGGAGTTGCGGAAGGTGGAGTTACTTTAGGTGGTGTAACGTTTGTTTCACCATCATTATCATTTTTCTTTGTTGCACCTTCACCAACAGGTGCATTTTGTTCACGAGACTTAATTTCTGCTTTAGTTTGAGCAGCTTGTGCAGCAGAACGGGATGACCAAGTCATTGAACCTGGATTTTCTGGCATTCCATAATCAGCCATACCTGGATACACGAAATCTGTAGCCTTAACTTTTCCAGATACAACATCAGGATGATCTGCGCCATACTGCTTGTACACAGTGTCATGTACGTTTATGGCGTGCTCTAAAGAACCTTGGCTTTTAATTCGATCTTGAATGATGTTTCCGGCAGCTTTAGCAGCAGCTTCTCCAATTTTACGCTTGCCCATCTCTTCAGTAAGTTTTTCTTGCTGTGCACCAAACATCCGAAGGTTGAGCTCTGCCATAGGAGCAGCACGTAGCATTCCAAAAATCTTACCGCCCCATCTACCGCGGGATCCTCCGGTAGGTTGGACTATATTGTTGCCCTTAAAATTGTTAATCATCAAGACCCCGATCTAGTTTGTAGTACTAAGAAGTTTAGCAATTCCGCCCTTGTCTGTAAGGGCTTCAGCGTTTTTATTGTAATGATGGAGGCAAAACCATAGATTTCCAAAGGGGAGATCTACCTTTACCATCGCCCTGGCAGAGCAAGAATCACATTGTTCCCTCTGCCCCGATTCCACCAACAGCTCCGACATTTCCTCCGGTGCTAGTACTTGCTTGTCCATCGGTTTCCCCATTTCCATAGCCTTGTCGATCGTAGCCCCCATAGCCGCCGAATCCGATTCCATAGTATAACGAATACCATGGCACCCCATAAATTTGCTGGCCGCCGCCAAGACGTCCCACGGTGTTCGTGTTATGTCCATGCATTGTCAACCCTTGTCGGTTCTTCTTGGTTTTGGCCATAGGGCAATACTCTCATGAAATGCCAAAGGCCGGGGTGTTTAATCCCGGCCTTTGCGCTATTAAGTTGTAAGGCTGATTTATGAAGCTGCAGCCCAAGGTGTGATTGTGATTGTTGCTGTTGATGCCACTGAAGCTGCACCAGCTGCTGTTGACTGTGCCTTGATTGTTCCAGCAACTGCCACAACTGAACCTGTAATGCTTGTAAGAGCCAATACTGTGGTTGCTGTGGTTGTAACTGTGAATGTGTTGTCTGTGAGCTTGGTGATGGTGTATGTGCCGTTAACAGAAGCGTCAACACCAGAAATTGTGACCTTGTTACCGGTAACAAATCCGTGTGATGAATCTGTAATGGTTGTAACGCCTGAGCCTGCTGTACGTGAAGCTGCTGTTACAACGCCTGCAGCGTTTGTAGCCGCTGTAGCTGTAGTAATGTTAGCTGCTTCGTAACCAGCATCCTTGAGTGTGTCAAGAGCTACTGCTGTTGTCTCGCCGAGTACGTTAGGTACTACGATGTAAGGAATTCCAGCGCCATCAGCTGCTGAACGAGCTGTTGTCTTTTCTACCTTGCCGTACCACTGTCCGGTAATTTCACCAGCGCTAGCTGCGTTAGTTACTGTGAACTTAAGTGGGTTTGCTGTAGCAACAGTTGCTGCTGAAAGATTGTAAGCAGAAGCTGTTAGGCCTGTGATGTTTACAACGTCGCCAGCTGAAAGTTTATTCTGTGATGTGTATGTAACAGTTGTTCCGTTACCTGAAGCTGCTGTAACCATGTAGTTACCTGCTGCTTCTACATATGAAGGAAAGTTAGCCCACTCAGCTTCAATATCTGAGTGATTTCCAAGTGATGCGTTTAGGCGAGCACTTGCGATAGTAGACTTAGTTGTCCACTGTCCGTTCTGTGCAGCACCGTATGTTGTTGTAGCTGTTGGAGTTCCATCAGCACGCTCATCATTTGGTTGTGCAGGAAGATTTCCCCAGACGAAGTCTGTCTGTAGGTTTCCTGCTGAGTCGGTAAGGTTACCGTTGTTATTTGTTGTTGCGGCAGTATTTCCAATTGTGATGGATTCTGCTCCTGTACCGCTTGGCGACCCAACGGCCGCGGGTAGGTTGTAGCTTGACATTAAATTTTCCTCACTTGATCAATGTGATTGTTCGGTCGAACTCGCCTATGATGACAGAAATCAGGCCTCTTGTATGTATGTATAGATCTTTCCACCTGAATAGATGTCATGCTTGCAAGCGATCTCAATTGCCTTGCGGAGAATCTTTTCGGCGGCCTCGGGTGTATCTACTTTGGCGTAGTTAAGGGCTTCGAGAGCTCCTAGTGCTACATCACCCCCACTACCTGCGTAGTAGATGTTGCGGGCTTCTCGGTCCCAAGAGTAGTCATTAAAGATCGGGTAGATAGTTCCTCTAACAGAAACGATAAGGTTAGAGTCTTGCCATGCTGCATCGCCATCATCTTTAGCATCATAGCCGGCATCTTGAAAAGCTTTACGCATTGATGGGATAAAGCGTTTAGTCATAAATATATCTAAATCTTCAGTTGCACGAGGTTTTGGAGGTTTCCAACCAAATTGCGTAATGTTTCCACCACGGGAAGCGCCAGAGACTGCAATTAGTACTCCGTTATTATTAATGACCTTAGATGTTGCAAGTTCCATATAACGGCCATCTTCATCGGATGCACGAGAGTCGCAACCAATTACAGACCAACCATCTCCTTGAATTGCAACAAGCGTCGTCATTTAAAACCCTTCAGAATTTCGGAGGCCCGGTTTGGTGTAATACACCTAGGGTATCAGATTATCGACCTTCTGATTGACCCATACGCATCTGGTCGACGGGCTTTCTTGGTAGAGCTCCTGCACCTTCTCCAGTGATATCTGTCCAAGCTTGATCATCTATACCTGAATACTTCAAGAATTTACCTGTGGAGTCTGAGTATTTCAAATTCTCCCATACTTCCTCTGGGATAGGGTCATTGTACATAACCCAGGTCTTATCACGGAAAACTACTACTAAGGTCTCTGTGTCCTTGTTATAGCCCAATACGAGGGCTCTAGGGAAGCTGCTATCGGTCGTAGGGGCTTCTACAGTCTCATACCCTGGTCCGAATGGAGAGTAACCAGATGCATCATTGAGCACGTTCTGACTACGCAGCCTGTCCATTGAGGCTCTGATTTCCCGTGACAGTCCACTTGTGTAATATCGTTTTCCCATGCTTTGTATTCTACACCCCCCGGCTACTGCCTAGAACTGTCAAAGCCTTGGAGTTATTTAGCTACTCTCATTTTAGATATCTAGCTCCCCGACTTTTTTCTTTATGATCATAGTTCCCCCGACTTTTTGCCCCACAGCTTGTCAAGTATGATCTTTCTCACATTTTGGTCATCACCTTTTGGCTACTGCCTAGCTTTCTGGATCGTAGCAGTCACTCTCAGCTGCTGGAGACTGGGGACAGGGGCGACTTAAGGGTGGGGGGTGGCAAACCGATTTACAAGGGGTATGGAACTCAAGCGAGCCAAGTGGGGCAACGACAGGATTACTCTGTCTATGCCCGTGATAGGTAACCTTCCTGCGTAGGGTGGGCAGGGTGCGACCGCAAGTTAGCCCTGCCTACCTACTAGCCCTTGTAAGTCCATAGACCTTCTATGGCGTGGGGTGAAGAAAGGTAACAAATGTCCAATGCGACATTGTCTCTTATAGAGACAGCCCGCCTGCTCGTATCAGGCGATAAGGAAGCATCACTAGAGACTATTGCTCTAGCGTATCAAGCAGGTTCTACCCCGCTTGAACTATTCACAACCGACAAGCCAACCGCTACTATGCGTGGCAAGGCTTGGGGTGCTTACATTGTCTATAAGTATCCAGACATCAAAGTCTCCCACATTGTGAAGCACCAAGCCGCTATCGGCAAGAAGTCCGAACTATTGGACTTCACACTCTCATCTGATGCTATGTCTGCTGCGCTCACCGACCTTACCGACTTGGTAAAGCAAGAGCGTAAAGAAGCAGAGGCTCAAGCCATCATCTCAGGTCAAGCCCTGACTGATGACCTTGATGCTCTAATCACCTTGCTAACCAAGGTGAACGACAACCCAATCTATCCGACTATCCAGAACACCTTGCAGTTTAAGGTTGCTTTGGACAAGATGACCGCATTGCGGGGGTCATTTGGTCATACTTCGGTAGAAGTCAAGCAGGAAGAGCCTTCACTAGTCTAATCACTAGATGGAAGTAAGCAGGGGGTGGGCTATGTCCTGCCCCCTGCCTCTTTCTATGCTCATACACTATGTATGGTCATAGATGGAGAGTTCCGACCAATCGGACGACAACTATCTGTAACGATAGACTCCATACGCATAGGTTACAACTATCACTAACACTTGTGTCTTCTGTCTAGAAGAGCCCTCAGCCGACCCCTTTTATTGTCGGTTGGGGGCTCTTCACATCAGGCTACTGCTATTTAGCGCCCAAGACAGACCATCAGTAACACCAGGTCTGAGCAGGGCTGCTCTATCTATTATCAGGTAATTGGCTTAGTCCAGCCAGCAGAGGCTATGTCTTGTAGTTATGAGATGCCTTACTGCAAAGAGGACTTCTATCAGGTAGTTGTAGATGGAAGACATAGAACTAGGCAGTATGTTGAGGCTCGCAAGGTATTCATTTACCTAAGTAGCGTGTAGGCATACTATCTACTCTCTGTGTCTTCTCTCTATGACTATTAGATAGTCAGTTCCCCGCCTTTTTTTCGCGTAGATGGTGATGGATACACAGGACTATGTCGTACTGGCCCGTCGGTCTATGAGGTCTTTTCCCTGTGTATCTCTCACTCTCTATGTTGAGAGTAGTTTAGGAGCAGTAAATGTTTGATGAAGATGAGTGCTGCACTCCCCTACAAGAAGCAGCCACAGTTATAGCCAAGCATCTGAGTGAGTTCTATAACGACCGCTCTCATAAAGATGAGATACCTACTTGCATAGTGTGTATGTCTTTCTTTATGGGAACACAGAACGCAGATAGTTTGGCGTAATACACCAAATCTTCCCCGCGAAGTCTTGAGATGGACAGAGGGCACACTGAATAGGCTTTTGATTATCACCGAGAACGAGGAATCTATGTGGGTGTAACTATTATCATAGAGGGGGCGTGAAGAAGCGAAGTAGTACGGACTTGGGTGCTGAGGTATCCAGGGGGCGATAGTTACCTGCCCAAGTAGGAGTGGTGTATGTAGTAAGAGACGCGACCGAGACTGCATACGGAGTGAAGCAACGCAAAAGAACTATGGCTGTGAGTCTCACGATAATACCTTTAGTAATTCAGTGTGCCGTCTGTTCATCTTAAGATGATTAGTTTTTCTGACGGGATAGGGGAAAGCCCCTCGCCAATAGTCCCTCGCTATTGGTGAGGGGCACTTTTTTTGTCCCATTTTTATCGAAAGGAACAATTATGGTCACAGTTATTCGTTGTGGCACCGTCCTCCAAGGTGATGGCGGTGCTTCTACTGGTGCTGAGGTCTTGCAGTTCAAGCCCTCAATCAATGACGAGAATTGCACGATTATCTTGTGCAAAGCACCAAACAGTCCCCACCACCCCTTTGTTGTATGGACATACAACGAAATCACAGGCAAGTGCGGAACGGGAGATTACTTTGAGACAGTCACCGAGGCTGCTCAACGCTTTGACGAAAGGAAATGGTAATGAACTCGTTACACATAAAGATCGACATAGCCAACACCATTGGAGAGAAACAATGGGTTGAACTACACAACAAACTAGAGGCAGAGATTCACCGCTTCTTGTTTTCATTAGTAACACAGAACAAAGTAATACCCACCCGAAAGGAAATCAATGCCATCGAACAAGTACATAGTCAGGGATTACAGTCACAAACCGAAATGTGCCACAACTGAGTGCATCAAGTATGTGTACAAAAACTATGCCTATTGTTATGCGTGTAATTACATACAAGAGGGTATGGAATTATCTCCCGAAGAACAGCAAGAACTAACTGAGTCTTTAAATAGAATCAGTTGTAACAGTGATAAGTACATTGATTACTTAATGAGACAAGCCCCCGGTGTCTCAGAAAAGCCTGAGGTTAGGCTAGAGAAAGCCATCAATTACAACAGCCCGTTGATTGATGAAGAAGAATAATTCCTCGAGAAGGGGATACACAGTAACGACCAAGGTAATCCCACAATGGATAACAGCCGGCCCTCTGCGCTCTAAGCGCAACGGCTTAGGTGTAGACGCTTTCTACTTAAATGTTACTCACGCCTATGGGTGGGAAAGTGCTGTGGTTGGTCTGACGAGACCTGAGGTAAAACACGACCCGTAAGCATCGGGACATACCTGCTTCCTCACCTGAGCAAGTGAAGGCTAAACTGCTCACCTATTCAAGATTGGAGGTTTGAAATGGCTACAGTCAGTGACATCGTAAAAGTTACTATCAAAGAATTAAATTTCAGCAAGGTTGAACCAGTAACTGCTGCAGATTGGCAGATTGTTAATAACTATCTGTTAGAACGCTGCAAGTAATACTCCCGACTAAGAGTTGTTAGTTCGCCTGTGTAGATTTCATCGTCTATACAGGCACGTGGGCAGAGACATAATGAGTGGCCAAGAGCCGAGAAGGATCATTAGTATGAAGTGCCTTATCTGTTGTAGGTTAGTCGGGTATCCCGTGGGGAAACTACTCCCGACTTAGCAACCACTCAAAACACTAGAGACTAAATGCGTTTGCTGTTGACAGCGTTGCCTCGGGGTAACCCACGCAACGCCGAGGCTAGAGTCAGGATACCGTTGACAGTGGCGTCTCTGCCCACACCCTACAAGAGAAAGAAAACAAATGGCTGGAGTAAAAGTATCAAAAGAGACAGCTATGACCATAGAGGAACTCAAGAAGCAATTGTTTCTTGCTATTGAAGTCCTCAATGGTTTTACAGAAAACGAAGCAGAAAAGAACTGGGAGTGTGAAAATGGCAAATGCAAATGCCAGTAAGTTATCTCACGTCTACAACCCGTGGGGACCAACCATCATCGACCACGGCGATGGGATGATTGAACAAGTCATTGATGATAAGACAATGTGGCACCCATATTGTGATCCGGAGAACCCACTCACCAACGCTGAGTATCAAGCAGTGTGGGATGAGGATGCTCTCTTATGTTTCCAATGTAAACGCTTCTTGGATTCAGAAGAAAATATGGTAAAAGAACTTACACGTGAGCGGGAGTAACTAGGTTACGAAAACTCACCTCGTAGGCTGCTAGCCGTCAGACAATACGGCAGCCGGTGTGGATGTCATAGTCCACGCCGGCACGCAGGTCGCCAACACAAACATCGCGGCGCCGGCAGAAGGGACAATATGCTAAAACGCAAACTAGTGAGCAAAATAGAGCGCATGATGGTAGAGCAAGAGCTCGAAATTCATGACCTCGACTCACAACATAGTAGGGCGTATCACACGGGCATCATCGATGGCCTAGGTATGGCTCTCTTTGCGCTATCCCCAAAACGTGCTCGTCGTAATCCAATCAGTATCGTATGGTTTGATGAAGATTATGATGAACCACGTCAACTAGAACAACATCGTGAGACTGTATTTGATGCGGTCAATGAATCGTTGTTTTCAACAGCGGAGGCAAAGTAAATGCAACACCGTTATGTAAAAGACTATGCAACAGCAGTTGCATGGCTCAAAGGTGGTCGTAAAAAACACGATCGCCCCCTCTATTCCCGAGGACTTCGTCTTCAATATAGAACAGGGAATAGAATCGCAGTCGTAGACAGGTGGTCAGGTACAGACATTTTGTATTACCACCCTGATGACACTATGACTATACAAGCCCCAACAGTTACGACTGCTTGGGGTAGCCAATACAGCCTACTTAGATCTCAATCAGTTCGACTAGTTCTGTCTGAGTATGCTGGGTTTCAAAACCTCTATGTAAAAAATGGTAGGGCTCACATACTGGAGTATGGACACAACAACACTCCCCCCAAGATTCAAAAGTGTCGTTCGTGTAGTGGGTTAGGTAAACAAAAGGCTTGGTGCACACCAGTTACCTGTTGGAATGACCCGTGCAAGTATCCTGACAGACCAGTGCTCAACGCTAACAAGTACCGTAATTGGCACGAACATTCGTGCGAGCACGGTAACCACAAGATGCATAAAATCTATACTGAAAATGATTGCTATCGCTGTGGAGGCGCTGGCAAAGCCGATTACGGCTCAAAGCCTATTGCAATGATGTGGGACGGTTCTCCGTTGCGTATCAAGCACGGGCAAATTATAAACAATCAACCAACTGAACTAGAGAAAGCGATAGCAGCCTATGTCAAGACAGGTTAATTACACAGGTGAGTTTGTACAAACCATCTATGTTTCAAACCACGACCCAGAGTTATCTGCGATGGCAATTCTTTCTGATAAGCAAATACCAGAAAGTTTTGTCCAGTTGTCAGAGAAAAGCAAGTCATACAAAGAGTGTGTACTAGCACACCTTCTATTAAAAGTAACTAATCACGATGAGTTATTAGATACTATGTGTTCTTTCATGCGTTCTGCTCCTGAGGGTGGAACAACTGCTAAAGTTATGACTGAATACGCCGCATCAATTGCGTTTGCGCTTGAGCACAAGGACCTAGCAATTGACATCATCACACGAAACCAACCATCTGAGGTTGGCCCACACATCTGGTCCTTAGTTAGTGCAATCAAGAAAGGTATGCCAGGAGTTATGTATCAGTCATTGCTGACATCTAACTTACATCTAGCATCTACCGAGTGGGATCAAAGCAGAGCTGTAGTGATTAACTCACTATAACAAACGCCCCAGTCACATCACGTCTGCACTGGTATGAATCCAAACTATAAGTAGACAACATCGCTCACCTTTAAGGGAGTATGTCTGTTTACTTTCCCGGGTGATTACCCCTTCGTTGATGGGTGTGACTGGGGCATCAAGTTTCTTGTACGGTGAGAAACATCACCCTAAATACTTGATCCGACCCAAGCCGGAACGCAAAACAGTAGCCCGTTGAGCAGATGCCCGAACGTGACTTAGTTAGTCCGCCTGAGCGCTGCCGCGAGTAGTTACTTGAGCAAGCCCGTAGTCGCTAAGGTTCCAGCCTCTTTAGGCTTCGTGTGTAAACCATACAAGATGCCCCCGGGGTATGCCTTATAGGTATAACCCCGGGGGATTTATAAATTACGAGGGCAATAGATTTCCCAACAAATCGTTGGGAAACTATCGGCGTGTCCCATTGACTAGCCGATAGTGCTATCACTACGATAGCAAACGAATCCACATACCGAGAAGGGGTAGGAAATGGATATCGCTATATTCACAGAGTCGTACGAACCAATTATGGGTGCTAAGCGCCGTCAGGTTCTAATCACACCACACGGTGACAACGTACGAATCTATTCACGCAACACTGACGGGACCAAAGGTCCACACAATAAGTGGGACGAAATTGATCTCGACAGTCTCGTGGGACAGATCGGTGCAGGTGAGTGTCTTACACGCACACCAGTCGGCGTATATGTTACGTCAGCAGATGAGCGTGCTATGACAGACAAGGGTTACTCTCCTGTCCTTGGTACCAAAGCGTGCCAGGCTCACACCAAAGCAACCGTATCAACAGACCCAGTGCTTGACATCATCTATGAAATCTATAGCCGAGTCGAACAGCGTGACGCCACGCTTGAAGACTACGTTATCGATGGACGTCGTCAGCCAGGTTCTGTAGTGCCGGTTGTAACTGCTCCAACACAAACAATCGCACAGCCAGCACCACAACTTAACCAGGCTGCATTGGATAAGTTTGAAATCCAACTACCAGCAGCTCCGGTGTATGCAGCGCTAGCGTCAGTGCCACGTAAAGAACTTGCTGAAAAGTATGTTCATCGTCAGATTTGGAGTCGTGATGACTTCGAGATCTTTGACTATGCTCGTAGTAACAGCATTAACGTTCTTATCTATGGCCCTACCGGTCCCGGCAAGACAACCTCTGTCGAAGCCTGGGCTGCTGAGCGTCAGCTCAAGTTAGCAACCGTATCTGGTAACGCAACTATGGAACCTAGCCAAATGTTTGGCAAGATGACAATGGTTGACGGCTCCTGGGTATGGATTGATGGTCCTGTAACTGATGTAGTTCGTAATGGCGGGGTTCTTCTCCTTGACGAAGTTAACTTCATCAACCCTAAGATCTACACAGTTCTGTATTCATTGATGGACGGTCGTCGTAGCATCACGCTCCTCGATCATCTTGGCGAGACTATTCAGGCTCACAAAGACCTGACTGTATACGCAACTATGAATCCAGACTACATCGGTACAACACCACTCAACTTTGCGTTCCGCAACCGTTTCGACATCCAAATCCCTTGGGACTACGATGACAAGGTTGAGAACAAGTTGGTTGATTCCAAGTCATTGTTGGCATTGGCTCGTCAGCTTCGCGTTGAAGCTGCTAAGGGTCAGTATGAGACACCAATCTCAACCAACATGCTCATGGAGTTCCATCAGTTCGTTGATGCATTGGGCTATGAGTTCGCAGTTGAGAACTTCATCGCTCACTTCTCTGCTGATGAGGCTGCATCTGTGCGCCTTGTCTTCCAGACATTCGAACACAACATCAAGTCTGACTTTGGTATCGAGATTCCAATTGTTGTAGAACAACAACCAGAATCTAAATCACCAGACGAGAAACTTGCAGAGTGGGCGGGTCAATTCGCTCCTGTTAATGTCTAAGAAAGGACATCATGTTCCAAGACGAGTTCAATGATGGCTTTTATGGTGCCGCCAGAGAAGAAGAGGAACAAGAGCGTGCCTTGCGACTTAACACACTATGTCGTGTGTATGAGCAAGCCGATCGAGTTCTGTCTGGCGACCCTGTAACAGTCAATGTCGTGACGTCTGGTCCAGCTCCGGCTTGGTCAGACGGTGCGTCAATCACATTCAATGCAGAACATATCACTGATATGGATCTGGAAACATTGACACAAGTAACTGGTCTTAATTACCACGAGCTTTGTCATCACCTGTATACACCCCGCAAGGGAACAGAGATGATGAAGTGGGTAATGGAGAACAACTACATTGAGAGTATGAATATACTCGAGGACCAACGCATCGAGACTTTGTTTACCGCAAGGTTTCCATCTGTTATCCCATTCCTTACAGCAACCTGTGCTAGGTGGCTGGCAGAGAGTGAAGATGAAGTTGCAGGCAATTACATTGCCATTCGTGGTCGCAGGTATCTGCCTGTAGAGATTAGAGAAGCATTCAGAGATGCTTTTGCTTTCCCTAATCTAATTCCAGTTATCGCAAGAGTTGTTGATGAGTATCGCTTGCTTACGTTCCCCAAGGACTACAAACGAGCACAAGAACTAATCAAAGAACTCAATGACCTAGTGCTCAAGCCAACAGGCATACTCGATGATATGCATAGAAATCCTAACTCACCTCACGGTGGTCCAAATGGATGCGGTCATCGTGCCCCTGTGGCTAAAGGCAGACCAGAACCTGGTAAGGCTCAGGAGAAAGACTCTCAACGTGCTCGAGGTATGGGCACACCAGAAAGTCCATACACTCCTAGCAAACCAAAACAAACACCAGAACCAGGTGCGGGAACTATTGATCCTAAAGACATTGTAGATAGCAAACACAATAACAATGGGCAAGGCAGTAGTCCTGTACGCACTATGACACAACAGCAAGCATTGGATGTGCGTGACTCTCGTGTAGATTCACACACCCCACAGCCTGCTGGTTCTGGACACAATCCAAGCGTAGGTGGCGTTCCTAAAGATGTAATCAAAGGAATGTTATCCGACGCTATTGACGATGTACTTGCACGTAAAGATGTACAGCAAGACATCAAGACTAAGCAACGTGTAATCGTTGGTGGTGATGGTAAGCACGACGATGCTACAAAGCGTGGCAAGTTTGACTTAACCGCAGCACCAGCAGAAGCAATCGTTGCTTATCGTCGTTTCGCACGAGAGCTACAACGCTTGCGTGATGACTCTGAACCTCATTGGGTCAAAGAAACTCCTACTGGTAAATTCAATGTCAATCGAGTTATGAAAGGCTGTGAACCTGACGAAGCATTCGACCGTTGGGATGAAGGCGATGATGGCTGTGACATTGAGGCTGTAATCCTTGTCGATCGTTCAGGCTCTATGTCTAGCGGTCGCAATGACCAAAAAGCATCGGTGGCCTGTTGGACTATCAAGCGTGCTCTTGAGCACATTGAGGCTCCAGTGACTGTCTATGCATTTGATGACCAGAACGAGGTTGCTTACACTCGAGACGAAAAAGCCAATCGCACACAATACAAGTTCATCTACGGCAACGGTGGTACTCATCCGTATCCAGCGTTGATTGCAGCTGAACAGTTACTCATGGCCTCACGTAAAAAGAACAAGATGTTGTTCTTAATTACTGACGGTGAGTTTAACTCCGAAAAGAACGACCAGTTGATTACCCGCATCGCATCCCGCGGTGTTCTAACAGCCATGACGCTTATCATGAGTGACAAGGGTTACAATCAACTCATCACTGACTACAACAGAACGCCAGACGAGTTCCGTCATGGTGCCGAGATCTTTGGCCGTGTTAATAGCGCTGAGGATCTTCTTCCATTCGCTAAATCTATTGTTACTGGGGCAATCAAAAAGCGCTCCCGTATGCGGTAGCCCAACACAAACAAAAGGAGGTCAACCATGTACGTAGTATTTGACGGTGTCACTGAGACACTAATTGGACCATTCAATGACTATGAAGATGCACAGATGTTCATTCTGCACGCTTCTGACTTAATCATCGATGGCAATGTGTCAGAACTAACCATCGAGCCTATCTCTGAACCACAGGAATGGGCGTTAGATAACTCATTGGAACCACAATATGTACAGCAATAAACGTGAGCTGTATACCGACGTTAATCAACTTAAACTTCAAGAAGATGAGCGTTATGAAGAATACAAAAGAGCAGTAGTCCGCTTGTTCATCAAGAAAGGGCAAGCGGATTTACTTCCTATGTTAGGACTAAGTGAAGACGATGGTCAACACCTTCCTGCCGTTTCCTGACTACCGCAAGGTAGCCAGAACACTAGATACAAAACGCTTAGGTAAGCAACGAGTAGAAGGTTTACAGATACTCAAAGCTAACTTAGGTATGACCAAAGGATGGGTAAACCATCCTGCCGCAGTCATGTGGAGAGGACATGAAGGCTTATTGTCTATCTATATTCTCTCTATGTGTAATCGATGGGTGTCACTAGGATACAAAGACTCTGTAGCTGATCAAGTTATTGAGTTAATGGATCACATACCCGCCGATTCTTATACCAATCCGTGGTGGATGGGTAATGAAGAGTTCCATACAAGTCATCAGTCCAATCTTCAACGCAAGATGCCTATGCATTATTGCTTTGATGTAGATGATGACATACCATACAAATGGCCAATGCCAGATGGAACCTTAAGGGTAACAGTTAAAAAAGAACCTAAAAAGAAAAGGAGCAAAAATGCCAGCAATAAGTAACACAGAAGAGTTAGTAACTTCTGTGCCTTTCTTAGTTGGGTATGAACCAAAAGAATCTATTGTTGTCATCGCGTTTAAAGATGACAAAGTAGAATCTGCAATGCGTGTGGATTATCCTGAAGAAAGTAATTTTGATGGATACATGCGTATTGCAAAGATGATTATGGCACAGGGAGTTCAAGATGTTGCCATAGTTAGTTACCTACCAGACCATATAGAAAACCCTGAGTCTGTTGTAGATCTACAGATTACGTTTAGCCATTATAAAATCAACGTTGTAGATTCTATAGTTGTATTCACCGGTAGATATGTGTCGCTGTTTGAAGAAGGTAGTCCTCCTAATGGATACCCAATGCCTGACATCAAAGAATCTAAACTTGCGCTTGAGACAGTATTGGAGGGCACACCTTTGCCGTTCAATAGTCTTGACTCTCTAAGAGCATCTTTAACTATCTATGATGAGATTCCAGAACTATTACAACATATCTCAAATGTCGCTGTAGTAGAGGATGACGAAGGTCGTAGGCTTGGAGCCAAAACCTTTGACAAACTATTATCAGAGTTCTCTAAGGGTGGTAAATCTTTAGACTACAAAGAGGTAGCGGTATTACTCGTGTCTCTCAAAGATGTAACAGTTCGTGATTATCTATTAGGAAGCATTACCGAAGAAAATATAGATGACATCGAAAGTCTTTGGCGTTGGCTATTGTTAGTAGCGCCTGAAGGATACAGAGCATCTATTGCATGCTTGAATGCGGCACTTGCGTATGAACGAGGTGGCGGTGCTCAAGCCCATGTCTTCCTTGACATTGCCTTCAAAGAGGACAATGATTACTCACTAGCAGTACTCTTGAAGAGAGCTCTCAGCGCAGGCTGGCCTCCTGAGAGTTTTGCCACAATGCGTAAAGAGTTGCATCCAAAAGTGTATGCAGCTTTATTTGAATCAACAAAGTAAAGAGAAGGAATACAAATGCCAAATTGGTGTACTAACACACTCGTGATCCAAGGTGATCCCGAAGAAATGGAACAACTAGTTCGTATAGTGGAAGGGGACTCACACCCTTTTTCACTTAATAGTGTAATCAAGATGCCACAGGAACTCAAAGATCAAAGCTCACCTGTACGTGATGAGGTTGTAGGTAAATCAAACCTAGAAAAGTATGGTGCTAAAGATTGGTACGACTGGGCAATAACTAACTGGGATACTAAATGGGATGTAGATGCTCGGATTGTTTCCGATATAACAAGCCCAATGCTTCCGGGATTACGAACGATAACATACGAGTTTGACTCAGCATGGAATCCACCGCTTAAGGTGTACGACGTGTTAGCTGCTCGCTTCCCCAACACAAACATCTACACCTGCTGGGACGAACCTGGCTGTGACTTTAGTGGCTACCGTATGTATCGAAACGGTGAGCTTGTAAAACAAGTAGATGAAGAGCCGTCATACTCTAATAGACAACTCAACTACAACCCAACTGAAGAAATCTTCGATTACTTTCCTAGTGAAGGAGAGGTAGAGAAGCTACGCAAACAAGCAGAGGAAAGGAGAATGGCTGATCTCAATGTAAAAACAGCATTACTCAACATGCAAAACCTAATCAACAACTTATAGAGAGGGAAGTATGGACAACATGCATTACCGTCTCACCCTTCAGTTTGATATATCCATTGCAAAGTGGCGTATTGATGACCCCAGGGTTGCGGAGAACGCGGAGTGGTCTTTATCTGTGTATGACCGTAACAAAGGTGAATGGGTAAATATCAGGGACTTGAACAGACCAGGAGAGTTTGCTCATATATCTCGCATCTCGCTTATGAATGATGAGACCCCCGGTCGCACTCCGGAGGACCCCACCGACGATGTGAGCTCGTAGTCTAAGGAGCTTACATCTATAGTATAGGCGAACAAACTATGATCAAAAACTGAACGATAAGATAGGAGGAGACTATGCAGATGGCATCAGTCAAAGTAAGAGATAAACATATAAAAAAGCTAGTATCAGCATTAGAGTCTGCTGGGCTAGAAGTATCTGTAACCAAGGGTAAGCAGCACATACGTGTGCGTAATCCCGAGACCGGCAAGGTGGTATTCTTTGGGGGCAATTCCCTCGGGGATTGGAGAGCGGCTAAAAATATTATCCGTGACCTCAAGATTGTCGGGTTTGATTCAACCGGTATAAAGTTAGGATAAACTAAGCACATGGCTAAAAAAATCAATAAAACTATTAAAGTAGCTTTGCGTAAGAACATCAATAAAGGTGGCGCATGGCTATGCGAAGTAATCGTCAATAATGAAGCAGGCGATACTGAAGTTGCAAATATTACAGCGTGGGCAAATGCCTCTGCTGCAAAGCGTCACATCAAGGCGACCGTTATTGAACTTACCCCTCGTAAGAGCATCAAGCTGACACCGGGTAACTTTGATGATAAAGAGAAGCCAACATTCTTTAGTGGCGCTATGACCTATAAGGTAGATGCATAATGGACTATGAAACTGTACTTCCTATCATTAGCAGACCAGAAAAAACTGTTAATGATGTTATGAAAGAAATCCAAGAAAGTAATGAACCCTGTGGCTGTGGACATTGCAGCTGTGGAGGCAATGTTTAGACCGCATAGTGCTATACAAGCAAATGGCCCCCGTTCCTCAATTTGAGGCGGGGGCCAAATGTTTGTGTTGGGCGATTTTAGGCCTCGTTTTCGAAGTCCTCTAGCAATAAATCTTCCAACTCATCAATATCTTCCTCATCGAAATCCAAGTCTTCGAATTCTTCATCGTCGAACTCTTCATCGAATAGGTCTGGATCGAGGTCTTCCATGGTATCTCCTGTACTAGTAGTGATTAAATGCTACACCATTAACTATTATCTTTGATCAACTTAACCTCGCAGGCATCGGTAGTGCAGTAAGACTCACCGATCGCATCCGCCGCCATTCCGGCATACACCCCACTGAAATCAATAGGGAATAAGGTCATAGTTGCCTGCTCATACTCTTCTTCTGTAATCTGAGTGTACGGCATCTGTGGATATACAGTGTTACCTGATGGTAAGAATGAGACTGTCTTCAGCTGGCCGTCGTACATGTGTAGGACCGTACCAATGTGCTTAGCCTCTGTCTCTGGATCAAAGCTTATAGTTACTGAAACAGAGTTGTCTGACCAATACCGCTGTGCTGTAGCTGCGAGCGCCATCTTCTCGTAGATAGTTACATCCTTTTCAGAACGCACCGCTCCGGACTTTACCGGGAAGAACACGACTGACGTTGTGTCTGGAGATTCACTCGCAGGCTCAACTCGGTACATTGCCATCTTAAATAGAGGAAGCATAGGGTCACTATTAGCAAAGCGAATTGCTCTAAGGAAATACTTACCTCCAACAGGCCAATGCACTCCAGGTGATTCACCGGCTAGAATTGAAACAGTTCCAGAAGGCTTGACGGTCGTCATCTTGATAGATTCACGAATACCCAACCACTCTGAGTATGATTGATCATAGTTCTTGATAACTTCGTATCCCGCATCCATCCAAGCTCTGAGCTCCGGTAGTCCCTTGTTGTCAGCAAAGTTGGCAACTCCGCTAATAGATGTTCCAATACGACGGTTACGCTGCATGATGGCGTTTGTCTCCTCCCAGTGTGTTGGGAGTAGTGTCACAGTCTTGGCATAGAGATATGCAAACTTCAGAGTTCTCTTAAAATCATCCAGGCTGTCGTGACGATTAAGGTAAGTCTCAACCAAAGTACAGCACTCAAAGGATTCCAAAGACTGCTCGGCACAAGGGTTATATCCCTGCGCTCTCCAATCCTTATTGTTAATTGGGTCAGCCAAACGTCCGTACTTACGAGTAACGTCCATCCAAATCACGCCTGGCTCACCGTTGCGAGCAATACCATCAATGATGGGAGATAGGTCTTGCCCTACCTCTACAGATACGGAGTTGTTTGACATCCAAGCCCAACCCGGATTCTTTGGATCGTATGAGTTGCGGTCTGGGAACGCCTCGGCATTCTTTAAGTTCAGAAAGTCTGCGTCATCAATACGGCCAATTAGAAGCTCTGCACTGCGGCGAACGTTGCCACTAACAACGCACACACCAATGAGATTACCAATATCAGCGATATCCCTGCGATTAAGTTTTTCATTTACACGCCCCTTAAATATACGACGAATGTGGTTATGGAGTTTTTCTAGTGGTTCGTGTCCTGCTGCGGTTCCACCAAACGTTTTGATAGGAGTGCCTGCTGGACGGATTTCTTTGTAATCAAATACTGGAGCCTTGCAATCTGGCTTGAGGAAGGAATTGATGAGGAGCGTGACTGACTCGACCCAACCTTCGCGGGTATCTGGGATGACAATCGGGTCGGTATCTGGTTGTGGCTCATAGATAGTGAAGTCCTTGTCTGCGCCCTTGTCGTCGAAACCAACACCTACACCGAGCATAGATGCTTCCATTAGAAAAGCAAAAGGCTTGGCTGGGTTAATCTTGGTCATAGATTCTGTAGATACGAAAGCACAGTTCTGAAGTGCTGCTGAGTTCCTATCAACATTAACAATAGGAGTTCCCATTACCCATAGACCTCGTCCTGGTGGAGTCCACTTCAGATTCCAAAGTCGATCATAGGCTTCCTTGGCAGAAGACTGTGCCTTGGCATCGTTCCACGGAAGGCGGTTAGTCTTGGCATGGTCTTTCTGTAAAGAGTACATACCGTTGATGACTCGCTCACAAACCTCTGTCCAAGTCTCCTTGGTTCCGTCAGCCTTGAGTCGGGAGTAAGTACGAAGGAAGGTAATCTCCCCTACCGAATTACCGGCAGCGTCCTTATATCCCCAAGGGACTGGCTTGTCCTTATATGAGTTAACGAAGTCTTCTGTTAGTTTAAATGAAAACAAAGCCGTGCCCTTCTAGTCTAGGTTGTCTGAGATTATTCTACTCGTCTCTTCCTCATTCAAACCACCGTTTGGTAGTTCCTTGAGGGTGTTAGCTCGGTCACCAAAAAGGGCCGACATAACTCCGCCAGATGTCTGGCGCTCTACGGTCATTCTAACGAATTCTCTGTTGTCTTCCAACTCTTTGAGTTGTTTTACAATCTTAAAGAGTCGGTCAATCTCTTGTCCGGTGTTGGGATCTGGATAACCGCCGTTGAGTTCTTCTGCAAAACGAGCGAAGGCAACTCTAGCACCTTGCATCTCGATTATGGCATTGAGCAACCCCTTAAGTTGGTCTTTAGTCTTGACCTCTACTGGAAGGTTAAATGCACAAGTGTTATCAGGTTTAAAAGCAGGGCAATTTGCAGCAACGAAACATGTATTACATTGGCGCAAAGAAGAGTGGTTAGTTCCAAGTACAGAAACGTCTCTTATCAGGTCTTTACCGGACTCATCTTTATCAATAACAGTCTTCGTAGTTACTGAAAATACGGGTAAATTCATAGTTTCTGATGGGTCTCGTGTAACTATTCTGTTAGTTGAAACATCGGATTCTTTCCGCACTTCTAGGGTGCTGTTATCAGGATCCACACCCAGTGTTTCCGCAGAACCGGGACCATTACTATCGTCACTGTTATCAGATAACAGTCTCAAGTGAGGGGGCTTTTTCTTATCCAAGGATTCCTCCAGCTGCAGGTAGCTCCAAATAGCGAGGCGAGTTACCTCGTTACTATCATCATTAATAATCTTGTCGAAGTCTAGTCCAGCCCGCTCTATGATTGCCTTATAACGGGGACGAGCCTGGTCTTTTTGCTTCTTCTGGTACCGCACTAGTTTAGTGCCATCCCAGACTATAGTTTCACCACGCATCATAGGAGAGAGCCACGACAAGGTGCTAGCAGTCTCCAGGGGAACCTGACGTAGGTTGTCTGGCTTGGCGCAACCAAGACCGTGAAAGGCAGTCCCAAACTGGCTCTGTAGAGCCCGTGTGCGCCCCGCTAAGGTCGTATCGGACTCTATGGCATCTCCGAGTAAGGCTACGTTTGCCCAGTTCTCAGCCAACGCAAAAAGGGCTGTATGCCCCATCTCCGGCTTCCATACTGGCCAGTATTTATCCTGTAGTTCAAACCCCAAAGTCTTGCGTTGTTCCGCAATCCATTCAGATCCTAGGACTTGTGAGTCAAACTCAATCACCCCAGCTATATGATCATAGTTATTGGCTATGAAGTCCTCAAAGGATGCGGCGTAGTCTTCCAGCTCACGGGTGCTCAAGCCAGCTGCATCAGCGTGCCGGCCGCCGCCATCGATATAAACCTTAACATCATCAGGGTACTTCTCTGATAATAGATAGTTCTTGGTTTTGGGAAGGCCGCGTTTAGCTAGGCCCCAGTAGCTGAGACCTATGTGCTTTACGTTATTATCTAAAAGGAGAAGGCGATGAGAGGGGACCTCGCCCCCCATAAATACCAGGTTCATTCAAATCTCTTAACATTGCTGCCGAGTTCTGCCTCAAGCATGGCTAAGCGTTGGCGCTCCACCTCTTCTCGCAGCTCTTCCCATGGCTTTATCTGGCGGCTGGTACGTATAAATCTAGGGGATGCAAACATCAATGTAGGTACATTGTTAGCCAACGCCATGGCACAACGGTCAGCGTCTGGATCAACGAACAGCTCGACTCGACCTTTAGATTTAGCTACAGCTAGCTGGCGGGCACGCAAGTCTTGGCCCTCGAAGAAGTATCTATCATCATAGATATCTCCGTAGCCAACAATTAGGTTGGACCTCAACCAGTGATCTGTGTGCTCTATTGACATATCCGAGGCGATTATGACCCTGTAATGTTCAGCCAATATGCGGTAAAGCATTATGCCTTCTGGTATTGGATCGCCTGTTTCTGTTTTTAGTACACCTTCTAATGCAACGAATGCTGTTTTCATTTATCCTCTAAGCGATCTCCGAATTAATGTACTAGTGTCTGGTAGCTCTACGCCGTATGTCTGAAGCTGGCTTGCAGATTCAGCCGCGTCTTTCTGATCTTTAATAGTTTTTAAAGCTTGAATAACTCCGGTCTTCTTACCGGCTTGCCAACGATAGTTGTTATAGTCAGAATATCCTGCACCAATACGACTAAACGCAATCTTACGTCCGTGATGGATGTCTTCATAGAAAGCACTAGCCTGTTCTGCAGCATGTTTGATCTTTGATTCAGCATTAACACGGTGAGCAGGGTTTGTAGCCGCCCGAGCTTCTTGTAAAGCTGAGGAATATCTACCAACTAGTTCCGAACCCATTTCATAATCTCTGTTTGCTTTTTGTTCCCAAATAGAGTTCTTAGGAGGGTGCGGCGTTTTATCAGGTCGAACCGTCCAATCATCTAAAGTAAGATCATAGGCAGCGTAAGGATTAATATCTCGTATGTCTGATTGTTCATTGACATAGAATGTAAGTTCATAGCCGTTCCAGTTAGCAGTCTTTGGCATTAATTGCTCATGAAAACCCTCATTGATTGTCTTTGCAATCTCAGCATCGGAATACCCGACATAGCTCTGATTAGATTCACGAAACTTTACATAGTTTATTCCTACCAAGCAATCTAAATCGCCAGGCTGACGTGAAGCTTCCCACTGGTATGAAACACCAGAGCCTGCTAACCAGGCCCTGGTCCAAGTATGAGCATTAGAGAACTTACTATCTAAATAGTTAAATAACAAAGTAAGGATAGGTTCTCTAATGGATACCTTCAGGCGCTCTTCAGGATCAAAGAGTTTTTGGTCTAGGTCCATAGATGGCGCACTGAAATAGGATGTGGATGCCGGTGAAATCGCAGGGATATCCCCGCTCTTGGCTACAGCATCTACAAAGTTCATAGCCCTATTCTTTCACTTGTTTTGTCGGTACGTCAGGGTTTACTTAGATTCTTCAGCTCTGTCAGCAGCCTGCATACGGAGCACGGTGTACTCAGCTGCTGCTTGGGCTTGAAGATCCATAAGAATCTCTGAACATAGACGACGAACCTCTACAAGAGTGGCCTCACGCTCTACCGGCACGGAAAACACCTTGGTGTTACGTTCTACGAACATATTACCGTCGGCATCTACCAATACAGCGAAACCTGTTTTTGGCTTTGGTTTTTCTTCTGTTACTGTGTCTTTTTCTTTTGACATGTGTTGCTCCTATTCGTATAGTTTTGCAGCTTGACGCTGCTTTGTTACATAATGTGTTTTTACTGGACAAAAATCGCAAAGATATACGTTTGTGCTAGCTGATTTAGCGGCCGACTCCAAACCAACTTCTTTACGCAAATCATCAGTTCCCTTAGGAATTAAACGTTTGTTCTTTGCACGCCAATCTCCGCAGTCTTCCTTAGGACGTAAATGCTCAGAATAACATTTCATAGCGTCTTCAAAGAAAGTTGCTTTGGTTATGTAATAGTCTGGGTCGATATCTGCAAGTCCGCCACCGACACGGTTGCGAAGGTTCTCAATAACTTGCTTACGCACCTCTGGACGTTCATACGTTTTTGCGCCAATCTTTGCAAGAAACCCTGTGTGCGGAATTCCAGCAGATTCGTGCTTCTCTACAAGAATCTGAAGGAGAGTGTCATCATCTGGGTTACCTTCGAAGTCTGGTAACTCTTCAATTGTTTTACAATTATAACAATAGAGAAGACGGATCTTAGGACCCTCGTCTTTAATCTCTGTGTATGTACCTTGATCGGCAGGAGTGTTTCCCTGTCCAAGGATTGGTATCGACATGTGTGCTCCTTATTTACGTTTTGTAGACCTCGCCGTAGGTATGCCAGGCTGCATTAGATTAGATATCCTAGCAGACTCGGCAGCATCGTCGAACGCGGCCCTACGCTTAGGTAGAGGGCCGATATCTCCAATCTGGTCAGCCATATATTGAAACACATTAAGGGGATCTGAAGAACCTGCACCTAGTCGAGAAGTGCGTAGAGCATTGTGAGCAACAGTGAGCTTGGTCATAGCCTCTACGCTTCCTCCCTCTACGTCCGGGTGTGCTGTCTTTGCCAGTGTTCTGAAAGAATCATGAATTTCATCCCAAGAAGCGCCAGGCTTGACACCCAAAGTATCATAATGTTCTTTGAGAGATGGGGAGCCCGCTGTATCCACTTCAAACTTTTTAACATCATCTTGGGTCATAGTTTCGGCACGATCACGAACTACATCTTCTGCAGCTTGTTTAAATCTGCTCTTAGTTTGAACAGGTTCTGGGATAACACTTGCCGAGCCGGTAATTCTCTTGTGATGTTGGATAGCAGGAACTAATAAACTTTTAGCTTCTGTCTCAGATAGACCTAGTTCTTTGGACTTAGTTAAATAAACAGCCTTGTTTGGCTCTGAACCACCAATGCCCATAGCATGCACCAACGCCTGATGTGCTAGGTGAACTCTTGTTTTACCGCCGCTCTGTCTAGCCTGTTGCACTACAGCTTCAATATTGTTTTCTGGGGTAGCGCCTTCGGTAAGACCGCTAACATCCCACCAGTTTTCTCCTTCAGTCTGTGGTTTAGGTGCTCTACCTGGACCATGAAGGGTTTTCTTACGTGCAGACCAATTCTCTGCACCAAGATCATGTGCTAACTTTTCATCTCTAAACTCAGCCATCTTTTTTTGCTTGGCTTTATGAATTCTATAGTCTAGTGGGTGTCCTTCAGCTATTGGGTAATGAGTATAGTTTTCTCCACCACCAAAGGTTTCATAAGGAGCGGTCTGCTCTTGTGTAGGATTTAATCTACCCTCACGAAGATACTTTTCTAAGTGGTGTCCGCATACAGGTTTGTGAGTATGTTCACCTGGAAGTTTAATAAATGATGTTGCGTTTCCTCTGTGACGGGTGCCTGGAGCTTCACAAGCTAAAGGTCGACTGCTGCTAGGATTATTCTTAAACAGTGTCTCAATGTAGTTAAAACCCTCATGAGTTAAATCTCCGGTGTACGGATCTTCTTGAGTAGATTCTTGAAAAAGAACTCTAGGTTTACCATTCTCGTGGGTACGAGAAGAAAAACCTTCAACTTCAGATAAGCCAGATTCTCGTGCTTCTCTTGAATCTGGGAGTTGTTGCTGAGAAACCTCATCAAACTGGTTTTCTGGGGGCGTTACAGGCGATATGTCCTTAGCCATAAGGACCTACTTTTTTCTAGAGTCGCGGGTTAACTTAGAAGCATTCTCTCTAAGAGCAGCGTTATCACGGATACCCATAACTCCGGTAGTATCGCTGTCATCTACTGCATAATCTGGGTGGTCTTTAGGTAGCGCAGCACGGCGTTCAATATCTGCAGTAATTTCTGCTGCTAAATCTCTCTTAGGTGCTGCAAATGACGGGCGATTACGATCACGGCGTGGAACATTATTCATCTCGTTCTCCCATCATTCTTTTAGCATCTCGTTCTTCTTTAAACTTACCCATAGAAATAACCTTAGCATCTGGCGCTCCATCGGAGATACCATCGTGCAAATGTCCTGTTCTATCTTTTTCCATCAAAGAATCCAAATGTTCTTGAAATCTTGCTGCCCTCTCTGGGGGCATAGTCTCTACAAAGGGATCATCTTCGTATTCGTTGTCGCTCTGCTTGTAAGTTACTTGCTCTGGACCAAATACATGATCCATAATACTATTTTTGAACACACGTAAACGGCGCATACCCATTCCAGGTAACTGCGCTACGTTATCGTCAGGCTTTAATCCCCTATGTGCAGGATGATTTGGGCCTGGTGTGCCCATATCGTCCATAATTAGTAATTAGCACCCATCTGATTATTGTAAGTGTCAGCTACGTTTCCTGACATCTTTGGTGCAGTATCGCCAGACTTACCCAATGGATTTACCTTTGATGGTGCCTCTTGATCAATAAAGTCATAGTTCCAGTAAGGGTTGAGTGCGGAACGGTTAGCCTTCATGATGTCTTCGCCAGTTCCTGGAGCAACAGTAGTATTAGGACGCACCTTGCGGTACTTACCATCAGTTGCACCATCAACTAGGCTTGCGTTCAATGAACGTGATTCGTTTTTCATTATTTATTTCCTTTGTTAATAACGACTTGGATTACTGTCGATTATATTGATAGTTTTTCCATCTCTATCTTCTTCAGTAATATGTCCCCGGAAAATGTCTGGGTTTTTAATTGAAGCCTTACCAAACGCATCCATAGTAGACTCATGGGTACGGATAGATTTAGCTACACGTCTTGCATCTCTAGCTCTGTCAAACATTTTAATCGTCGCCTGTCATAAGTCGATATTTGTGCGGATCATATTCAGCTGCGCGTTGTGGAGTTGTATTATTTGAAGAATCTACGGATGCAGGTCCTACAGGTCTAAATGGTTTCTTACGATCCATCAATTCTTGATTGCTGGGAGAACCTTTTGTATCTGTTGGGGTACCCCACTCAACCGTTCTTTGTGGCGCCGTCCACTCAGAAGGGCTCCACTCTCCGGCACGTGAAGCTTTTACAGCTTTACGGGCACGGACATAATTTAATAGTCCCATTATTTCTTCTTCGCTTTCTTCTTTTCCTTTTCCTTCTCCACGTCAGCCTTGGTCTTTACCTTTAGGGGTACGACTTTAGCCTTCTTCAAAGGATGGTCTACGGGTACAGTATCCTGCTTTTTTTTCAGTTTGTCAGCCATTGCGTTGCTTTCTTATCCTAGGACGAATTACCTTCTTAGTTCTTGCTTTGAATTTGGGACTGTTCTTGCGTCGTTGAATAGCCTCTGGGGTGCCGGGATTCAAAGAACTAGCCTGCTGGCTGGTCCAACGTCCTGAGGGTTTCTTTTCCCAGCTAGAACCTACGGACATATGTTTAATCGCCACTCATTGCCCCCTTTACGTGAGCTCCATGCTTAAGATTGCGACAGGTGGGGCACATAGTCCCACCGGTATACATAGCCTCAACTGGGGTCATAAATAGGCCACACTTAGGGCACATCACGCTACCGTCATAGATAGTTTCAGTTGAGACTTCTTCGATCATTTGAACATAGCCTCCAGCTGATCTACCTGGTGAAGGCCGGAGATTCGTTCTCCCGGCTTTTCATCATTAAAGACAATAAAGGTTGGGAACCCATCAATTTGGTTGTGCTCAACCGCATCTTTGTTCTCTGATTCCAAAATCTTTACGACGTTAACGTTAGGATTTTTAGAAATAAATTCTTCTAGAATGGGACCCTGCTGCTTGCAGTAGGTGCACCAATCTGCGTAAAAATACCAAATCTCTTTCATTACCACACCGATTCACTAATATTGCGGGCAGTTCCAGAATAGGAACCATTGGACTGAGTATAGTCGGTTCTTTCTGGTTGGAATTCCGCGTTGACGTTCATAACGTCTGTGATAGTCAACTGACGAGTACGGTAGCCAAAACGAGGTCTGAAAAGTTGAACCTGCGGTAGTGGTGGGCGAACTATGTCCTGCACCATACTGGCCGGTAGGGTAACTGAGCGTACAGCTCTAGTAATTAAAGCTTCTTGTTCGTTCTCGAACGGCCCCATGTAGTCGTACCGGATCTGCGGACCGTTATCAACGATCTCTCTAGGCTTACTATGATCATAGACTCCATCTTGCATCATAGGCCGGTACGCTTCCAGAAGTCTTCGTCAGTGTGTCCAATAGGACGTCCTGAACCAGAACGAAGTGCATCCATAATATTAGATGTGTGCATTCCAACTTCAAAATGTTGGTCACGAGTTAAGTCTGGTGGAGTTAGATCTTCAGTAACTCTTCGACCAGATTTAAAGTGAATTAAACGATCTTTGAGAGTTGGATGATGGGGGTCATTTCCGAGTGTTCTGATTTCTTCCCCGGCTCTTTTACGAAGCGTTATTTCTCCACGCATTTTTTCTAAGTTTGCTGATGCAGTTGGTCCAGCAAGATGTCCTTGATCATTTAAGAAATCAACAACTTCACTGTGTTTAAACCATGTGCGTGTACCACGTTGAAGTGAATCTACGTCCATTGGGTCTGTACCCTCTGTTCTGCGACCCATACCCTTTTGTTCTACATAGTGTGGAATTTCTCGTGTGTGAGTCCAACGTTTTACAGAATCTGGGTGTACGCCATATAACGAAGAAATCTCATGCATCTGTAGATATGGCAAACCTTCCTCATCAACTGGGGTTGGCTTAGCTGTTGATTGGCGTACATAGTTAGTACCCATCAATTCGCTATATCTAGACTCATTAAGAGGTTTAGCAGAGGTTAATCCGGCCACTGGTTCGAACTTTTCGACCTTGGGGGTATTTTCTGATTTGGCTTTTGGTAGGTTCTTTTTCTTAGCCATTTAGTTCCACCGTGGTCTCAAGTGTGTGAAGTTGTGAGCAACTCTAGGGTTAAATTCAATAGGCACAGTAGCAGAGATGTTTGCCTTACCATCATTAACTAGGTGAGGTGGTGGGGCAAGCGTTGCTTTAGGAGCATTGCGCTTTACATTCATAATTAAGCTACCACCATTGTCTGCTGGGGTAACTCTAGCCTTCAAGCGACGATCAGGCTGCAAACCTTCCGGCCACATATACTGACCTGGATCAATGCGCTCGCCTTTGTGTACACCACGTTGGTAGCCGCGTTGGTTTTGTCTAGCCTTTAAAGAATCAAGAACAGAGTCTGAGACTGCATATGGTTTACCTTTATCGTCACGACGTGAACGAATGGTTCCTAAGTAACCGTCTGGATATTCTGCTGAAGGAGTTCTGCCAACACCAAGACGTAAGAAATCCATGGAACTGCGTGGAACGATAGGCGTACCTCCACCACCTGTGGTGGTGTATGCGCCAACGTATCCACTAGCACCTAGATACTGCCAGTTCTGGTGTGAGGATGGCATTACTTCTCCTCGTCTACGACAACTTCTTCTTTAACTTCTTCTACAGGAGCTTCTTCAACTGCTGCTGCTTTTTTCTTTACTTGCTTTTTAACCTCTGGTTGAGGAGCAGGCTCTTCGATAGGGGCTTTGAATACTTCGACTTCAAAAACTTTGGTTCCAAGATCCCGTGAAAGTTTGATGAACCACGGTAAGTGAGCAGCACAATATAACTGAGAACGAGCTTTATCTTTAAGCTCATACTTTGCCAACTCTCCACAGTTATCGCAGGTCATGGTTTCTTCTTTGCAGCTTTCTTAACTTTCTTGTTTGACTCTTCAACAATAGCAGCTAATTGCTTTTCAATCTCAGGAAGAACAGCCTTCACAATACCGAATGCTGGATCTTTTGGATTTACTGCACGAGCAGCTACTGGAAGAACGGCTGCTAATCCTGCAGCAACAAGTCCTGTAATATCATGGTTGCCGGTCATCCATACTGCGGTAGCAGCTGCCACAAAAGAGCGGCCATAGGAGGCGAGCATTGCCTTTAGTTTTGCGTCCATTTTATTTCCTTTCTAGGTGGTCCTAGGATATCTATGGTGCCCTAAAAAGGGTGTAACGTCAGGTTAATCCTTGTTTTCTTTGATGTGCTGGTCCAAACGGCCCTTCATTTCGGACACTTCGCTGCGGATTTCGCCCAAGATCGGGAGGATCTCTAGACGAATCTTATCGGCTAAGCTGTTGCCACCATTGGGCTTCAATTCACTTAAGTATTCTTTGATTAGGTACTCGTTAAACTTTCTAAGCGCTACAAACAACGATGTTGAAATCGCAATAATTCCGGAGATAACTCCAACCCAATCAAGCAGTGACATATTGTCTCCCAAGGTGTATTTAATTGTATGCAAACTATGATGCATGAAACACAGTGTGTCATGTTAAACTCTGTACATAGTTAGAAGGAGATAATCATAAACCCACTGCGTATATTCGCAGCACTATCTGTATTACTAAATAGGATTAATTTCGTAATTGGAGCGGGTTTTATATACCTGCTGTTAACACTTTCCCCAGCTCAGGCTGATGAACCTAGTCCCTCCACAGGGTCTGAGACCTCAACTGTTCTAGTTGGTACTCCAACTCAAGAACCCGCGCCTGCAACTTCGGGCCCTCAAACTTCCAGTACGACAAATTCTGCTGAGGTAACTCAGACATCAACGAGTCAACCTTCTTCGACGCCCACAAACGGTTCTTCTCAGCCCAGCGATCCAAGTCCAGCTGCTGCGCCCGAATCTTCGACTCAGCACACTTCAACTGAACCGACAACTTCAACACCTTCCCCTTCTCCGGCTGATACCACTGGATCAACGACACCAAGTAGCCAAGAACAAACGCCACCAACAACAGTAGAGACTCCAACTGTAACCTCCGTTCAGACAAAAATAGAGAACGCAACTGTAACATTAAATACGGCTGTAGCTACAGCTTCTCCTGAACAAATTTCTGCGGCTACAGAACCTGTTGCTGCGGCTCAAACAGCTATTGCAGCCGCTGATTCAGCCACCGCGGTTGCTGTAACAGCCCAAGCAGCGGTAGATTCTCAGACAGCCGTGGTAGCAACTGCTACTACAAATGTAGCAACCGCCCAAGCAGATTTAACAACGGCTACTACTAATCTAACAACAGCTCAAGCTGATTTAACAACAGCTCAAACCACCCTTACTAACGCCCCTGTAGTTGAGACAACCGCCCCAGGACTTGTTGTAAAAGTCTACAACGTTCAAGGTCAAAACCAAGCTCCAGTACTGCCACAAGGGGCAACACCTATCCATACAGCAGTTGACACTAACGGCATCAATGAAAACTGGGGAAGCGGTAACGTAGCTGGCTCTAATCGTTCAGAGGATGTAATTGTTACCTATGAAGGACAAGTTACTGCACCAGAGGGCGTAAACACCATTCGGTTCTTAACACTTTCAGATGATGGCGCCAGGATATTTATTGATAACGTATTAGTTGTAAACCAGTGGGTAGACCAAGGACCTACCTGGAGCCTTCCAAGTCAGTGGATTGATTTCACTAACGACAGAACTAAGGATATTGCCGTTTGGTATTATGAAAATGGTGGCGGTGCAACCCTTCATCTAGGTTGGCAACACAGCGGTATTCATACAGGTGTGGGTGCTCAGTATCTATCACATACAACAACTACTCAAGACCCTACGTTAGTAACGGCGGTCACTACCGCACAATCTACTGTTACAGATAAAACGGAAGTGAAGCAAGTAGCAGAGACAACGCTTGCAACAGCTCAGACCACACTAACAACAGAAACTGGGACATTAACAACCCTCCAATCAACAGCTAGTACAGCACTTGCAACAGCTAACGCTCTAGCAGATACAGCTACAGCTACGGTTGCCACTGCCGTTACAGTTCTTCAAACTCCGATTCCTCAGCCGACTCCAACACCTGAGCCAACTCCCGCACCGCAGCCAGAGCCAACACCAACCCCACAACCAGAGCCGACACCAACCCCAACACCACAACCCGAACCTTCACCTGAACCTACCCCCGTTCCTGTCGATCCAACACCCACACCAGTAGCGCCACAACCAGTGGAACCAACACCAACGCCAACTCCAACACCTGAACCTCCTACAGTTCCGTCAGTGGACCCTGTCCCCACAAATCCTGACCCGGTTCCAACACCTCAACCTGAGCCTCAACCTCAACCAACCTCTCCTGAGCCCGAAACGACACCAGAGGTAGACACTCCAGAGCCTCAACCAGAGCCTTCTCCAGAGGAAACACAAAATCCGGAAGAGCCTGAGTCTCCTGAAGAGAACATTCCTTCAGACACTGAAGACGGTTCAGACAGTCCTGAAGATCTTCCCGAAGACGATACTGATCCCACCACAGAGTCACCTACTGAGCCCTCCACAGAAGAGCCAGAGACACCCACAGAACCATCAACAGGTACGGAAGAGCCCGAAGAACAACCCGTAGAGCCTGAGGTGCCGTCTGAGGAAGTCGATACACCTGAGGAACCAGAAACACAACCAGAGATACCAGAGCAAGAGCAAGAAAATCCGTCCACAGAACCATTAGAACCTCCTATTGAAGAAACAACTCCAGAGCCTACCACACCTGAAGAGGAGGTAGCGTCTGCTGTAGAGGACGTCCTATCTGACGGCAAGCTAACTGCTGCTGATGCTGAAGAAGTTATGGACGCTCTAAACGCAGATGGAAAAGTCACTGCTGAGGAAGTCACTGCCCTAGTTGATGCCCTAAAGGAAGACGGCAAGCTTAGTGCTGCTGAGAAGGAACTTGTTGCTACTGCTCTTATTGAGTCTGTAGCCCCAGGTGAAACCCTCACAAAAGAACAGATTCAAGATGCCGGAATTGCTTATCAAGACCTGCCACCAGAGACTCCTGTTGAGGTTAGACAGGATGAAAACGGTAATGAAGTTATAATTACAGCAGACGTTGCCGCAGCCCTTGTGCTACTTGAGAACCCTGCGGAATTAATCGGTGAATTATTCAATGACCCAGGTCAAGCCCTCCAAGCACTCGGAAGTATCGGTGCGGACATGAGCCCAGAAGAACGTGAAGAAGCAACAGAAATGGTAGTTGCTGCCGTTGTGGCTGCAGGCGCTGCTATAAATGCAGTTGGTGCAGCAACAGGAAGCACTGGTGGAAGCACTGGTGGTTCTGGTGGCGGAGGCAGTTCTGGTGGCGGAGGTCCATCAGGAGATTCTAAAGGCGTTAGGAGACGTAAACCTTGAAGATTATTAGAGACATGATCGACCAACTATGGACATTGTTAGGCATGTTTATCGCCTGGGTTGTCCTCGATGGATCTGCAAAGACTGTAGTTGGTTATGCCATTGTTGGAACAATATTTGCATGGGCCGTTACCTATCCACTTCGTAACCCAAAGGATGAGGAATGAAATCAATAGGAAACATTATTTTAAGAATCGTAGCTACTTTTGCAGCTAGCGGTTTGTCAGTAATTGGTGCTGGAGCTATTGCAGGAGTTGACACAATCACTGCAGTAACTGTAGCTGGTCTTACAGCTGTTGCAGCAGTAGTTGAAAAACTTGCCCGCGGCTTTATGAATGACGGTAAATTAGATCTAGAAGAGATCAACGCTGCATTTGCTGCGGTAGATACTAAAGCCAAGAGTGAACACGATCTCAAGGTAGAAGCTAAGCAAAATGGAACAGACATCACCATCAGTGCAGCAGGTGCAGTAACTTATGCAGCAGTTGCAGCTGGAAAGCCTGAGGGAGAAGTTCCTGCAGAGCAGCCAGTTGATGAGGACTGGGCAAAAGAGGAGAACAACTAATGGCAGATCATGGCACAGCAGCTAAGCTTATTGAAGTTGCTACAGCAGAACTAGGAACCATTGAAGGTCCTAAGGATAATGAGACAAAGTACGGCGCTTATACCAAGGCCAACTTCCAGCCATGGTGTGGTTCATTTGTTAACTGGTGCGCTAACGAGGCTGGTGTAAAGGTACCTAATACTGTATACACCCCTGGTGGAGCAGCAGCATTTAAGAAGGCTAGTTCATGGATTGATGGAGACATCGCAGATCCAGAACCAGGAGATATTGCGTATTTTGATTTCCCATCAGACGGCGTCGATAGAATTTCTCACGTAGGAATTGTTATCAAGGACAACGGAGATGGAACTGTTTGGTGCATTGAGGGTAATACATCCCCTGATGAAAAGGGCAGCCAGCGCAATGGTGGTCAAGTTTCTAAGAAGCTTCGTGCTTTTAAGAAGAACCCAAAGAAAGTACAGATTTCTATCGTGGGATTTGGACGCCCTAAGTTTAAGGGTGCTCCTAAGGCTACTGCTCCGGCAGAATCGACCCCGGGGGTTTGTTCCTGCTGCGGTCGTCAGCTCTAATGTATTACTTAACTCACGTAACTTTTCAAGGAGTATTTTTAGTTACACTAATACTCACTGTAGTACTTGGGGATTGGTGGGCAAACAGATAATAAAAAACCCCCGGTTAATAGCCGGGGGTTTTTTGTTATCCTCCAAGAACAACAAGTTCCCTTCGAGGATCGATACCTTCACCAACAACTAAGGAAACGATTCCCGGTTGGCTTTCAAGACCAGACTTATCACGGAACCAAGCTGAACCATTATCCATTGCTGGATTCTGAATAAACAATCTAGGTCCAACACTCTGTGCATGGTAGTGGTGGTAGTGACCTACGTTAAGGATGTCAGCCTGAGCAACGGAGCAACGTCCCATGGCTTGACCTCCCCACCACTTAATTAGATCACGGGCTTGATGACCGTGAGCCATACCATAAAGAGTCCCACTTAGATTAACAGCAAGCGTGCTGTCATCTGCGGCTGGATACCTAAACTCAACGCGATCACGTAAGAAGTCATTCTCTTTACATATATCTTCTACCTGTGCAACTACATCGATTTGCCAGGAATCTTCTGGTCGTCCTACTAAGAAACGTTGTACCTCATCGTGGTTACCTGGAACAACAGGTACAATGATATTTCCAAACGGTGCTAATGCTTTGATCTGAGCCAACAACATACGACGACCAACACGTACCTGCTCTGATACGCCAATGTCATGGCGACCCATTACCTTACCCTTTTGACTCGTCATACCTTCAATGCAATCACCTAGTTGAGGTAAAGCAATCTGAGCAATAGGGTATTTCTTAGCTAAATATTTATGGTGATCTACAGCTGCGTCGAATGAACGAAGTACACGATCAATAATGGCAGGAGTGTCATCCTTACCGTACTGAGTATCTCCCATGCTGTACACAGCAGTTAGATCTCCCGATACTTCAAGAACCTTTCCAGGCTTCCACTTTGTAATACCATCAAGTAGCTGCTCAAGATCATAATCCTTTGCGTTCTCTGGCTTTACTGGCACTACGTTTACACGAAACGACTCAAGCCAATCACCATTAAATGTTTGCCAACGTGAACGACGATGTGAAACAACAGCCCACTCTTCTGGATTTAGGTTTGCTTCACGCAGGATGTCTTCTGCACCAGGAGTGTTTCCATCTGGTCGTGGAGTAGACACAACAAATCCACCGTCAGTTCCAATTTCAGAACGTGGACGCCATGCATCTGGAATGCTTTTATTTACCTTATCTGAACCTTGGTTACTTGTTTGAATTATTGAATCATAGTCATCTGCTAAGGACATCCACATTCTCCGTTTCGGTGAGTTAATAAGGATGTCAAACCGAATGACGCCCCAGCTTTTTGGTATAACTTAAAGAGACTTCTAGTTGAGAAGTCTACGTCATTTAAGGAAGTATCAAATGCAGTTCTATCTGTTTCAGAAAGGGTTGCAGCCCATTGGCCAACAACACAATGGCCACTTAACTTTGTATGCTCTTTAGCTTCGGCATATAAATTATCTAACATATTTGCTCCGTATGTCTTAGTCCGATGTATAAGCCGGGCCCGTTAAGGCCCGGCTCTTATACTACACTATTAGTAAGAAGCAGATGCTCCACCATCAAAATTTGGACGACTGCGATAAACAGCTGTCTTGACGATGTTTCCATTAGCCTGTGTAAAACCTGCTGATGGATCTGTCTGCTTTGTATAACGAGCTGTCAATGGACGGTAAGCTGCGCCATTACGTTCTGCCTGTGATGGCATTGCGTTCTCACGATTTACCTTTGTGCCAGCTCCTGTTGGGTCGCCCGCCTTTGCGTTGCCTTTCTTTGGCATAAGTTTGCCAGCCTTTACACCTGCGGTAGAGAACTTAATTCCGTCCTTACCCATAGGTGTGCGGCCTTGCTTAGCCATTCCAGCCAACGCTTCAGATGTTACGTCTGCCATGTTAGTCCTAACTTTAAGAGATCTCTTAAACTAAGAATACCTTAGTTCACTTCTACAGTAAAGACTATTGCTGAAATTTGTCCGTCCCGAGAGTCCACGGTAGTGAAACCTGGACGGCAAGTTAGGTCTAATCCTCTAGGGGCTACGTAGCCTCTAGCTATAGCAATTGCTTTTACTGCCTGGTTTACTGCTGATGCACCTACCGCTCTAATCTTCACCTGTGGTGCTTCATAGAGTGCGTGGGCAATAGCGGAACCAACCGACTGGGCATTCGATCCGGCGCTTACACGCAGGAACTTCTCATCTAGTTCTTTATCTATCACGTTTTGTAGTCCTTCAGTTGTCGAGTTGTTCGCCCCCTGATGGAAAACGGTACGTGATTTAAGAGGATCCGTCAGCGTATCCAGCCTCTTTTAATAGGTTTACAAAGTCTTCTAGACGTAGCATGACCGGCCATTCCCCGATATTAGCCTCTCCTTGGCCATTAAGACGTAGGACAGCTACAGGCAAATCTTTACCGTTATGACGTTCCTTGAGCTGTTTTATAGCTGCACTGGGGTTGAAGTCTCTACGAGCCTTTACTTCCCAATCAATGCCTATAGTTCCAGTAACGTCTGTGCCAGACCTACCCGCCCCAGCTGACTCTGCATAGATCCAGCCGTGCTTAACTAAGAACTCAGCCAAAATCTTTTGAGATTTGTAGCCACGATGCTTCCTACTTTGAGATGGCATTACTCATCCTAGTCTGAATCAAAAGAGTTAGATCTTCAATTGTCCCGTTGTTAACAAAGATTTGATCAACCTTGTAATCATCTAGTTCGTGCTCTGAAACATGAGAGTTAACTGCTTCTACACCTAAACGCTTTATACGCCAGATCTGACCGCCTAACGAATGGACGGTCTCAGCTTCATTCTTAAATCGAACGTCTGTAATAACTAACTTATGATTACCGCCTACTACTGGATGTTCGGCAAGGTATGGCTTCAGAGCTTGGTTCACCCAAAAATCTTCACCAAACATATTACGTGCAGCTACACCGACATCCTGCAAAATGCGACGAACCTGTGGTTCTTGCTTAGCGTTATCCCAACCAACAAGGTTTACAAGATCTTTAAGATAACCTGTAGGGCTGCATGCAACCATTGGGTTAACTTCATAGATAAAGTTTCTAATGGTGTCGGCAAAAGCAACACGACGATAGCCATATCGCTCTACTAAAATAGATGCGACTGTGTCCTTGCCAGACTGAGCGTAACCGGTAAGCCCGATAATTTTATACTCTGAATGAATGCCCAGCTCTTCATCAGTAAACATAGACATCTGTTCCCAGGTCATGGTGTCAACCACACACTTCTACCTGCAGCCTTGTTAATGTTAACTCGACGTGTGATCTCACGGTTGATAAGAGAGATGTCTTTAGATAGGCGTTCGGAAATAATCTGAATCAAACCATGGTAATTAGACAGCTCTTGAAATGAGTCTGCCTTACTACGATAGTCAGGATCTACTTCAATCTCAGCGTCCATCATGGCCACTGCTACTCCGGTGGTCTTTAGGGATAATTTTTTTCTAGCCCGAACTAAAGCAACCTGCTTGTCGGCCTCTGCTTTGTCTACCTCTGCACACCAAAGCTGTAGGTTAATAAACTCTAAGTAAGCTACATACTTTGTGTACAGATCCATAACCTGCTCTTCTGACATACCTGTGATGTCAGCTGGTAGGGATGGAGCATCATAACCATAGTACTGGTTAACATCCATACCCTGCTGTTGAAGAGCACTAATAGTTTTACTACTAGCCTCAGCAACTTTCAACTCAATAGGACTCATACTCACGCCTCCACGTTCTCTTTAGCCCAGTCAATCCATTCAAAAATTAAATCGTCAACCTTAATAGTGTCAGCAAATCCGTTTTCCTGTAGATGCTCAAGAAAATCGTCGTCTCCTACTAAAACTGGAAGGTCAAGCCCTACCTCTAAGAATCCTGGATACTTGGTCATTGTCCGCCCCATCCCCCACCTTTAAGGTGGATACCAAAGTTTGAAAACTGTCTGAAGGCTTCTCCTCCACACTCACACATTACAGCAGGTGCAGGTCCATCAGCAATAGGGAAAAAGCTTTCGCTTGTCTCTTGACACACCGAACACTTGTACTCATAGTTAGGCATTATCTTCTCCTCTGTATGGCTCACACCGCTTACATCCAGCCACTGAATCAATACTACACATAGGTGGGCGGTTGTTGTCAACTGCCCAGACTACATCTAAAGCCTTGTCAAAAATGTCAGCTACAAACTCTGGGTTGTACTGTACAACAAACTCTTTATAATCTTGGTTAGCTTTAAGCTCATAGATAAATACAATCTCTTTTGGAGCTGACTCAAGCAAACCTTCCTCAACCATTAGGTGAGCTAGGTGAAGGTACATCTGACCTTGCAACTGGTGAGCTCGGAAAGGTTGCTTAACATTACGCCAAGCTTTTTCTAGATCCCCATCAGCCTGCGCCAAGATTGCAGGTGCTTCAAAACGAAGTGTTCCTGTACCTATAGATTTAATTTCAATAAGGCAGTCATCGCCTAGGCCTTTGATCCAACCATCAGCGTGTCCGCTAATCCTATGCTTGGCACTACGTAAAGGTACTTCTGCATAGTCAACACTTGGGTGGATATCTTTAGACACACCCCAGCTTGTTCCAGTCTTATCCCTCCACATACCGTAGAGAATTCCCATGTCTCTAAACCATCCCTGCCATTTAGCGTGGATAGCGTGACCCTCTGCAAAGATAGATACCTGTCGCAGAGTTAACTTCTCTCGAGTTTCTACATAGTTACCACGAAGGGCATGGTAAGAAGCCAGAGCACACCACTCGGGCTTAATAAGATCAGATGGATGCAGCACATCCTGGCTACGCTCATCAAAAGGTTGGGACAACGTGTAACGCTCAAGAGAGCCCATCAATCTAGACTCCCGCTTAGAAGCATTAAGAAACGCTTTAAGTTCCTTGCTAGCTACTGTCTTTGGCTTTCCCATACTTACCCTCCGAGTTTATCCATTCGTCCAAGGTCAATCCTTTGGCCTTGTATCTGCGCTGTGCTGCATTTCTTTCTCGATGGGACATACCACCAAATATTCCATGCAGCTCGTCATTCATGATAGCTTCTTTCAAACACTCTTTGCGTACAGGGCAGGGAGGTCGACCGTCCTTGCCCCAACAAATAGCTTTTGCTTGATCTGCTATCGGCTTATATAAAGTTTTGTCTCTTGGCGGGAAAAATATTTCCGTATCTTCCCCTCGGCACTTTGCCTTATAACGCCAAGCCCAAGACGCTTCGTCCTGGTAATCGTCCATTCATTCACCTCTAATTGAGTTACGAAGTTCAAAAAAATCTTCCTCCAAAAGAACTACATAATTCTCACCGTCAAGATGAAGCCCTAGCACCGGTGTCCGGCTATCTAGTATTGCTTCGGTTGTGATCTTCTTCAAGACTTCTGACTTGATAGTAACTGACTTCTTGCCAGTCCACTTATGCTCAATCAAAAGCTCGTCGTTTCTCACGTCGCCCTTGCGAGACCAGAAAGCTCCAGAAGCAGCAGTGCGTTTGCCGTTGATCTTCTTTTCTAATCGCTTCTCATGCTTAAGCGATTCTTTCTGACCTTCACTCTTCATCAAGAACCAGTACAGGTTGAGCTTTGATAGTGCTCATCACTGCCTTGCTGATCTCCTCACGGAGGTCGACTTCTTCTCGAAGAGAGTCAATAAGGGCTGGTGCGCCTTGCCACTTACGATCACCATAATACATCCATCCGCCACGTCTATCGACGATGCCGTTCAAAATGCTTAGGGCAACGATTTCCTTGCCAGTATCGTATTGACCTGCATCAATTGGGCCACCATCTGCAAAGTAAAAGTCCATATAAGCAGTCTGCTGAGGTGGGAAGGTCTTGTTCTTTACTGTGCGAACACGGATAGTCTGTCCCACACGGCGCTTCTCCTGACCAGTACCTACCTCTAGCCAGTCATCACGCTTTACCTCGCAACGAATTGCGTAGGCATAATCCTTACCCAAACCACCTGGAGTAGTACGAGGATCTCCGTGAATAACGCCGATCTTCATACGATACTGATTGATCATAATTCCAAGGACTGGTCGTTCCGATTCGATGAGGTCTCGCTTGGTAGCTGACGCCACTTTTCTAAAGAACTTATTGGTAATAAGTGCGCCACGACCCACAGTAAATTCTTCCATATGCTTTTCATCTTCTGCGCTAGGAACCAAGGCAGGAAGGGAATCAATAACAACCATGTCCACAGCTTTGCTCTCCATAAATTGAATGACCGAATCAAATGCATCCTCCATGCTATTAGTCTCTACAAGAAGAACTCTGCTGGTATCTACCCCGCAAAATTCTGCGTACTTAGAATCAAAATCTTCTGCAGCAATCCATACTGCTGTAAACTCTGGGTTAATCTTTTGATTAGCTGCAATAGTCTTTAGAGCAATTGCAGTCTTACCATGAGACGCTTCACCCATAAGCTCTACCCAACGGTTCATAGGCCAACCTCCACCAAGAACCACATCAAGTGTTAAAGACCCTGTTGTAATGCGTTGTGGAATATGTGTATCTCCGGCGAGCACAACAGTATTAGCACCAAGCTTCTTATTAATTCCTGCTGCAATCTTTAATGCCTCTGCGTTTAATGCCATTGTAATTAACCTAACCTATCTACGATTACATTTGGATTGAATCCTCCGCCTTGTGACGGCTGACGTGCTGCAATCGGTGCCCCACCTTGTCCGGTACCACCGACACCTGTTCCAGCTTGAACAATTGGATAACCGCAATCATAACAACGTTTGCGCTGCGTACCAACTGGAGCCATGTAATTGCCAGACATACATCCTGGACAACGTTCCTGGTCTCTAGCACTTTGAGCACGTGTAACTAACTGATCTTGGTTTGGATCATAAGATACTTGTACGTTAGGTGCTTGCTGTGGCGGTCGGTATACGTTTCCTTGAGGCGGTGTAGTAGGGGGAGTATTTGGAAGAGGTCCATTTGCTCCAAGTTTGTTAGCCCACCAATTACTGTTACTCATCGTAATCCTCCACGACATTAGATTCAATTAACCCTAAACTAAATAATGTAGAAACGCAAGATACAGATGATGCAAGAGAGACAAGTCTGAACAATTCCAGCAGCTGCTCTACTTTTTCATCTGGGAGGTCATTAAAGTCCTCGTCATCAATGATGTATGCAGCTGAGGCAATACGTGCAGAGATGTCAGCATGTGCATCGATAAACGGTAGGAGAGCAGCCATACGAGTCAGGCGATCCTGACTTGCACGCTCTTCCATCTCAGAAACTTCTTCTGATACCGGTGGCAAACCCATGTGTGCTGCAATCTCTTCTGCTGGCATCATCATTGAATCATAAATGACCTGACGAATAAGGACAGGAAGAGGTACCTGTTGTACCAAGACTTTCTTTTTACGTCTGAACAAATTCACTTTGCTTCTCCCCATCGTTGTACCACCTTTACATCTGCAATCATTGGAATGGATAAGGCTTTGATGCCTTCCATAGCCTGACGAATTGCTTCGGCTGTATCCTCAGCAAGATGATCAGGAGTTACTGTCACCAGTTCATCGTGTACCGTAAGAATCAAACTTGATTCGTTAGGGATCATCTTATGTGCCCTAATCATAGCAAGTTTAATGAGGTCTGCTGCCGACCCTTGGATAACGGTATTGAATGCCTGACGTTCTGCCCTGGAACGCTTCCAGACCTCACTAGAACGAAGCTCCGGTAGGTAACGTCGCCTGTTCATGTAGGTAGAGGCATACGGTATAGGGGCATGCCGACGGCTCTCTGCAATCACCTGCTTCTTATAGCGGGCAACGGCAGGAAACTTATGTAAGAAGTCGTCTAGAAGAGTTCTTGCCTCAGCAACAGTAACGCCAATAGAGTCTGCAATTTTATCTGGACCAACGCCGTACATCATTGCCAATACCAAAGTCTTGGCTGCGCTACGGTCTACACCTACCGTGTTTCCAATGGTTGTATAGATATCTTCTCCGGCCAGATAAGAGCTACAGAGGATACGATCATTGCTAAAGGATGCCAAAACTCTAGGCTCAATCTGAGAGTAGTCAGCTACAACTAACTTGTAACCTTCCGGAGCGGTGAACAGGTTTCGGATCGCTTTACCGTTAGGTGTGCGTGGGTTAGGAACATTCTGAAGGTTTGGATTACGACTAGAAAAACGCCCTGTCTCAGCGCCGTACTGTACAAAGTCAGTATGAATACGACCATTCAATAGTAAGCTTTTCTTAGCCACAATCTTTGATTTACCTGCAAGAGTTCTAGTGATGTCACCACCAAGATATGGGATCACATATGTAGTAAGCAGCTTATTAAGATCTGAATAAGCAATCAAACCATCTACTAAAGCATCTTTACCAGCAAATGCTTGAAGAGCTGGTTCTGATACTGAGTAGTCTGAGACAGAAGAGAGTTGACCCTCCTCAGCCCTCTTCTGCCCAGCTGGGGTAAGGACCTTAGGCCGAAGCCCACGTCCCCCATCCTTCTTCAATGAGAATAATAATTTCTGCTTCTCTGGAACACTATTAATATTAAAAGCTTTTCCTGCAATCCGATAGATACTTGCCTTGGTAGTTTCCAGCTGCAGTTCTAGATCTGCTTTGAGGATCTCCAAGCGCTTAGTATCAATGTCAGCGCCACGTAGTTCCATAGAACAAATGACACTTAACACATCCATCTCAAGGTTAAAGATGCCACGCAACCCATCCTTATCAAGCTTGTCTGATAAGTGAAGCCAAAGCTTCCAAGTCCATTCAGCATCTAGGGCTGCGTAGGTAGCAACCTCTTCGAAAGAATACTTCTCTACTTCTTTACCCACACCTTTGACCATGTGATACCCGAACTCACGTTGCAAGCAATCATCTAGACCAAGGTTGTTCCGGTCCTGTGTATTAATAATAAATGCAGCATTAAGGGTACAGGCGTATGGTTGAGCAGGGAGTCCACCCAAATACTTTGAAACGCTCTGTAGATCAAACTTAAGGTTGTGCCCAGCCTTTACCTTAGAACTGTTAAGTAAAGGCTTAAGAGCCTTAAATACTTCCGCCGGCGTTAGCTGTTCTGGCGCAGGGCCAAAGATTCGTGTGGACTTACGTTCGTCTTTACTGTAGTCGGTGGGGCGTAGTTCTAAGCCTTTTTCTAGACGAGCGTGAGCTGATGGTAGCAATGGGTACTCTGTGCGAAGGTACTCTCCATTGGGATGTCCCATAGGGATAACGTCTACACGATCATATGTAGACATAGAGATCCAAGTAACAATGTTCTGTCGTGGATCTCCGCGATGGTCTCCAACTGTTTCTACGTCAAACGCAAAAGCATCTACTTTATCGTAGGCAGCAACAAGTTCTTCAAGTTGTTTGGTGGTCGTAACAATATTCATTATGCTCCTGATGATTAGGGAGCTGGGGGCCTGTAAGAGAAAGGAGGTAAAAGACCAGGCCCCCAGCAACTATAGTGGGTTAGAGCTGTCCAGCGATTTCACGAGCAATCTCTTCAAGTTCAGCCTTTGTCGGAATGTGAAGTGCTTCCGGTCCAAGTGGCTTCATTGGTTTGATTAACTCGGCTGCTGCTACAGGATCAATTTCCCAGTCATCAGCAAGATCGCGCTCTTTAACAGGAGCTATAGAGTACGCGGTCTTTGTACCAGTACCGGACTTGCTAACAGCCCAGTAAATATCTGGACGATCAAGTGGTCCAGTCTTCTTATCAGTGTGGAGCTTTTCAAGCTGACCACATAGACGAACGCCTACAACCATAAGTTCGATCTTTGGTTCTTCGGCAGAAAGATTAACTACAGAGAATGCAAACTTTTGATCTGGCTTGCTTCCTACTGCAATTAGTGGATCGCCCTCACCAATACTAATAAATGAGCGCTTGCCCTGACGGTTAACCCAGTGCTGCATAAAGGTCATTGGTTCGCCAGAGATGAATTTGATTAGCTGAACGTCCTCAGTAAACTTGAAGTCGTTTGCATACTTTTCATTGGACTTAGCAACTGCTTTCTTAGCTGCTGCCCAACCTGATTGGATTGTAGAAGAACGATCTGATGTATCGTTTTCGTTTTCTTCTACGAACATTTCCTCAAGCTCTGCTTGAGATGGACTGTGCATTGTGTCAACATATGAGTCAACATTTGGTGCGTCTTCTTTATCAATACGAATACCCATTTGGGGTACTCCTTTCATAGCCATAGCCATAGTCATAGTAGAGTCAAGAAACGGATGTTTCTTGTGAGTGAATCTTATCCCATTTTCCCATCAATTCAATTGATAGATCCGGGTATCGATTCCAATCAATCCGTGGGGCTTCAAGAAGCCCACGAGATTGAAAGCTTTCGATAGTTGCTTCGACGATTGCTCTGCTGTACATCCGCCATCCGGGCTTCTTTACACCATTTACAACCATTGACTTCAAGCGATAGGGTGCACGTGGTATATAACCTTTTCGTTCCCAAAGCCTCAAAGTAACTAACGGTCTGCCTAATGCAAGAGCTAACGCACCTGCACTAAACAATTCTAACTCCTTACCTGTTGGTAAGGTTTTTACCTGTGGATCGGAATCCCAGGAACCTACTGTAGCAGCTTTTTTAACCTTCGCTTTAGGGTCGGGTTCTCTGCGCTTACGTTTAGAGCCTGGATAAAAATCATCTAGGCTACTAAATAACTTATCTACTTCATCGTTCATGATTTACTTGGAACAAACGCCCATGTAATCTTCTTAGGGAACATAGTATCCACATCTTCTTCAGAGAGCAAACCCTCATAAAGGCAAGCCATAACTGCGTCCTCATCCAGTACCGGCATAGTTCTAAAGCAACGGCTTTCCAATCCTTTTTCCTTTAGGATTCGCTCTGCCTCATCTAGATCCAAGCTTTGTGAAACACGACGCTCACGCTTTAAAGATACATACCCACCAACCTCTTCAGGAAGTTGGTACCACTTGTGGCCCTTATCATCTTCTTCACCATCTGAATCTACAAGATCTGATAGGTAAGACTTTACTTGGGTAAGTTCTTTTGTTGCATCATCAATTTTATTTTTTAAGAATACAAAGTTACGTACTTTACCTAGTACGCCATCGTCAGCAGATACTGATCTAGATGGTTTTTCAATCTTTGCCATAACGCCCTCTTTCTCTTTGTTGGTGAGCAGTTTAGGGACATACTCAGGTCACTGTCAAATTAATTAATCTCGATTACCTTTGGTTTCTTTTCCTCAGGAAGCTCCTGACGAAGAAGAATACGAAGCATACCATCCTTCATATCGGCGCTGTCAACCACGACGTACTCAGCTAGAGCAAAGTCTTGCTTGAAGTCTCGGGAAGCAATGCCTTTATGAACATAGTTATCCACAGATGGTAGGGCTGAGCCTTCTACTGTCAAAGTTAGTTCCTTGACAGAGATCTTGATGTCTTCTTTTGAGAATCCGGCAACAGCAATTTCCAGGACGTAGTTGTCCTTGGACTTGTAGATGTTGTAAGGCGGGTAGGAAGTCATCTTTGCCTCAGAAGCAATTGACTTTAGGGTTTCAAACAAAGGATCAAACCCGATAGCCCAACGCTCAAACTGTGGGAAGAGTGAATTGATTGTAACTGGCCCAGGGGATGTAGCGGCTGGCTTTTTGTGCCAATCGTAGTCTGGGTACTTTTTGTTGCCTTCATGAGGCATGGGAATTAGAGCCATAATTATCTCCTTAGACGATAACTAGTAATGGACCCCCCGTTGTGGGCAGGTCTCGGTGTATAACAACTATACCAGGGAATTTATTCCCCGATATATTTTTTCAATGCCTCAATGATTACCTCTGTGACGGTACGCTCTTCGATGGCAGCCTTATCCTTTACGGCATTCCAGAGGTCGTTAGAGACTCGGATGGTCCGTGTAGGCGTCTTCGGTGCATTGGGCATACATATATTTTAAACCGTAATGTTCTGTAAGAAAGCACGAAGTGACCCCGCAGTTAAGGCTACCCCACCCTCAGAATTAATACCTTCACCGTCCAATACAGCCCCAGCTACAGCCAGTTTCTGAGCCAGCATAGCGTGCTGTCGCTCCTCGATAGACCCCTCCATAAGGAAGTCTTGGACGACTATGGTTTTCCATGTACTAGACGCACGACGAATACGACCGTTGCGCTGTACAGCCAAGCCAGCATTCCACGGCAAGTCGTAATTAATGAGTAGGTTAGCCTGAGGAAGATCCACCCCATACCCACCAGCATCAGAACTAACGAGGATACGAGTACCAGGCTGAGTCTGAAACTTAAGTTTAGAATCTTCTTTAGCTTTTGCATTCATCTCTCCTGTGTAGGGTGCGCTACCCCAATCCATAATTAAAGCATCACGAATAATATCAACCATGTGTACATAGCTGGTAAAGATAACAAGTTTGTTCTTGTCATCTGAATTTAAAAAGTTATCAACATATTCTTTAAGAGCGGAAAGTTTAGGATGCTTAGTAACACTGTCTAAACGTCCAGAATCTTTTAGGCCACTGACATATCCGGAAGACTCTGAGGATACTTGCAGCAATTCAGGGTGATCGCAAAGCATTCTAAGTGCAGTTAGTTTAGACATGATACGACCTCGTAAAGCATCCGCACCTTCAAAGCTATCTGCGTGACCGTAATGCGTAAAGATGTCAAAAGACGCACCGTAGGAATCCGTAGCTTCATCTAGATCGTTGAGGATTTCATTAGCAATACTCTTGTATAGTTTTTTAGATGCTGAATCAAAAGGAACAAGAATAGGCTCAGCAAAAATTGTTTCTGGCAAGTAAGGTGCAACATCTTCGTCGGTCTGACGTTTGCGTACACACGCCTCCATCAATGTCTTGTTAAGTATAGGAAGGTTACGGTAACGCTCTACACCACCAAAGCGGTTGCGAACAATAAAGGTTTGATCGAATAGATCAAAGCGCCCTAGCAATGAAGGGTCTACAAACTGCATAATTGAATATAGTTCTTCCGGCTTTCCGTTCTCTACGGGTGTGCCGGTTAGAGCAAACTTGTAATCGCTCTTAAGTTTCTTTACATACTTTGATCGTTTTGATCTAAAGCTTTTGATTGCGGTTGCTTCGTCGCAGACAATGAATCCCGTAGGGAGCTGTCGTACGTACTCCCAGTCGTTAACAACTTGCTCGTAGTTAATAATGACATAATCAACCAACGAATGGCCCCAGTCGAGTGCTTCGATGTACTGGGCTTCCCTTTGTTTTGGCGTTCCATCAATAACCAGAGGTGTTGAAGTTCCATCAGTAAATTTCCTAATCTGTTCTGCCCATTGGTATTTAAGGCTAGAAAGACAGATGATAATACCTGGCTCCCGGATTGAACCGTTGTCCATCAACTGTTCGAGCGCAGCTATAGTCAGGACTGTCTTTCCAAGCCCCAAATCATAGGCCACTAACATCTTGCCGCGATCGCACATTGCGTCTACGGCTTCTGGTTGGTAAGGCAATAAGGTACCTGTGAAGGTCATACGAGTTCGTCTCTCCTCCAGTGGATAAAAGACTTCACGTAAACAATTGCGTAAGCAATAGCAGAAAAGATAAACCCATATTGCTTAGTAGTGACGGCATATACGATCCAAATTACTTCGTTAACTAGTAGGACTATCCATCCCCAAATAGTTTTCTTTCCCACGAAGTAGATTCCGCAAACACCAATGGCAGCTAAAACCCAAGACCAGTACATACCTGCCCCTAACTGTAGATTGCAGACTCTCCGAATACGCAGTGCCTAGCATTTTCAATTCCATATACTACCTGATCCCGAGTCATGTCACCGATGTCTTTGGCGCCACTATCTCCGTAGGCAAAGAACCAGCACTCCATACCAAGCTTCTTAATCTTAGCAAACATTTCTTTAGAGGCTTTCTCCCCAGCCGGATCGATCTTGGGGTTATCAAATGCCAGTATTAACTTGTCAGCTTGACGCATTAGTTCAACCTGTTCAGAGCTTACAGAAGCTCCAAAGGTAGAGACTCCATCTGGACCTACTTTTAAAGATCTTAAATAGACCGCATCTAAAGGAGATTCTACTACAATCATAGTTCCTCCTAACCACACGTCCAATCCAAATAAAGTCTTAGACTTCTGAACACCGGCTGGACGGTTTCTAAAGAGTCGATTGCTCTGACCCTTCTCCTGCCAGCCCATAAGCTTGCCACTATCAGCGTGACGTATAGGTGTGATCCAAGCCTCTTGTCGCTTATCCCAACGCACACCATAGTCATAGCAAGCGTTCTCAGTTAGCTTACGAGCCTGAACAGCCCACTCCGGAGGAGAGTCAAAGATTGCAAGACGGGCTTCGCTCATCTCAACTGGTCTAGGAATAGATACGTAGCTGTTACGCATCTCCTCCATCTGCTTTACAAGAAGGTCAAGGTCTACCTCAACGTTAGCTCGCAACCAATCCTTGGCTGCCTCTAGATCAAGGCGTCCCCACTCTGTCTTAAGCTCAAGCACTTCCGCGACAAGAGTTATAAGAGTTCCCTTGTATCCACAGGAGAAGCAATGGTGGACACCAGTCTCAGAGTTGATTGACCAGGATGGATTGTGATCTTCCTTGCCGGTTCTCTCTAAGTGCATAGGGCACCAACCAGTCAGCTCACTGTTCCGCTGAGTGGTATCGATACCAAGACGTAGCAGAGCTTGCTGTACGTCACCTTCTCTATACATTAGTCCACCGGTGTTGGTGCGGTTGCAAGCGCACCGCATAACGCACATTCCATATCAAGCATGTAAAGAGAGATCTCTCCCTCTTCAAACATAACCTGTACCTTCCACAGCAGAGAGCCGCAGATACATACATGCAATGGTGCTTCTTTATCTCTAAGATCTAAACTCATGCCCTTACCCTCTTCCTACGACGCATTAGGCGCCGCTCATGAGGAGTTGTTGCTCCCCAAATACCATCCAGCTCAGGATGCTTAAGTGCATACTCAAGACACCCTAGTGTTAACGGACAGCTCTTACAAATAGCCTTTGCTGTATACATATCTGCATACTCTTCAGGTGTCGAGTCTGTAAGGTCGTCCTTCTCCCTTGTAAAGAAGAGTTCAGGATCTACCTGTGCACAGAGCTGACTGCCATCAAACAATTGGTGTTCCGAATAGAGATCCATACTCTTCAAACTTTCCTTCCTCCCAGTCCCACAACAGGTCACTTGAAGCCGGTCCGCAGTTACGGCTGGCTACGATCTTAAGCTCACGAGATGTATCGTCTTCTTCATCCTGCTTTTGCAAACCAAGGATTACATCTGAGTCCTGATAGAACGATGATGAATATCCAATTGCGTCCGCGGAAACTTGACGCTTCTTCATCTTCCAGAGAAGCACCTGTGTGGAGACGACGATAGGAATCTCTTTAGCCATAGCAAGATGCTTAAGGCCACGAGTTATATTGGTGAGTGCTTGAGGAGAGTTGGACTCTCCACTGACCTCATCAAGCATAAGATAAACACCGTCAACAAAAACAATGTTAGGACGAAGCTTGTCGATCTTTGCTGAGAGTCCTGTAACTGTCATTGCTGATACTGAATCTGTTAGATAGAAGTTGTGCATGGTCTCCATCTTTGTTAGTGCTGCTTTGTAGCGAGCTTCTTCATCTGGATTAAGAGAACCACGGATAAGTCGAGAGTGTGCAATCTTGGCACGCATTGCATCGTGACGATGTTGCTGTTCAATGTTAGTCATCTCAAAAGATTGGAACATTGGAACAAACCCATCTTCGTGAATGTTAACTGCAACCTGCATTGCAAGCACAGACTTACCGGTCTTAGGTGGTGCAATGATTGTTACAAGTTGTCCCGGCTGAAGACCTGCAGTTGCTTGGTCGATAGTTCTAAAGCCGGTTGCCATTCCAAGCAAACCATTAGGACGAGTCTTAACACTTAGATACTCATCAAAACGATTCATTGGATCTTTAGTTAGATCGATATCAGATGACTCTGCTACACCCTCATCTGCAATACGGGCAACGCCACGACTCATCGCAGCTAAAGCAGAGTTGTGATCTCCCTGTGAGATTGCCTCTGCTGCACTCTGTACTACGTCAATAGTGTGCTGGCGTTTGCGGTACTCAACTAACTGATCTACAAGATACTCAAGAGAATCTTCTACTGCCAAGAGGTTGTAGGTAGGAAAGTTATCTTTGACTGTGACAGCTGTAGGAACTTCGCTGTACTTAGTCCAGTGCTGTCTAAGGAACTGCCAGACCTGTCGATTCTCATCAACAAAGAACCAACCGTCCTGAACCCCGGCCTCTAGCAGAGGAGCGATATCACGGGTGCGGATAGCACGAGACAGTAACCTGATCTCATTATCTGCTGCCATTAGACCTTCCCCTCAATGTTAATGTACTTGCTTCCATAGCGTAACCCACGTTCTGGAATATCCACAACTCCGTACAACTCTGGTCTGTAGGGAAGTTCAGCAACCAGGTCTGCGACTACGTTATATGCAATGTAATAGTTAAACGGATTAGTGCCAAGATTATCTAGATCCTCTTGTACACGATCCATTTCTTTTTGAGTATAGCCAAACCCAACTAACTCTAAACGGTACTCATACTTTTCAGCAAAGCGCCAGAACAGAGAAAGGGATTGTCGATTGTAAGTTACCTCTTCACCGAAGACAGGGATCCCTAGAACCTTTTTAAAGGTAGGGCTGCGATCGATGATGCAGTCAATAGCAACTGCAATTCTTGGAGGAACTTCATTTGAAATATCGCCCCCCTTCATAATTAGACTACCTCAATTTTTCCGTAGTCAATTAATAGTTTGCGAAACAACTTGGGATCCTTACTAGCGATGATGGTGTCTAGTTTGGACGCACGATTAGAAACCTCGGTTGGATACACTCCACCGTTCTCTTCCATACGTGACTTAACAAAGCGGGTGTGCTTGCAGTTACCTCTGGAATCAAACCCAGGGCAAGAACAACGAAGTCGTTCTGTAGAGAGATTGATTTCAACCTCGTGCACGCCAGTATCTGATAAAAAGATCTGGGTAACTTGCCAGTAATTCATCTTCGTCCTAATCATCGTCGTCGATCTCCTCCGGTAGCAATTATGTCAAGAGGAACAAAAGCTTCATGCCCAAAGCTCCCCATAGATTCTCCATACATTGAATCCCACTTGTCTAAAGAATAGTTGGTTGTAACGATAGTTGGCAACCCAGCATTAAATCTTGCACGTAGTAAAGCATCAAAAGTGTTTTCAGCCCACCCGCTTGCAGTTCTGTACTCCTTACCTAGGTCATCAAGAACTAGAAGTCGCACGTTGTTATCACGACCTGCTTCTCCATAAAGACCATTGATAAGAACTTCAAGTGTGTCATCAAACTCTGACCATTGTTGCTTCTGTAAACGAAGAAGCTTTGGGTAGTCAAGAAAAACTACTGGACGCTTTGCAGCAGAGCCTGTAGTCCCCCAACCAATAGGAGCCATAGTACGAATCAATGTCTGAGCAGTTACCGACGCAAGAGTTGTCTTGCCATGACCTGGTTCTCCCTGCAACAAAAGACCTAGCCCACACTTCTTATCTCCGGCAGCGGTAATGACTCGTCCTTCTTCGACAAGTTTGATCCACTTATAAATCTCATCAACGACTGGGTTTTGATCCAGGTCAGAGAATTCCCACCCAACACTTTTTGTTGGGAAGCCAGCAGCATTGATCTGTGCCCTAACACTTCCAGGTAAATCTGATAGTGAATACATTAGCCCTCCAATAGCTTAAGCATTTTCTCTTGATGCTTCTTCAAAGCATCGTCATCACCTTCTGGTTTTTCATCGCGGTGAACCAATCCGTGAATGGTCGGATAGTATGCCACAAATCTGCGCCACAAGGGTTCACCGATTCCAGGGTCACGTAGCAACCGTGGATCAGCAAAGAACATTCTAATCGCCTTTAACATTCCAAGTCGAGTTGCACCTTCGCCAAACATCTTGTGCATCCAAGAACGGAAGTGATCGCGGTTCATCTGACCTGGTGTTCCTGGTGCAGCATCACGCATCAAGTCATAGAACTCAGCAATGATGTCGTTGCTATCCCACAACTCTTCAGGACGTTCGTTACGACGCATGTGCTTTGGCACCGCTTCGAACTTAGTCTTCTTGTACTTCTCGTTCAAACGTTTCTGACGATCCTCGATCTTTCCGACGGCGCCTGGTGATGCGTCAGCTTCCTCGCTGATGCGGAGGCGGCGGGGTTTGGGATCTTCTTGCTCTTCTTCAAAAGGCCAACTCATTTCAACTTTCCCTTCGGACGTAGTCCCTAAAGATAAAGTACGTAGTACTTTATCTTTCTTTAAGCTAAGCGACTTAGTACTAGTATTAGTATTAGCTACTGCACTACTGTCAGTGTATAGACTGCCTGAAAACCCGTCGTCGGTCAAACCGTCGTCGGTGATTCTAACGAATGGCATATTCAAATCGTTATTAGTAAATTTCCAATACGTTCGGAACTGACCTTTAACGCGATGCTTTTCCATTGTGATGTAACCAGCAAGCTTTAACTCATTCATTGCAGAACGAATTGCGTCACGTCCTTCGCTAACATCTGGACGATCCGCTGCTTCCTCCGCAGAAATAACTCTGCCGATTTCTAAATAGAAATAAAAAAATCCGACAGCACGTTTTGATAGCCTCGGATCTGTTGCGGGTGATTTCATAGTCCCTCCTTCAGGAGGAGACTCTAGCGGGGTAAAACTCGATCAGGCAAATTGGTCTTGGCTGGGGCGGAAAGCTGCTCCACCAGGATAGACAAAACTAGGCCGCCAAAGGTCGCTGCAAGGCCGTAGACGGGCAAATAGGAGAGTTTAGTATCCAGGGTTAGGCAGAACCCTAAAGCGGCTACAAGGCCCAGCAAACCCCGCCATTTACCAAGCTGGATTATTAAACCTTCTACAGCCGTAAGAATGCAGGCAGTAGCCATAGATGCTATGAGTACTGTGGTCATGTTGCCCCCTATTGCCTGAAGACTACCCGATCTAGGTAGAATACTCTACCAGATCCTAGAGCATCAGGAGTCGCCTCAACATATAGTTGAGCGGTCTTTGCTCCAGAAATTTCTGACTTAGGAGCGTAGGTTGCAAAGTATGCCCAACGATCCGTGTGAACGATTCTAGCAGAATAACTTTTTTGAATAATTAAAACATCAGCATCATCATAGAATCTTGCTCTGATTGTGTATTGACCGTAAGCATCCTCATTCTCAGGCTTTATAGCTGCAGAGATATAGTAACCGGCTAAGAAATCAATCGGAAGTTTATCGGTGTGAACACCAAAGGTTGATGCAGCTGTTGACGTAATGTGACCAAAAGCAGCACCATGAGTTGTGTACTCGTCAAACAAAGATCCTCGAGTTACTTCTCTCTCAATTATAGATGAGTCAGCAATCCAACCATCAGTACTTTGTTCAAAAGATGGGGACAACAAAATTGATGGGGTAAGTTCTGGATATGGAGGTGTGGCAAAGCCAGGCATAATTTCCCAGCTAGATCCGTAGGGCATAACTAAAGGAAGTGTCTCTGCTAGACGAGCAAGCTTATTTAGATAGTTAGTCCAACGATAGCTTCTTCCTGAAGTTGTAGCAGGAAATTCCCAAGCACAATCCACTGATTGGATGTACTCATTGTTAATTGGATTGGTAGGTACAGTAGCTCCGCTACCATCAAAGTATGTACTTGGAGAAACTCCGTCCTCTAACAAAGTTCCATCAATGTATAAGATGTCTCCTACTTCAGCATCTTCTAAATACAACCAAACTTTTGCAGAAGGAAAACCAGAGTCAACACCGTATGTTGGAGACACAGCGGTTACAGAAATTCTTTGCGCTGCTGTTGTTAAAGATAGTGGATCAGAGTCAAGAGTGTAGTCTCCGATAGGGTAATAAAGCCCATCAGCATCTGAAAGAATCGTGGTCTGTTCTTCTGTAGATTGTAGTGAAGAAAACTCAAGACGTGCAATAACATTCTTTGTAGTGTTAGAAGTTACGTATGCACTAAAGGTATAGTTTTCTGCGTCATCTACAGGAATCCAGTCACTACATACGCCTGCAACTCCTGGGCTTGTAACTGTAAACTTACCTACCTTTGATCCTTTTATAAGGGCAGCAGAAGGGGTTGTAGATGTAGCAAAGGTTCCGTTTAAAGCTAACCAGTTGTTAGTGTTAGTTTCAAAAGATGGGTTAGAAAGATAATTAGTTTTATCTCCTGCTACAGATACGATTACTTTTCTAGCATCTTCGTAATATTCTGTAGTTGGAGCAGTAGTAAATTCAAACATATCAAAAAGGATACGCGTAGAGGTATTAGTTGTAACACCTATGATCTCGATATCTGCGTATACCGCTGTTGCGGGTGAATTTACTCCTGCTGTAGATGGGGCGTAGAACCATTGAAAACTTTGAGTTAGGGTAACTGTAGTGCCGTAAGAAGTGCTAGATATAAGAACCCCGTCTCTGTCATACCAGTTAATTCTAGCCCGTACCGTACCACCATTCGCTGTAGCTACAATTCTTGACTGACCCCTAAATAAATATTTAGTTAAAGGCTTTACCGGGATGCCAAACAAAGTTTTATTAGAGGCAGCAGAAGGAAGTCTCAATGTGTTAGATGCTGCCGCAGCACCGCTAAGAGACATAAACCCTAGCTTACGTGGAGCAAAGTATGGGTTGGGGTTTTTATAAGACACGGCTGGAGGAGTAATAGTTACTCCAAGATCTGCTAATGAGTTTGCGTATAGTCTGTGAGTAATTGTTCCAGTAGTTGCAGACCAGCGACCAATAGACTCTTCAAATGATGAATCGTTATAGTCCAACATTAAGTTTTTACCTTGAGTAATTCTTGTACCCCAATGAGTCAAAGCAGTGGAGTAGGAAATAATTCCTTCGGTAGTTCCCTTTTTAGTATTTACTAACTCACTTACGCGATATACACCACGGTGGTAGATATCACCTAAGGTAGGTTCGTAATTAAACCCTCTGTCTTCAATCTTACTTTTAAGTAGTTGCACAGGTGTAAAGGCGTACTCAGAAGACTTTTCAAGTAAATCAGCTTCTGCTCTAAGGTTGTCGTAAGCAAAAGCATAGGCAGATAGAACCTTAGTAAAGTCGTTTGTTTCTGGCTCTCCAATTCCATCGCCACTAAAGATAGATGAGTTTAGCCAGGCAGATGGAATCCACTTTTCCATTTTTATTAGTGTAGGGCTAACGTCTTCGCTTACAGACACCACGGTTGAGTTTCCGCAATTAATCCAAAAAGATCCATTAAACAACCAGAAAGAATAAGTTATCTGCGTATCTTCATCAACGTTATTGTCTACAGCAGAAAGTCTATATGAGCTAATAGTTCCGCTATCAATTATTGTTCCTTGATATGGGTTGTCTGAAGCACCTTGATAGTTACGTACAACCATCCAGTGACTAGGAGGTGGATCGTTAGGATCTGTTAATACAGATGTCCAGTATAAAGATATGGTTCGGTACCGTAAACATAATGCTTCAAGGCTTACATTGTAAAAGGCACGGTTATTCTCAATCTGGCCATACTTAAGTCCAGGAGTACCGTATACCGCAAACGAATAACGTGCCATTAATTACATACCCGCTAATAGGAAAGGATCGAATCTAATTGCTTCCGCGGTTTGTAGGGCCGAAGTAGCTGTTGTGTTAAGAGTATTATACTCTGAGCTTCCTACGTACAGTACGTTGGCTGTACCTACCTTAGGTAAACCTGCACCAGAGATTGCAAACCCAATAGTGTCTGTCGAGTTCTTGGCTTCGAATAGGTTGTTGGTGGTTGTGGCGCTTGAGTTCTTTAGGGTAAGAGCAACCGCGTTGGAGACTGTCATGTTGTCTCCAGCTTTTCTTACATATGGGGATGTAGCTAGTCCGTTTACAAGACCAGCCTCAATGTTAGTGATTCTTTGATCCAAAGAATCCCAAGTAGACGTTAAAGAAAATGTTCCAGAATAGTTCGAGCTTAGGAGTCCGTTGTTAGCATCAACAGTTCCATTGAGAGCAAGCTCAATAGCACGAACCTCATCCTGCAGAGCATTGATGTGGTCTGCAACGATAGTGTCCTGTAGGTCTACCTTTGATGTAAAGGGACGAACGGAGTTGGGGAAAAAGGCTGGCATTTGACTTCCTCTTCTAGGCGATTCCGCCGGTTACGTCGGTAAATACTAAGTTGACAGGCAACAAGTATCCAACCTGATTTGGGTTTAGAGAAATTGTACCGACAGAAGACGCATTAGTTGTATTGAACTTAGTAAGTTCAACAGAAGATACGCCTTCTACTTGAGCAATGGTTGAGATTACAGATGATAGGGGGATTGATCTTCCAAAAGAATTGTTCTCAAATGAGAATAGCCCACCAGTGTTTAGCAAGGCTTTAGAGATAGCTAGCTTTACTGCTGCTTGTCTATACGCAGGCTCTACCTTTAAATCCATAGATAAATACAAAGGTGTGTATGTTGGGTATTGAACTGTCACACTAGTTCCTACAGGAATTTTATCTGCAAGGTATTTTGACACTTCCCCAGATAAAACTGTCCAGGCACTTGTTGGAGACCCTGCTGCAATACCTGGAGTTGTAGACCCGTCATCCTGTGATTGCACATAAACTGTAATATTGCTATACACACTTCCTACAGCTTTTGCTTTACCTACTTGAGATACTTGTAAAGTTAAGTACTCGTAATCAGCCAAGGTTACGGCACGCTTTCGTGCAACAATAGCCGCTTTAATTTTCTTTCGAAGTTGAGTAGATGAGTCTCCATCTGCCCCACCAAATGCTGCAGCCTCATTAGTTGCCGTAACAAGAGACAAAGTTTCAGGATTTCCATTTCCAGGAATAAAGGTAATTTCTTGAATAGCATTAGCAATGATGTTTCCCGCAATACCTGTACTTGTTTTATACAGGGCACTAATAAGTTGATTTGTTGGTGGAACATATCCGTTAACACCGTCGCCAAATATAACAGATGTAGTTCCATCTGTATTTAAACTTGTAGTAAATACAAGATCGTTTGGTCCAGAGTTTACAAGGCTGTCTACATATTTCCATGGAGAAAACGCAATACCCTGACCTACGTATACAACCAAAGTGTTGTCTACAATACCGACATCAAATAAAGAGAACTCCTGATTAGACGTACCATCAGAACTTCCTAGGCTAACTGGAAGAGGCTTGTATGTTGTAGGGCTAATTAAGTCTGGACGATCTGTATTAGCTGTCTTTCCTTCTCGCGCTGTTACTGTGATAGATTGATCAGGCTGCAGTTGTACCACGGCTTGTGTTGTTTCGTAGTAGATTTCTGAATACTCGCCGTATGTAAGTGGTGCCATAACCTGAGTTCCAATAGGCAAATCTACATTTGAATCACTATTGTTTGTAAAGGTTACAGAGACTTGTGCAGGCGTAGGACCAGAAGGTTTGTACCCATAGAGCTCAGCAAATCGCAATAGAGTTTCTGTTTTAACTGCGGTTTCAATAGAAGTTTCGTTAGCTACACGATCTAGGTAGTAAGACATGATGTCGCCCATATATGCAAAGGACTCTACCATCACTGACCCTAAGTCTGATGGATCGTCTGCTTCCCATTGAAACCCAGTACGAGTATTAATTAGGTTGATTATGTCTGCTTTTAAGCCTTCATAATCTCTTGAGGTGTAGTCGATCTGCATTATGCTCCCGCTCTTTCTATCATTCCGTTGGCCCCAAAGATTGCTGTGTTAATGGTTAGAGATGTTATTTTAGCGCCTGGTAGCTCAACAATCACCTTGATGTTGGCAAAACCTTGCTCGTCTAAGTTCTCTAGCTCTAGTTTGTCTATGCGTAACTCCGGAAGCCAGAGCGATACGGCATCGGTTATTGCGGTTCTGGCAGCTAAAAAGAAGTCATCTTCGTTTTCAAAAAGAGCTCGGGCCAGGTCTGTACCATATTCAGGAAGCATAGGGCGCTGACCTACCTGGGTAGACATCAAAGTTAGAAGGCGGTCTAGATAGATTTTTGACTCTGTAGTGACGGTATCGGCTCTACCAAAGGGGTTTAAAGTAAAGGGAAAGTTGATAGCTCTCATTATTGGACTCCAATCCATACAGGGTATTCAGGATCTCCGGCTTCAAACATAGCCCACACTTTAGTACCTGGTCTTGGAATGAACTTGCCTACTAGGTTGATCGTAGCAATCATTCCAGGAACAGCAGGGCGTGTGGGGTTTGAAGAAGCGGCATGGTAAGTAAGCTTTGTATTAGCATCCGGAGAAGAAAAAACAAACTCGATATAGTCTTTGGCGTTCAAGTCCAGGATAAAGTTTGCGACCATAACGGTTTCCCCGTTGTTACCAGATATAAGTATTCTGGTATTGCTCTCTGGGATATTTACCCCATTTTTTCTAAGCCATAAATCTGCGGTGGTGGTGTTGGAATTAGACTTTGTAAATACAGCAGAAAACATAACAAAGTAATCGCCGGTCTCTTCTACAGTAATTTTTCCATTTGCAATAGACATCCTATTTGCATCTTGAGTTGCAAAACTAGAGTTAACAACTGTAGCGGTATTAGCTCCGGCTACTGTTTGGTTAGCGGTAGTAGTAAAAGTGCCGTAAGGAAACCCAGTTTGTGACATAGCACCTAGACATGGTGAAGCCCAACCTGTGGTTGAGGTTCCCGTAGGCTGCAAGATCTGTAAGGTTACTCGACCCTTCTTTAGAGGGTCTTTGTTATCCACAACCTTAGCGCTGTATATGCCGAAGAAACGTACACGACCTAGAGGGTCTACCATGTAGCTTAGTTCTGGAGAGGTGTAATCTTGTGTCATAGTATCTTATTACCTTTTGTAGCAGACCAAGCTGTGGTTCTTTTCACGGCTGAGAAATCTGGCACATCGTTTTGATAAAGATTAGGAGACGTAGGGTCTGTTGTCAATGCTGTAGCTGTTGGCTTAATATTAACAGACTTAATTGGTGGTGTATAAAGTTGAGTGTTGTTTACTGAGAACGCATAGTCTACAAGAATAGAAGGAGAAGGTTCGATCTTTTGTCCAGCAATCTCAGCGTTTACATCTCTAGTATCAGAAGCAGTTGAAGCATCGGGATTTGTATCACCAAGAACATCTGTTCCTAGCTCTACCTCAAGCATATAGTTAGCAGTAGTTCCACCAAAGATATGAGTAACTTTCAGCACAGTCCAATAACCAGACATACCGTTAGGCAACCCATCTAGATAGATAGGTTCGTATGGCTTAACAGTTGCCTCGCCAACAAGTACGGCTTTAGCTCTATAGGCATAGCGTTTAGCATCAGCTAAGTCACTAGCAATAAGTTTTGACTCTGTAAGGCTAGTTGTTACCTCGTGTACCTGGTGTCGCTTAAACTTTGCCTTAGGTTTGCTACTAGAACTTACTTTAGAAAATCTAGATGCCATCAAAGTACTCCTCACTAGGAACTACTTTGCCTCTATTTTGAGCAGCATCAAATACTTTAGTTGGGTGGGTTGTAGTAATGCTGTTGCCGGATGTAGCGCTTACTCCACTCATGACTCGGTCTACACGTACCCCTAGTTCAATAGCATCGTCTGAAACAATAGGCCTAAACTCTAAGCAAGTTCCTACAGAACGCTGTTGCTTTGTTATACCATCTTTATATTTAAAGTATGGGGCACGAGCCTTTTTATCTTGAAATATTTTGTTCTTAGACATAAAAAAGATAGTTGTGTTTTCTGCTTTAAGGGCAAAACCAGTCTGCTTAGCAAGCCTACGAAGTAGTTGCCAGTCTGTTTGTCCAGCTTGAACTACTGTTTCTCTTAGACGAGGGTGCCTTTGAGTAACAGCGTTTAACCCTTGACGCCTAGCAATCTTTGCTATTACCTGATCAGCAGTTACTTTTTTGTAGATTTCTTGAGTACTATCTTTTAATACAGAGGACGCAGATACACACCACACCTGTGTTACGTGAGACATCATTGTTGCGGCAGGATCAATTTCGTACACGTAGCCTTCAAAGGTAGACCTGTTAGGGCCGCTGCTGTATGTAAATTGAACAGGGTCACTAGAAACAATTGTTGTTTCGTCTTTTCTTGGTTTACCTTTAAAGGTTAAGATAAGTACGTCATGAGTTTCTATTTCTTGATGTAACTCAGCTCCAAGAAGTAACAGTTCAAAGTTAGGTGTCTTAGGAAAGAAAACACTAAAGTCAGAGCTGTATACGGAACCCGTAGACTCCTTAGCATAGTTCTCAGATATTGTATATAAGTTATCTACTGACATATGGGACTCTTATCTCTGTACCAGGTTCAATAGAAAATGGGTCAGTAATTTCTGGGTTTATTTCCATAATCTGCCACCACAACAAAGGGTTAAGTAGATACTTCTTAGCTAAAGAAGATAGGTTATCTCCGTACACCCAGGTGTGTGTCAAGAAAGTAATTGACCCTAGAGATGTAAAATCTCTGTAGACTGCAATGTCATACTCACCAGTAACCTTGTTTGGAATCTGTGCAAGGGGTCCTTCAAAGTAACGAGAGGTTCTTGTTATATTACTCATGATGAGCTCGCCGCCTTCTTAATTCCAGCTACATACTTTGTCTGCTTTTCAGAGAATGCCTTTTGTACTTCGTCACTAGTCTCACTAATAACTGGGTAACGAATCATGGTAACGTCTACTGTGCTGAACATAGGGACCATAAGCTCATTAAAGATTACGTGGTTGACTGATACCGAAGCTACAGAACCTTTGTATCTAAGGTTGTTATGGATCTTAAGCCATACAGGTGTTCCAGTGATGTAACCAAAGTCAGATGTCTCCGCTGGTTTTCCTGAAACTGTATATGTTAACAACGTATTGTTGCTAGGTTTAGGGTCTCCATTTAAAACTCTGTATAGGAACTCGATGTCGTACTCTGTTCCTCTATTTAAGATGCCTTGAATTTCTTCTTCTCTAAGCTCTCTAGGATAGTTTTTACCGTAAGTTCCTGGCCTGCCCTTCATACCAGCAAGCTCAGTCATATCAGGCATTCTATTTAAGTAGAGAGTGAACCCTACTGAAACGTTTCCACCAATATAGTTAGCTGGATCTTTATCGGCTAACATCCAGTCAATAGATGTATCCATAGCTGTACTATAGGAAATGGTAGTAGGGTTGTAGTTAAATCTAAAACCCCAAGGCTTGTCGGCATTTCCAGGACCATTTAATGCGGTAGCTGAAGCTCTGTCTTGAAAAATCATTCCAAGTCTTCCAGCTTTTGTTACCTCAGAGTTTAAAAGATCGATCTTGTCATAGGCAATAATGTACTGAGAAGAGGCTCTTGGCTTACCCAGGTCTTTTTGTATATTGTCTTTTACCTTATTAAAGAAGCTTACATCTCTTGATACGTAATGGTTTGGTGGGTTAGTACGTGTAGTTTGATCTATATCAACTGGCTTAGATCCTGCAAATGGAGATGGTTCAGTAGAGCCATTATCTACAGGTGCGCCACACGTGCTTGTTTTAATAGCAAGCAAAGCATTAATCGCATCTTGTTTACTATCTCTTTTATCTGAACCTTTAAAGTCTTTATTAACGTTAGCTGGATTATCTAGGTTAAGATCAAAGCCAATAAACTGATCAGGACCCAAAGCTCCTAAACCAGCAACTAAGTTTTCTGCGGTATTAGCCCCAGTAAAAGTAGATTGTATTCCGTCTAAAGACCAGCGTCGTAAGTTATAGTTAGTAAGCAAAGGATTAATATCTGCAGACCTAACTACAGCAACCCATTGGTTTGGTGTGCTGCACTTATCTAAAGTAATGTAGCTTTTATTCCAAGCAGCATCTAAGACTTGTTTAGGGATTGTAGGATCCATACGAGCTCCTGTCCATTTTACGACAGGGATGTTCTCTGCAGGCAGTACTTCTAGATCTACTGCGCCTGGATTCTCATCTGAATACGCTTTAAGTTTTACATAGATTCTAGGGGTTACGGTTACGTTTGCTTTTTTGGCAAGCAAATTAAAGTAAAAGATTTCTTTTGATTCCTGGTTAGAACCATCAACATAGTATGGAAACTTAGAGGCAGTGTTTTTAACAAACACTCTTTGACTTCCAGAACTAGTTTGAACTATATCGCCAATACTTACTTGGTTTGCAACTTCGGTTCTCCAAGACTGTAACAATAGGACTTGAACCCCATCACCGTCATACAGTGGTTGAGCAGGGTTAGCAATGCTAGGCTCTAAATAGTTAGAGCCTACTTTTTTCTTTTTCCACACACGAATTGCATAGCGAACTTCATAGTCTTTATAGACAGCCTTAGAGTCTGAGTTAATTAACACATAGTCTTTTGTATCAGAACCCTTTTGAGTCTTGACCTGTTCGTAGGCATCGATAGTCCAAAAGTATTCAGATCCCGCATCTTGGGTACCAGATATGTTCTTATAGTTTGTCATTAGTTACCTCCAATACCCTTGATCTTAAGCTCATTGTTAATGGCACTTCTTAGTTCGCTTGCTACACGTTGTACCTCAAATGTACCTAGCTTAGCTACGCTTACGTTCATATCTACCTTAACATTAATGTTAGATGTGGCGTGTACAGAACCTCCGCCAGCTCTTCCCATAGCTTGAGGCATGTTGTTTACAGTTTCCATAGCCATGCCTGGATTGTCTCCACCTATACCTGCAGATCTAGCTGCGGTATTAGCATCATCTAGGAACTTAGTAAAGGAACCGTTAGTAAATGCAGCCCATTGCTTCCACCAAGTTCCCTTATTAGAAACCTCAAAAGCAGCGGCAGCATTCTTTTTAGCGTTGAATAGCTCTTTATTGTTTGATATTCCAAATTGCTTACGACGGTTTCTACCCATATTTGGTGACGCAGGGTCATCGTCTTTCATATTGATTTGGAATAGACCATATGATAGGTCTCTGTTTTTTCCGTTAAATGCGTTTGCCCTACCACCTGACTCAGCAAGCGCTACAGCAAAAGCTGTCTCTAGCCCCTTACCTCTAAAGCCTGCACTGTGAAGCATACGAATCAAACCTTCGCGGTTACCTCCAGCCATACCTACGGTGTCACCCGACACTTTATCTATACGGTTATTAATGTAAACATCACCATTGCTGCCTTTAACACCTCTGCTAATTGCGCTCTGTGGGAATTCATTTTTGAATGATGCAAAGTCAATAGGTCCACCAGACATCAACGCATTACTCAAAGATTCACTTAGAGGGATACTGCTAAGTACTGATGCAGAAGATCCTCTAAAGTTTAGACCTGCGCCAGGAGTTACACGAGCATTCTTGCTAGGAGCATCGTCGCCAATACCGATAGCCCTACCAACAGACTTAAATAGGTTGGACACAGTGCTGATAAGTCGACCGAACCAACCCTTAGGGTTTTCACGTCCTTGTGCTCCAGGACCACCATTATCACGTACTTCAAAGTGGAGGTGAGGGCCGGTAGATGTTCCTGCTCCAGGGGATCCCTTCTTACCACCAGACTTACCAATCATTTCTCCAGCGCTAACACGTTGGCCCACCTTAACTAGGATCTTAGATAAGTGACCGTACAGTGTTGATTTCTTTCCATGCTTAATAATAATATAATTTCCGTATTGACGATGTAGACCGGCGTGAGTAACAATACCGTTTGCCGCAGCAACAATCTTTGTTCCAACAGCTACGCCGTAGTCGATGCCTCGGTGGTTGCTAGAAATTTGTGGGTTCTTTGAATTGTCTCGAGGACCAAAGTTAGATGTAACAGGGGTACCAGCAGGTACAGGCATCTGAAGAGCCATGCCCTTTGTGTCTTGATTTCCTCCAGAAAACCCTTGCTGTGGACTTACAGCATTAGACATTCCTGGGTTATCCCCACCTTGTCCACATGCGTGGCTTCCAATATTTCCGTGGCTACATCCGTCTCCACCTCGGCCATATGGGTTTGTTGCAGCACCTAGTGTGCCAGCAACACCTCCGATAATTGCTCCGGCACCTCCACCGGCAATAGCGCCCGTTGCAATACCTTGCCCCATATCAAACATAAAGTTTCCACCGGTACGTAGCCATGATGGAACGTTTGACTTATTTAAAAATCCTTGTAGCTTCTCCATGCCAAAATAAGCACCAGCCGCTAGTGCTCCTCTACCAAGAAGTTTTCCAGCTCCCTTTAATCCGCCGCCCTTACTCATAAGTCCACCTAAGAAGCCAGGACCTTTTACACCGCCACCAGGACCACGAGTAAGTACGCTGTGCATCATTTTAAGTTGAAGCAAATCCATACCAAGCCCTGCAGCGCCACCAGCTCCGCCAGCAATCATTGCGCCAGTATTACCTGCACCAGGTAACGTTTGCATAACGCCACGTAGTCCAGCAAATGCTTGAGTTAGTAAGTCTGCCTGTTCTGCAAGAGAACTAAAACCGTTGTTTACTGCAGCTGTTGTATTGAGCGCAGTGTTGTACCCACCTACTAATCCTTTTTCAGTGGCTTGAAGTTTACGAGCTTCGCTAGTGTTGTAGTTAAAGTTGGCACGTAGAGGGCTTTCTTTACCAACACCTAGAAGGTCTAAAGACTTTTGTGCGTTTCCTAGATCACCCTTCTTAAGAGGGCTTCCACTTCTTGCACGAGCAATAACACCCATCTGGATGATATTCATAAGATTTGGATCGCCACCAGCAATAGCAGAGATGGTTGCGTAACCCTTTGATCCTGGGTTCAAAACCATTGCGGCTTGCTCTGGAGTTACTTTTCTTCCACCGTACAAGAATTTATAAGTATCGTTAATAATCTGATTAGGTGGTTTTAAGTTTCCTGAAGAATCACGAGCCTGCACACCTATTCGCAAGAAACGCATAGCATTGACGCCTGCAAGTCCGGCAGCAACTTGTTCGTTGCTAGAGCCAGTGATGGCGCTTAATCCACCAACCTGTGGCATAACGTTCTTAAATGTTTGACTTGTAGCTGTGTATCCGCCACCATACATAAGTGACATGGTCGCCATGGTTGGACCCATAGCACTGGTAGCTCCGTTACCTACAGCTCTGTTAGAACGTAGGATAGCTTGACGGGCATTTATTCCGCTAATGCCTGCTACAGCGTCAGCAGCAAGACGTTGGGTTACGGCGGCGCCAGTATTTGGCATCATTCCCATGCCAATACCGGCAGCAACCACTCCACCCATTGCTACCTTTTGACCAGTACTAAAGCCTGCAAACTGATCACGGAACCTAGGCATTTCGCCCATACCGAGCTTAGAGGTGCCCTTTCCAGTAGCACCCATCATGTTCTTGTAAATCTCAGCAGTTAAGTCTGCAATTTCTTTCATTAACTTTGCAGTCAGACCAAGGCCTGCATTACCGTTAATTATTTTAAACATCTTTTCGGTATCAGAAGTAGCCCCTGCTAGGATGTTGTCATCCTGTGAGGGGAATAGGCTTTCGTATCCTGCCACTACTTCACCGTCCTTGGTCTACTCATTGCTCTGTCTAACCAAATCATTCGTTCTCTTACGCTTAAACTTTTCAACTCAGTCAGCGACCATCCTGGGTAGTACTGAGACAGGAGATCAATAGTCTGAATTAAAAGGTCATAACTTATCTCATGATTGAAACAAGTCCGCTAACGTTAGCGGTAGCGGTACCTCCCGCCCGCAATTTGGACACTCTTTTTTGATTGAGCTAAGTTGTGGTCCAGGGTTGCGTTCTGATATGGCATTAAGAATTGTTCTGCGATCCTTTACGCTGAGCTTAAGTACAGCGTTAGGGTCAAGCACAGACTGACCGTTAATCTCAAGAACACAGCTCTTTAATACGATGGAGTCCAATTCTGGAGCTGTTTTATTACCTGAATTAACGAGTTGCTTTTGTGTGTTACCTGTTGGTAAATGTACCTTTACGGAACCAATATTACAAGCAACATCAAAAGCTGAAGAACCTTCTAGTTTCTTCATCTCTACATCTTTATCTAAGTCAATAGTTAAAGTCATGTCGTCAGGGCATTCTTCGCAGAACGCTCCCTGAACTGTTACATCTGGCCCAAACGTTTGCTTGCGGATTGCCAAAAGCAATAGCTCTCGGTCTCCAGCTAGCAAAGCATCAAGGATGTCTTTGTCTGGTTTCTTATCTCCTAGCTTAGTTACGGCTCTTTCTAAGATAAGCATTAAGCCCTTAGATAGATCGTTAACTCTTGCTACAGCTTCTTCGTCAGCTCCGTTGAGCTCCCGCACTTCAGCTGTAGAGATGAAGTCTCCAAACGGTTCTTGAAAACCAGCTAGTAGCTCAACATGCGGATCAGAAGGAGGCGTAATCTTTGTTTCTGAAAACGCCTCCTCCCGACCAGCTTGAGCTACTGCTTGCGCCGATAGTTGATTTGCAAGGGCAGGATTATCTACTGCGCTTACTGTCGTATTAGTTGTCATTTAGGTTCCTTATTAGAGTGATAGGTCTGCTGCTGTTTTGGAGTAGTCTGTAGCAAATGAAACGTCAAAACCTTCATGTACAAGAGTCATCTCTTCTACCATGAGGGTGTTTCCGCCTGCATCAAGGTTGCTGTATCCAATGTTTGTAATCCAAGCATTATATACCTTGAACTTGATAGAGGCGTGTTGGTCACCTGCGTACCCTACTGTGTTACCACCCGCTGCTCCTAGAGCCTTTGGGTTTGGGTGGCTAAGTACTGAGATCTCAAGATCGCAGCGGAAGTCTGCACCAACACCTGATTGAGCTGTACCAGTAGACATAGCGAATAGACGCTTCATCCACAGTGAGTGCTCTTTCTGTCCAAGAGAGATACCCTTAGATAGAGTGATTGGTGTAAACGAGCTTTGTCCTGGAAGCTGGTGGAAGTTAGTATTGTATCCACCTTCACGATAAGCAATTGATTCTGTAGCCACAGTCAAGCCAGATACAGATACAAAGCCCATCTTTCCAAATTTGTCTCCCCATTTTTTATCGTCTGTCTTAGGGGCAAACTCAACTAGGAACTTAAAGTTACGGACTTGGTCCGTAGCAATAGTACTTAGTCTATTAGTTACGATTGTGTCATCGGCCATGATTATCTATCTCCTTACGCTGATGCGCTACCGGTTAGTTGGCTGAGCTTGATGACGATGAACTCTGCAGGGTACTGCAAAGCCACACCGACTTCGAGGTTTACTCGGCCATTTTGGATATCTGAAAACGAAGTAGTTGTAGAGTCTACCTTCACATAGAATGCTTGTGAAGCAGATGTTCCACGAAGACCACCTTGTTGCCAGTAACTTAGAAGGAAAGAACCAAGAGCTGTGTTGAGGCGCTTCCAGAGACCTGGATCGTTGTTCTCAAACAAAGCAAACTGACTGCGGTTTTCTAGTTCTTTCTTAATGTAAATCAAAGAACGCTGAATATTGATATAACGTTCGTTTGAAGTATTGCGAAGAGTACGGCCACCCATAACCACAATGCCTGCACCAGGGATCTGGCGGATAGCATTGATTGGACGTGGGTTGTCGTTTAGGTCATCAAGCTCAGCATTTGTTAGAAGCTTTTCAGTAGCTACAACATTTGCTAGAGAGTTTGTAAGACCTGCTGGAGTCTTGAAGACACCTCGTGATGCATCAGTTGCTAAGAACTGACCCACCATTGCAGCGCCTGGAGCTTGAAGACGTGTAGCTCCACCAGAAGCACGAAGTGAATCTGGAATAAGAGTCCATGGATAGTACGCTGCTGCAACACCACCGTCAGAATCTGGAGCTGCTGTAATAACGTCTGTTATGAAGGTTTGAGCTTCATTAACAGTCAATCCACGAGGTACGTCTACAATTGCAAACGCATCTCCACGAAGCTGAGCATAGTTAATCACATCTCCTTGAATATTAACTGCAAGGGTGCGATCGTTGGTGTTTCCACTAGGTGCATAGATATATGCAGCTGCTGGAACGTTAAACACTAGTGGGTTTTGAATTGCATCAAAAGTAACTAGTGAATCTGAGTACTGTGTACGTGTAGGTGTTGATCCATTAACGCCACCGCTGAGAGCCTTTAGGCCATCAACTTCTGGGCGATCATCTGGAGCAACAGATGCTGAGTTCTGATCTGCAACACGGATATATGTTGAGCTAGCATTGATTACTGAAACCACATAGCGTGGGTCTGTAGTAACCATGCTTAGATCTGTGTACTGTTCTACAACAGTTCCAGTTACATATACAAGCAGTGCGAATCGATCATCAGTTCCTGCAGCTTTTACTTCAACAGCAATGTTGTTACCCCATGCGCCAGCATTTTCTGCTTCAACACGAAGGGTGTTTAGTGATGCCTGAGAACGGTCAGTAAGAACGATCGAGGCCTTTGCTGATCCTGTGCCAAGTACACGCTTTACGTATAGTTGACGACCGCCATTAGCAAAAAAGTTATAGGCAGCCCAGGTTGTTGGGTATGCATCATTCAATCCGCCAAAGGTCTTTGAGAATTCTGACCATGAGCTAAGTAACGCTGGAACAGTTGATGGGCCCTTTTCTAGAGCGCCAACAAAAGCACCAATTGCACTTCCGTTATCGCCAAGAGCGATTGACTGAGGCAAAGCTACTTCTTGAATGAATACGCCAGGTCTACTGTATGTAGTCATAGGTATTTCTCCTTGGGTTTAGGTTGTTTTCTAGTGAGTCCAAATTATGTTTGAATGGTAGTGAACGGGGTTGGTTGGTATTCGAAAGAGATATTTGGATCTTGGGTAACAGGGTAAACCTGTACGAATTGATCTCTGAATAGTTCAGAGCTTATTCTTACCGTATAGATGTTTCTAAACAAGCGCTTGTCCTGTTCAGTGGTATCTCTTTTGGTAAACCCAAGCATATCTAAACGACGGATTGTTCCGTCCTCAGGTATTTCTAGGCCACCAAATCTAAGAGGCAGACGGGTTGGTCGTGTTAACTCATACATGAGCTGCCGATCATGTCGAGGTTGACGAGCGTAAGTAGTGATCTGGTAATCAAGGTTCACAGGGATTGGTACATCCACCATGAAATCTTCCTCCGGATCTACTCCCTCAGGTGTATACCCTAGTGGAATGTATCCGCGGTACTCTCGCTCTTGAGCTACAGCTAAATTAATTAAGTCAATAGTTATATATGGGTAGGACTGAAAACGAATTTCAGCATCTGGTTGACCAAACCATACGCCAACAGGACGGGCTGGATTACCAGAGTCAGCTACAGTGATTCCTGTTAGGGCTGCCTTAAGTGCTTTATCTTCATTGAGAATAAATGGCATTAGATCATCCGAGCCTTTCTCAAAACCTTATCAAAGTGTGCCACAGCTTCTGTGTCATTTATGCCAGCAATGAACTGACGTACTATTGGATTAGGTGGGGTTGACTCTGTTCCAAATTCTGCATCCTCGATAGCATTTGCATGCTTCTTTGGATAGGCAACCTGGTACTTGCTGTCTGTAGATACGACGCGAAGATGTCTAGATGCGTCAGTAGACCACCCTGACTCGTACGCTTTTCTGCGGAGTTGGGCGGTAAGTTTCTTTGATGAGTGCTGCTGTCCCTGTTCTAATGACTTTACGATGAAGTTATGTATCTTCACTTTTTCCTGATTTTCGAGGATAGTAGGTATCCGGCTACGAATCCCACAGCTGTGGCCTTACGTCCCTTTTCAGGCGTAGCGCCAATCAGTCCTCGGACAAACTCTTCTTTATCGACGTCTGTCTCAGCTTGCAATAATTTTCTAGCAAGGTTAATCATCGTAAATCCTCCAAATGAAGGTGCAGGGGTAAAGCAGCAGGGTTCCGGATTTCTCCGGCGTCAAGATAAAGGATAAATGAAAAAACCCCCATTTAGGGGGCTAAGTCATTACTTCTTTTTATGCTCTCGTTTGTCTTCGGCCTTTTCGCCCTTCTTGCCTTCCTTGGCTTCGTGGCGCTTTTCGACCTTCTTGATGGCTTTCTTCTTTAGCTTCTCGTCAATCTTACGATCGGCTGTCTGGGACTCTGGCTTATTACGCTTGCCGTGAGCCTTATCCATCTTTTCAAACTCTTTCTTTTCAGCAGGGCTCATACCCTTGGTAGTCTTGGCATCCTGCTTCTTGTCGTTCTTTTCGTTATAAGGCTTTTTCTTAGCCATTACATACCCTTCTTTCTGACCATAGAAGCCTTCTTGGCTTTGCCTTTAGAGTCTTTCTTTTTATCATACTTCTTATTGGCAGCCGCTAAGGTCTTCTCGCCATGCTTGTCTTTTGGCTTACCGCATCCACAGGTGGCGCACATTATTTCTTACCTTTCGTAGTTTTTGATTTATCAGACATCACCAGGATGTCCTTCAGGATTTTCATAGAATGAGTATTGATCTCGGGCACCGAATGGTGTATAAGAGGCGTACTCTGCAAACTGTGGATCGTTGACCAACTCTTCTGCGTTTACCTGGTATAGGACAATCCCAAACAAGGTGTAGTCGTTGGTGATGATTCCCTTAGGCAAGATTTGACGGGGAGTGAATACTTCATTCTTAAACACAACTCGGTCTCTTAAGAATGCGTCTGGGTTAGTAGGTAAGGATCTTAGTTCAGGGATAGTAATTGAATCTGAGGTAGATAGGTGGCTACCTTCAGATATATCCATGTTAACGGTAACGTTCAATACGTCAGTGTTGTAGAAACCGCGGTCATTAGGAACTGTCATTCCCTGAGTCAGGGTAGCGTTGATCACAGGGATGTGATACGGACCCTTCCAACGACGACCGCCGGTATTAGAACCTACGTCGTAGATTGGATCTACCACAGTAGCGACCGGATCATAAAGCCACCACTCTAGTTCGTAACCTACTGTACGTACGATTTCCTTTGTGGTGCCGCGAATGATTGATCCACGTTCGTGGTTGATAGTAAACCTAGACCCCTCAACACGTTCACCTCTCATGGCTACTCCTTGTTAGGCTTTGTAAAGGTAGAAGTTTCTGGATCGTAAGTAGCGTTAGGGACTAGGTTCGACAGATCTTCGTTTGAAGTACGGTCGGTTACGTCAAGGATTAGCGGTTCGCTTAAAAAGATAGCGGCAAGACGCTCGTCAGTATGCAAGATGTCTGTTACTACGTTGTCGATAATAAATGCCAGCTTAATAGGTGGCAAAGGTTTTTCTTCGGCCATTACATTTCCTCCTTATATGATACTTGTACTGCTTCCCACTTGTGCAGAGGACAAGACGCATTTGGAAGCTTTGTCTTAAGCTTCATAATGCATCCACACTCTTTGCACTGAGAGGTTGCTTTAATAAACTTGTCGCACCCACGGCAGATATCAAGGCGCTGTGAGGCGATATCTGTCTCTACTCGTCCAATATTTTTATTGAACAAGTCCCATGGTCTAGCTGGTCTGTCGCTCATTTGTTCTCCTATATAGTGGCCAAGAAGTTGTCGGTTGTAGACCCTTGGTTTCCCGTGGAAGGTCCCTTAATTATACCCACAGATGTTCCCCTAATAGGGCTGGAGGGCGTAAGGCTTAGGGTAGAACCTACTTGAGACCCGGTCAAGTTAGACCCTGAATACGCTGAAGAAGTTATAGTGCTTCCTACGGTTGTTACGTATACAGATCCGACTGTAGCAAAGCCTGAAGTATTAGTAGCCAAGTTTAAACTAGAGGCTACAGCAACAGTTCCAGACACAGAGCTAACCAATACAAGGTCGCTAGTATAGGTAGTCACGCTTCTAGTAGAGGTAAAGCAAGAGTATGTGGTGCGGTTTCTAGTTGCTGTAAAGCAAGAATAGAAAGTAGGTTGTACTACCTGAGACGTAAAGCAGCTGTAGGTAATTGGATTATTAACTGAGCGGGTAGAGGTATAGCAGCTGTAGGTAATAGGGTTATTGACTAAACGGGTAGAGGTGTAGCAGCTATATGTAATAGGGTTAGGTACGTTGCGAGTAGAGGTGTAGCAATAATATTGAGTGTAGGTAAAAGGAACAGTCGTAGTGCTACAAGACCAAGATCCCGCTGTAGTAGTTGTTGTTGCACAGTAGGTAAAGTTAGCCCCAGCGGTGGTTCCGTTACAGGTTTTTTGTTGAACTTCACTACCAGTACAATAACCACTAAATAAGCTAATAAGTCTACAACTTGTAGTTGTAGATCCTGGACTTTGAGTAGGAATTTCACAGCATCCTGAAAGATCCCAAATATTAGCTGCGGTTCTTACACCTCCGGAACAATAGCTAGAGTTTACAGTCTCTGAGAACTCTCCCGCACAAGAACCTGCTGGACAACCAAAACCCATGGTATCTACACGGCCTTGGTCGCAAACAGCAGTGCTACCGCCTCCGCCTTGGCTAACTCCAGAACAACACTGGTTTGATGGTGGGTTGCTAGAGCTAGTTACTTGACTCTGGTCGCAAACATTGCTTTGACCGCCGCCGCCTTGGCTAACACCAGAGCAGCATTGGTTTGATGGAGGGTTACTAGTACTTGTTACTTGGCCTTGGTCGCAAACAGTGCTGGTGCCACCACCGCCTTGGGTAACTCCAGAACAGCATTGATTTGAAGGAGGGTTGCTTGTACTTGTTACTTGGTTTCCTGTACAGGCTGTGCCGCCTCCGCTTGATGTTACTCCAGAACAGCAGTTGGATGCGGGAGGGTTGTTTTGGTTTGTTATAGGCGTTTGATCACAGACAGTTACCGAACCTGTAACTACTGGAGAACAACAGTTTCCTGCCGGAGGATTGTTAAACTCACTTACTAAACCTTGATCACAAAAGGTATTTGTAACAGATGTAAATCGTGGGTAGCTTGCCCACCAAGAACCAGAGTCTGTAACCCAAAATGCTGGACCCACACCGCCGTTTGCATCTGTCTGTACCTTTACATCAGTATTACCTAGATTAATAGATGCTAAAGGATAGCTAGTTGCAGCATCGTCTGATATAGCGCTATTAGATCCGCTAATGCGCCAGTTGCCGCGGGTAGCATTCCAAATTTGACCTGAATCAGCTGTACCTAATCCAAGAGCCGTAGAGGCTCGGTTAAAAGCGTCTTGTATTTTAGAAGCAAACCATTGTTGCCATACGCCACCAACTTTAACGTAGCCAGAAGTAGCGGTCTTCCATTGACCGCCAACTTTTACAGAAAGACTAGTAATAGTCTTCCAGGCACCATTAACTTTGGATTGACCAGGCATTATACGTACTGCACCCAGATATCTCCATCAGAGCCCTGACCTGAAGTAGGTGCGCTGGTAGATACGGTGATGTTACGTACTACGGTTTGTGAAGTGCTTGCAGTTGTTACTGCACCATTTACTACGTTTACCGCACCAATAGCTGTAGGAGTAATACCTAAACTTGCTGGGTTTAGCTGTGGGCTACCAAATGATTCCCACTGAGCGGTAGTAGAGTTCCATCGTTTTACTGCCATTAGTTAACTCCATACACTAGGGCTGTTCCACCTGTAAAGGTACCTGTAGAAACAGAAATAGTCATCTTTGTAAGTGCTGTGGTTTGGGTGTAAGCATTAGTGCTATCAAGAATAGTCACTGTGTTTGAGGCGTTTGTATATACGCCTTTGAGATATCCCCACGCAAAGCTTGCTGTATCTTGAGTGTCCACAATGTCTAGTGTCCAGTGGTTAGTTGTTACTGCAGACTTTACGTTTGCAATGCTAAAGAGAGCAGTTCCGGTTACGTAGTTAGAACTATTGTCATTAAGAGTTATGTTTACAGTTGCGTTTGCTGAAGTCTGAACTCCACGAAACACAACGTATACGTCTTTATACTCTGTTACGATTGATAGATCTCTTGAAGAAAAAGTGTTTAGGGATACGGTAGAGATCAGGTTCTTTCCAGCATTATTAAGAACGTCTGAGTCAAACCATATATCTCCATCTACCGGAGTGGTTGGGGTGTTAGGCCCCATAAAAAGGCGCTTGCCTGGTCGGTCATCTGTAAAGACAACAGGACCTGTAGGCTGGCCGTTATTTTGTACGGCCATAGTTACGCTACCTCAGAACCAAAAGCCTGGAATGTTAGGTTAGCTGTTGATGCCACCACAGTAACGCTGTCAGCAGCTGACAGCGTGATACCTAATGTAAAGGTAGTGGTGGTATTAGCTGGGACAGTTGTGTCATAGGCTAGGTATTGCTTGTTGTCTAGAGCTGCGTTATCTTCACGAAGCGCAATACGGTAGGTTGCTGCGGTAGTTCCGCGGTTGCAGATCACGATTGTAGACACAACGGCTGAGGTGTTGGATGGCACTGCGTATAGCTGGCTGCCTCCCGCTACGTTAGCTGCTGGCGCAACCTGACCTAGAATCTTATATGTCGTTGCCAAGAGATTGCTCCTTCAAATAGAAAGCTAGATTAGCTGTAAGGCGAGGATCCTGTGGGCTTAATTCTACAGCTTTGCGCCCGTATTGTAGGGCTTTGTCAAACTTTCCTAGGCGATAATAAGAGATAGCTGCAAAGTCCCAGGGTGCTGCCCCCCAGGCAAACTCTTCACATAGATACTCCAGAGGCTTTTCTTTTATAGCTAACGCCTTTTCTGCAGCCTGATAGCAGGCAGTCCAACGTTCGTTTTGATAGTAATAGTCCGCTAGGTCTACTAAAGCTTCTCGTCTATCAGGACACTCATCATGTGCCTTTAGTAACCACTCTTCTTTTTCTGAAACCATCTTAGCGATATAACGCATGGAAGCTGCCCGCTCCGGCTTCCAGGTGGCTTTTGGCAATGAGAGATGGCGCATAAACTCTTGTGTGGCTTCTTCAAAACGACCGTGAAAGAACAACTCGCGGGCGTAGTAAAAAGTGTTTCTATCATCATATGGGTCTTCTTGAACAGCCTGAGCTAGCAAAGGCATGTACTGGTTACGAGACTTCGAGTGGTCAGGGTAGTGGTGAATCTCTAACGGGATCCAATCCTGAACCTCAATAGATTGGTTGGTAACTATAACCTCGTGTACTGGGTGCTTCCAACGATAGCCTTTACGAGCGTGGATCTTATCTCCACCATACTCAAGTCCGGGTGTTCCATCCTCTTTCCAACTCCACGTGTATTTATATCGTGGTCTGGTTACGGCTGGGTTTATATTGTCAAAGCCTGAACGCCAACCCTCAACTAGTACTTCATCCATATCAAGGGCAATGCAGTAGTCAATGTCAGCTGGGATTGCAGCTAGAGAAGCGTTGCGGGCGTCATCAAACCGCCAAGGTTTAACGCTAATGTCTATTACGTTTATTCCCAAAGACTTAGCTAGCTCTACGGTTCCATCAGTAGATCCAGTATCAGCTATGAGGATGTAGTCCGCTTCTTTGGCAGACTGATACCAGCGCTCAACGAAATGCTTTTCGTTTAACGCGATTGTGTAAACCGCTATCTTCATTAGCCCTCCAGCTAGATTATTCTTCAGTGAATACTAGATCGTATCCAACCAAGTTTCCTTGGTCATCCCGGACTTCAAACTTCTCTGCTCCGGTCTCTGGGTCAATGCCTAAGCTTACTTTAGTTGTCATGATAGTCGTCCCCACGGTGCGATAGCTGTTGTTGTAAATGAGTTTGAGGTAGAAGGTAGGTCAGTCTGTGACGCTACATAACCTGATAGACGAGGTCCTAGGCTGGACAACGCCGCTGGGATATTTGCAAACGCTGTGTATACGGTAGGAGCTGTTGTTCCTACGTAGAGGACAGCAATCGCATATCGAGTTCCAGCTTGTAACGTGTAAGTAGATGGGTATCCACCGGTAGTACTAAAAGCACGGGTAAAGACTGTGTTTGTAGTACCTAGAAGGGTTACGTCACTGTCTGTGCGAGCAACCAATGTAGCGGTAGTACCGTTAAAGGTATAAAGACCTAGGCGTACAGTCTGCGCTCCAGTAGCTGCAGTGTTAGCTGAAACCACTGTAAGGTTGCTGATAGTTGCTGTCCACATAGGGCTAAAGAATGTGAAGTATGCGTTTCCGCTTGACAACACGCCGCTAGAGTTCGTGGTACGTGGATATACGTCAACTATGCTCGTAGTTTGGTTTAGGTTACCTGCAATATCCTGGAAGATATCTTTCCAAACCAATCCGGTAGTCTGAGCTGAGTCTGCAACCAAAGCACGACCGTTTACTCCTACAGCTAACTTATCTAAAGTTCCAGTGCCTGTTCCAGCTAAAAGGTCTCCCTTTGCTGTGTACTGGTGGCTTCCTAGAAGGGTTGTAGTGCTTGTAGGTAAGGTAAGTGTACCCGTGTTAGTAATGCTAGATATTACAGGAGAGGTGAGTGTTAGTCCTGCTACTGTAGTAGTTGCCGACCCCAAAGTAAGTGTGCTAGAACCTAGTGTGATAGTTGAGTTTGCTAGCTTAACATTGGTGACGTTAGCGTCAACAATCTTTACTGTAGTAACAGTTCCATCGGTAGGTGTACGTGTATTTGTAAGTCTTGTATCAGTTCCGTAGACAACCTGAGAGTTAGAGGCATCTCCCGAAGCCGGAAAGTCTTTTGTTGATGCTGTACCTAGACCAGTAATCTGGGTATTTGCAAGCGATAAGACAGATTGATTAAGACCTAATACAGCAGAGGTAGAAGACCCCGTATTTGTAACAGGTCCTGTTACAGAGATAACGCCTGAAGGTCCAGTAGGTCCTATTAGTCCTTGAGGACCGGTAGGTCCTGTCCCACCTTGAGGCCCGGTTGCACCTTGAGGCCCAACAATTTGACCGACGCTTGTCCAAGCTGTGCCGTTCCATACGTAGAGGTCTCCGTCGGCATCAACAATGTATGCGTCATTAATATCATTTCCTGAAGAAGGTAGGTTTACAACAGCAGCTACGCTTCCTTTAAAATCAATAGAAGTTCCTTGTGGACCAGTAGGACCTGTTATTCCAGACGGACCAGTAGGACCTGTTTCACCCTGAGGACCCGTAGGTCCTAAGCTAGAAACAGTAATGCTATTTCCCATGTTAGGGTGGTTTTGACATACATATGTCAAAGAGCTTGGAGCGTCATATGGGACTTCAAAAATAATAGTTCCAACTGCTACGCCAGCGTTAGTTACGCCAGTACTGTAAACGTTTGCAGGGTTGTACGCTAATCCGGATGTTTGAATCCAAAATGGGTGACCTGGAGCGTTTACGTTTATTACGTATCGGTGACCACGGATAAAAGAAATAACCGGGTTGTTTGCCCCGTTAACAATATAGATTCCACCGGCAGGTGATGTAACAGAAAGGGTAATACCACCACTAGGACCAGTTGGTCCTGTTGGTCCTGTAGGTCCAACCGGGCCAGTTACTCCTTGAGGAATACCAAAGTTATAAACTGCTGCGGTAGTAGTTCCGCTGTTAGTTACTGTTGCTGAAGCTCCTGGAGAAAGAGTGTTTACAGTTCCAACTGTTGCAGTTGAGCTAGGACCTGTAGGGCCTGTTGTACCAGAAGAATACTGAAGACTGTTCCAAGGGCTAGTACCGTTACCGATTTTAAACTTACCGGTGTCGTGTTCATACCCAGCTTCACCTTGAGATAGTACAGGGTTAGAAGTAGTCCACTCTGTTGCAGTGCCTCGTCTAAACTGAATCTTAACAGCCATTAGCAGTCACACTTCTCTTTCTTTCTCATCTTCCACCACATCCATACGTGGTGTGCCGCCATCAATCCCATAAGAATCCACATGACAGTCATTTCACTTATTCCACTGCCAGTAGCCAACACCATGTTTTCATGATCATGCATTAGTCGTTAACTCCCCCACAGTCAATTGGAATGACACCGCCATATACTGATCCTGGAGTTCCGCAATCTACATTTTGAAATATAGGGCCTGTAGGACCTGTTGGTCCAGGCGCACCTGTAGGGCCAGTAACCTGTGGTCCAGTTGGGCCTGTGGGACCTAGAGGACCGGTAGGTCCGATAGGACCTAAAGATTCTTTAATAAGCCATTTTGTTCCATCCCACTTCCACGTGGTTAACCCAGCCGTGAACTCTTGATTAAGAGTCGGGGAGTTGGGAAAGTCAATAGGCATGTTCTACAGTTTACAACAAGACTAGTCGTAAGACTTCTTAACCCACACGACCTTTTTGTAACCGTCATAGAGGTACTTAGCCACCTTAAAGGTTTGCTTTCTAACCCACATTGCGTCAGGCTCTAGCACCTCAGACTTCCAATCTTCCCTTTTGAATGGGATGATCTGCATGATTGGAGTTCCTGCAGGTATAACCCCCTCGAAGCCCTCTTTGAGAAAGAAAGGTATTTCCCCTCCCAAAGAGAACCCGTCGGAGTCCACAACCCCAGAGGTTGTAGTAAAAGGAAGATCAAACCTATTTAACGGGTGTACAAACAAAGCGCTGTACCCTGGCGGAACTATAACCGCCCAGTAGGTATGCCAGGCATAGAGATCCTGGTCATGACCCTCTGGACGAGGAAGAGTTGTCGCCATGTCTTTTGGACGGATCTCGATAATAGAAGGTGCCTCGTTCCAGAAGAAACCCACACCTTTTTCATCCCTCTTTACCAAGAGGTCTGTAGGCATTGTGAGCATATAGCCGGAAGTAAGAGCATCTAGGAAAGGTACACAAAGCTTAATGTCTTTGTTAATACCGCCATTATTACCAAGAATCTTCATCTGCCCACCGCGGAAACGCTTTGCTTTCTTGTACCACTCAGGTACAGAAGAGCGTGCAGGAGTAGGTGGGTCAAACTTAGCTGTGTCCTCAGACATAGGTCTGAACTTAATTTTTTTCATTTTTAGAGGATGCCACCGTAATACAGAGTAACTCCCATAAAGATGATTGGGATAACTAACGCAGCAATAGCTTTGTAGTAATCCTTAAGCGGTGTTCGGAAGTAGCTCTTACCTACCACTAAACACTTATGCATAGGGGAAAGCATATACCCAGCGTAATCGACTGCAAAGAATAGTGGCAAGGTTTCGATGCCAAATACTCCTACAGAAATGACCACAAAACCAGCAAACTTGCTGCTACTACCTAGGGCAAAGCTAGCTAAGAATCCTGCAATAGCAACAAGAATTAGTAGGTTATTTTTGTGAGCGTCTTCTAACCATGCATTGATGGTGTCAAAGTTAGCTTTAACAATGTTGCTGATCACAATAACGACCGCTGTAAACAACAGAACGCGAGCGTACTCGACAATCTGCTTGCGATCGCGCTTTGCATCCGCTTCAATCTGCCAAGGCTCTTTATCTTTCTTCTTCAAAGCCTTCTCAGGAATAACGATCTCAATATCGTCTTCCTTAAGAATCCTAAAGATGTAGAACAAGATGATAATTACAGCAGTTGCCAGCAAAGGCCAAATTCTGCTCATTAGCTCCCAGTAGCTGATGCTTAGGGCAGCCATTGGCAAAAGAACTGTTGCCTCTAGGGGAGACCAAAAATAAAAATGGTGCGTAGAAAGGTAATCAATGATTCCATAATTCTTACGCTTCTTCTTATCTTCTGGAGCAATTGTGTCTAGTGCACCTGCCGATATAGCTACGCGACCTGATATCGGAAGAACACCCGAAAACACAGAAATTAGAGCCACTACGGCTCGCTTTGATTTAACTGTTCTAGCAATCCATGCGTACAAAGGCATGAACACTTGAGTCTTCTTTGCAGCAAAGGCAAGACCCATTACTGCTGCTAGAAGGATTAGGAACTGCTGGTTATCCAGCAACAACGATGATGTAAATTCCATTCCACCACATTCTTTCATCTTCTAAGCTATTCAATAGCTTTTTTGAATATACGGGTGTAAGACCCGCGGCTTTTACTGCATCGTCAGCTGCTTTCACCGTGTCTGTCCAATTCGCGTCATCGAACACCAGGATCGCTTGCTTAGCGAAACAGTCCCTATAACGGGTCACGGTCTTATAGATATGCTCGTACTCGTGAGGTCCATCATAGAAAAATAAGTCTACCCCAGTAATTTGGGTAGTATCCACTTCGTGCACGTCTTCGTTGATGATGTGCACATTGTTCTCCCCAATGTATGGGGTGATATTCTTTTCAAAATCATCTTGACTATTAGGGGGTAGTTCACCGTGCTCTTCCCGTACAGGTTGAAGGTTCTCCTCCCACATGTCAATAAAGTAGGCATCAAGCTTATTACCGCTTAGTGCCGCAGCGCCTGTAGCACCCAGGTAGGCACCAACCTCAAGGTAAACCTTAGACTGAGAGGCCAACCCATTTAAAAGCTGCTGCACTCGTGGACTGGTAAGCCCAGGAATCTGGATGTCAAGCTTTCTATTTACAGAGTCTACAATTTCTCTAGTAGCCACAAGGGTTCTAGGTTGACGCTTATCTCCGTACTTAGCTGCAACAATCTTGTCGCAATAACCACAGTCCCAGCAATCAAACTTGCAGGTCTTGATTTTTTCACGCCAGATATTAATTGGCTTGTCTACAAGGTTGCCTTCTTCTACAAAGTCTTTGAAGTGGTCAAAGAGAATCTCCTTGCCAGCAATGTAGTTTCTAATAATCTGCATAGTTTCTCTAAGACGAGACTTAGATTCTCTACCGTGCATCTTGATTACGTCAATACCTAGTTCTTCTAGGAAGTAAACCCAGTCTTCTCGCCAGGGAGGGAAGTTTGCAGTCTTTAGGGGAACAGCCTGATCTTCGTAATCCCACTTCATGCAGGATACGCGGCTTATAGGATCAGCAAAGTACTGTGGCCATTCTGTTCTAGTATTGTTGAAGTGATAGTGCTCATCCATCATTGGGCAGCCTCCTAGGCAACCTTCATTTGCTAGAAGGGAAAGTTTTACCCCGTACTTTTCTTTAGCCTTTTTAAATCTACGAAGCTTCTCATGATCACGCATAAGGTCTCGATCAAGATTGATGTAGTTAAACCCAGCCTTAGCTAAATGGGATACATCTCTAGGCTCAGATACGTTTCTAAGAATAGTGTTCTTTATAAATAAGTTAGGGAACTCAGCCTGCAGCTGACCACCTGCAACCCAGTGGGTGTGCGGGATTGTGACAGACCTAATACCGGCCTCGTAGAGTGGTCTAAAGTTTTCAATAAACAGATCAAGGTTCTGCTGTGTAGGTTCTACATAGATATTATTAAAAACCGCAGAAGCAGTAACACCAGTGTGGTCTTGTATAGCCAAAGCAAGGTCATTGAGATACTTGTGATCTTCATTAGGGTCTATAAAGATATCCCCCATAGCATCTTGTAAGAAAGGTGCTATGCGACAAGTAAAATAAAAATCATAAATGTAGTCTTTGCATTCAAACAAAAATTCTACAAACTCATTGACTTCCTTCTCGTTGAGCTTGGGATTCAAGGGCACGGTGAACATATGGTTCTATAACCTTTCCGAATGATAAGCCTTGCTGTATATCGTCATCTGTTAGTTCGTATTTATATCGCATTGGGCAGTCTACCAGATCGCCCATCTTATTCTTCTTTGGGTGCTCTATAAATCTAGCCTGTTGTTCTGGGGTGAATTGGTCTTTGACGTTTGAGTTAGCCCACACGTATATAAAGTTTCTAGCTACCTGATAGAACTTATAGCCCATAGCTTCATACTCAGATAGCTCAAAGAAAGGTAATCCCTCAGGAACGTTCTCTACTTCAGTAAAGTACCAGAACATGAAGGAGCCTTTGATCTTTAAATCATCCCATTGTTCTGGAGTAAATTTATAGATGTCGTCGTGAAACAGGCCCGCAAACATTATGCCTCTAGTTGTTTAGGCTTATCAATAAGTTCAATAGAGAACTGCTTGTTAGAAAGCTCTTTAATTTTTGCTGATTGAATCTGCTCCATAGCGCTGTTTACTCGTGTAGCCCAGTCTACTGCCACATCAAGAGCTGCAACAGCATGGTCTGTGTCCATCATTGAGATGGCGTCCATGTTTCCGGTACCAATCTTGCCGGAAGACAGTAGATCCAATGCTGCCTGCTTACCTAAACGTTGGATCCAATGCTCTTCCTCTAATTTTAAAGAAAGTTCTTCGTCTAATACGGCGTCTTTTAGATCTGTACCGTCTGGAAGATAGGCTTCCCCTGACTCATACATTTCTTCAATTGCTTTAATAAAGCTTAGTCTTTCTGCGTACGCTTGCTTCAAGCGACGGTGCATCTTAACAAGATCGTTTTTATTGGTGATCAACTCAAACTCTTTAAGCTTCATTTTAGCTGGGGAGGTAATCTCAGCCATCTCTTCGTAAATGACTTCAATCTGAGCCTCTTGCTTAGCAATATTCATCAAAAAGTTTTCAAGCACTTCTTCTCGAGATCGTAGCTCCAATAAGAATTGTTTATACTTTTGGTATGGGGTAATTTGAGCATCTCCCACAAAATGTTTAATCTTAAAGTATGGGGTGCCGTGATCTAACTCAAATGAGAAATTGAGCATCTCAAGTTGTTTTTCATTTAGATCGCTAGTATCAGATACTAAACGTTGTCTAGCAGATTCTAGGCGCTCTTCAAGTGACGTAATGTTGTCCATGTTATTTTCCATTTCGTTAGTATAGCAGGGGTTAGTCTAGTCTCTCCAATACCCGTGTCCGGATGAACGACCGTTAATAGCGGCGCCGTTTGTATGGGTTCCAGTTAAGCTTGTAGAGGTTACTCTAAAGCCTGAGTCTGTAGCAAAGTCAAATTTACCAATATCATTAACCTGTCCCTGTCCCGAGGCGTTACCGCCTGCGGTATCTGAGTAGTGACCAAGCATAATGCCGTGAGTTTGGCTCATAGAGAAGTTTTCTTCTCCGCACCACCATACAGACTTCTGAGGGGTTGAGACAGTATTCTCTGTAGCATAGTTCCACTTACGATGATAACGTCCAGAACCATAGCTACCTTCGTTACCGCCATATCCAAAACCAGTCTTAGCTGGTTGGCCTTTTTGCTGACCATGGAATCCAGGAGAGGTTCCTGGGGTAGACTCTGTTTCAGTAGCAAATACAAATTTTCTACGTGCTGTGGTGTCTGTATCCGCACCATCAGCCCACCAGTACCCAAAGTTCTCTGACATGTGGGCTCCAGCACCGGTACCGCCTTGGTTGAAACTAGACCCGGGGGCAGATACGTGAACTTCAGTTGTTAGGTTAAACTTTTGAAATACTGCCGCCCCTTGATTACCGTTTTGATATGAAAATGTATACCCACCATTAGTGTCCATAGCAAGCATAGTTGCGGAATCACCAACAGTTTGAGCTGTATTCATAGACGATGATTTGGAGTAAGTAGTTTCGTTTCTCATATTCCAACAAGATGTGGATGTAAACGCACCAACTCCGCCGGTTCCCCACATAAAACCAATATTTCTATTGTGAGCGCCGGAGGTATAGTTAGCGTCTTCAGTAAGAATATTTCCGTTGTTAGTTGCTGTATCGGTTGAAAACACATACTTATTAACGTTACGCCAAGGCACACTGTCTTTGTACCCTGCGGCAACATACCCAGTCGTTAAAATCTGGCGAGTAAGAAATGGCAGAATTCCTCCACGCTTAAAGCGTGCAGTAAAAACACCATTAACGGATCTTTGAGATGCAAAAATAGGCATTAGTCGCTCCACATTCCTTGTCCGGAAGATCTTCCCTGTACAGGAGATCCTGGAGAGGTTGCACCAGTTCCGCTTTGAATAGCGATAGGCCATTGACCTGATGGCCACAAAGCTCGCGCTCCAGTAGCGAACTCAAAGTATCCAGACTCATTTACTTGAGCACCATTGTAGTGCCCTAGAACGTACCCACGTGTCTGTGACATAGAGTGGTTCTCTTCACCCGAATTCAAAATAGCTTTAGTGTTGGCACCAAGCTGTGTAATAGTTCCAGTAGTGTAGTTCCACTCTCTGTATGTATAGCCCGCGTTGTACCCACCTTCGCCACCGCCCCAACCTTTACCTACTTTAGAGCTTAGACCTTTTTGCTGAGACCCTGGGCTTGCAGAACTCATAGTTAAGCCTGTATTAGTTTCAGCTTCAGTAATGAAATTAAATCTTGTACCAATGTTGGCATCAGTCCAAAAGATAGCCTCATTTTCGTGGTTATGGGTCGCTCCACCTGTAGTTCCCTGACTAAGACTAGTACCTGTGCTTAAGGTCCAAGCATCATTGGTCATATTAAACTTGTAGTAATTATTATTTGAATTTCCACCGTTTATGTATGTTAGCCATCCAGTGCCCTGAGTGTCGTAATAGATAGCGGAGTCAGAATCACCCATAGTTCCTGGGGCTGTAGCAGGTTGAGTTTGAGTAGTAAAGTTCTTTAGGTGGAACTTAGAAGTCTTGTTGTAGCTTCCCATACCTTCGTTACCAGTACCGTTGGTACCAAATACGTAACCCATGGTACGGCTCATAGCACCGCATACGTAGCCACCGGCTTCGTTTAGAATGTCTCCGCGGTTTGTAGGTTGTTCTGTAGCCCAAGAATATGAGTTAACGTTACGCCAAGCAATACCATCCTTATATCCAGCAGCTACATAACCAGTAGTAACGATCTGGCGAGTTAGGAATGGAAGGATACCGCCACGCTTAAAGCGGGCGGTAAACACTCCATTAACAGATCGCTGGGAAGCAAAGATAGGCATTTATGCTCCTAATTAACCGAAGTTAACGCTAGCGTTACCTAGAGCTGTCCAGGCATCTCCTCTGCGAATTAATGTAAAGTTGAACACATCAATACGCCCAGATGTCGATGTTGGAGTAGGAGACTGTGCTCCAAACCAGCGGATAGTAGCCGCAGAACCGTTAACGTTTAGAGTTGATGGGATATACCCAGTTCCACCTTGAGTTACAAAGCCAGTTACAGTAAATGTACGTGCGTTTGTAATAGGGGCGTTGGTAATGTTCCATGTCATAGCTGCTGAAGGTGTGCTTGTGATCCAGAATACAGAACCGTCAGGGTAGTTTAGTGTTGCCACGTTTGAGCTTAGGGCAACATCTACTACGTCTTCAACAAGTTCCTGCATACGAAGTCCACCAAGAATGGTTACATCTCCGTTAAAGGTTGCCGAACCGGTTACAGTTGCAGTTCCATTTACAGTAGTATTTCCAATAGCTACTGGAGCAAAACCTAGCCCAGCTTCAGCAAAGTTAACTGTTGTGCTTGGCTTAGTGATAGCGTTGTTAAATAGTTTGTAAGTACCGCTGTCAGAAGCATCGCGTACAAAACCTGCAAAGAATCGTCGTAACGATACAGAGGTAGTTCCTGTTGGAGATACCGCTGCCGAAGTTACGTTAGAGGCTGTCTTAGCGTAGGTAAATGATGTGTTAGTTGGGACAGAAATAATCTGGTAAGTACCGTTAAATGTTGCATCTACTCCACCTACTACTACCCAGTCACCAGCACGGTATGTGTGGGTTGTGCCTGTAGTAAGTGTTGCCACGTTAGATGTTAATGCCTTGTTAGTCACTGTATTAGTGATGGCGCTTACGGTAGATGCATATTCACCAATAAGACCCACATCTAGCAAGTCTGCTGGGTTAGCAGCAGCTGAGAAGATCATAGGTTCACCAACAGATAGGTTGTTGGTTGTCACAGTAGTTCCAGAACCACCGAATGAGATAGTACCAATGATGTTAACGTTACCAGCAATATTCATATTACCAGAAATACCTACACCACCTACAACTGTTAAAGCACCAGTAGTTGGGCTAGTTGATGGGGTTGGAATTTCAATATGAACTGCTGTATCAGGGATGATGGTCATCTGAGTATTGTTAGAGTCAAGACCGCCAGCAGCAAAAACAATTGCGTTTTCTGCTCCAAGGGCACCTGTTGCAAGAACAAGGTTACCGTTACCTGTAGTTCCTACAGGAGCAGTCATAAAGATATAACCATCGTTTGGACCAGTGATTGTAAACTCTGGGTCAGCAAAGTTAGAGGATGTAATACCCATATCAATGTAGCCAGAGAAGTCGGTACCATTATTTGCATACGCTTGGAAGTCTGTAGAAGAGTTAACGCCAGAACCAGTATTCTGGATAGAGAACTGAGCGTAGTCATCGTCTGCATCAATTGTTGTAAACGACATTAGGTTAGTAAAGCCAGTTACCGCACTTACATTTAATCCTGAACCAGAAGCAGATGTAGTAGATACGTTGTTGCCTTGGCTTGCATATGTAAATGTAGTTGGGGTTGGTGTAGCAATAATTTCAACTTCACCATCAAATGTGGCATCACCAATATTAACTATAACAAATTGGAACGGATAAAAACCGTGAGCAGATTGAGTTGTGATAGTAGCAACGTTTGAGGTACGAGCCTTTGAAGCTGTTGCCTTTACGTTAGCGCCGTTGTTTTCAGCTACGGCTACTGCTCCAGCACCAGAATAAGTGATGCCTTCCACGTGGAAATCTGCATCTACTACAGTTTCTCCTGTAGCCCCATCAACTGTAAACTTAGTAGTATTAACAAGAATTCCGCCGTTAGCGTTTAAAGTACCTGTTAGTGTTGAGACACCTGTTACATCAAGCTTACCTGTTGTTGATAGGTCTCCCTGAACTGTTGCAGTTCCTGCAGGAGAAACCACTGCCGATGCGGCGCTTACAGTAGATGTGGCGTAACTAAATGTGGTGTCTGTAATAGCAGTAACTGCATAGCCACTTCCGTTAAATCCTGCACCTACTCCAGATACAGAGACTCGATCTCCAACATCAAAGTAATGCTTACCATCCGTGGTTAGTGTTGCTACGTTGCTAACAATTACTTTGTTAATTACACCAATAGAACGAGATGTAGCAGAGACACTTCCCTTAATATCAGCATCACCGTTTACTGTGATGTCTGAGCGGGTATTTAAAGTTGTAAGTGTTACGGCATCAGTCCAAGAAGTTTCTGTGCCGTTTGTTGTAAGAACTTTAGTTTGATTATTTGTTTGAGCTGGGAAGGCACCGTTAACAAATAGATTCCAGTAAGTAATATCTGTTGGAACATTTCCAGTTGTGCGAAGAATACAAATGTATGCGGAACCGCCATAGCTAACTACGTCACCTGGCTGGTAAGTTGTACCACCTGAATACTCACCTTCGTATTGAAGACCGTCTACGATAGTTGTCCAATAAGTTCCATTAGGTGGGCGATTGCCGGTAGAGTCAGCAATACAGATATATCCCTTAGCACCTTCAGTTATAAGGTCGCCAATTTTATAGGCGGTAGAGTTATTGTAGGCACCTTTAAAGTCGATACCTTCAAGCATCAAATCCCAGTGTGTTGTTGCTGTTGGGAGATTGCCTGAGGCCTCTAGTACATTCTTGTACACATAAAGGTTACCACCGTAACGAACAACGTCATTTAGTTCGTAAGTGGTAGATCCAGAGTACGTACCCTTAAAGACAAAGCGAAGTTTGCCCAGATCAATAATCTGCGCCATTAATTAACCTCCATGTGTAGATGGTCTGTGGACCATGTCAGCTTTAGTAGGCTGGTGGTCCAAACCCAAACCTTATAGTCATTATCTCTTAAAATGTTGTCTTTTGGTAGGTCAACTACAGACCCGTCGCTAGAATCAATCTTTGTAACGGTAAGTCGTCCAGTAACTGGATCTAGCTTCCACCCGTAGAAGGTCTTATCGCCAATTTCTTCGATGCTAGGAAACCCACCAATAGCGCTAGCAAGAGGTAAGGTATCTCGAGAATCTGATCCGAGTACTGTGACCCCAGTTAGATCACTAGGGTTAGCATATCCTGGCATTTAGTCTCCTATACCGTTGCTACTTGATCAATACCTTGGATGTAGAACGCAAGGCCTTCTGAGCCTGCAACCTTTACTACATCTGTAGGGTTCACGCCAAATCTGAAAGTTTCATAGCTATTAAAGCCTGATACCGGAAGAGAATAGGCAATCACACCGTATCCGCTTTCTGAAGCACCAGAAGGTATGACGTATACATAGGCTACTGCATCAGTTGACTTAGTGTTGGTTGCAATCACTGATAATAGATAGTTATCATCCGCAGTAAAAATTGTGGTGCCGTTAGCTCCATACGCTACATCTGCGGATAATCTAGTTATTCCGCGACGTTCAATTGCTGCCATTTAGAATCCTAACCACCATGTCGTTGCTAAGTCAGCACTTCCGGCTGTTCCAGTACCAGCAGGACCTGTTGGTCCTTGGATACCTTGTGGACCGGTAGGTCCTGTAACGCCGGCAACACCTTGAGGTCCAGTAGGTCCAGCAGGAGCTGCACCGACTTCAACCCAGTAGTTGTCATAGTATATGAAAGCCTTACCAGTTTCTGGGTCAAACCAAGCATCACCTGGATCTGCTGAGGTAGGAAGCGTTGTGTACGCCCAAATTCCTTGCGGACCTGTTGGTCCTGTTGGACCTTGCGGACCAACAATAGATCCAACATCATCCCATGAAGATGTTAGCGAATCCCAAATCCAAAGATGTCCACCATCTTGCGTAACAATGTAACCATCACCTGGATTACCCGTCGATGGAAGGTTTGCAATTAAAGCTACTGTACCTAAAATTGTTATTGAGGTTCCTTGAGGACCCTGTGCACCTGTCGCACCTGTAGGTCCTGTAGCTCCTGCTACAGAAAGTAAGTACGGGCTCCAAGACTCATTACTTGTTCCAGATGTTGGTGGATACCCTGGGTTTAAAGGATTACCAGAACGAATATATTGAGAGCCGTCTGTCCAAGTAACAATGTCACCTAAGGTATAAGAAAACCCATTATTGTACGCACCTAGATACCTATCAAGAGCACCAGCGCCAGTAGCTCCTGTTGGACCAGTTGGTCCCGTTGCTCCTGTTAAACCTGTGGATCCTGTGGCACCAGTCGGTCCAGTACTTCCCACATTTCCTTGAGGTCCAGTTGGTCCAACATCTCCTTGTAGGCCTTGTGGTCCTGTAGCACCTGTAAGTCCAGTCGCTCCTGTCGCACCTGTTGCTCCTGTCGCACCTGTTGCTCCTGTCGCTCCTTGTAAACCTTGTGCACCGGTAGGGCCAGTTGGACCAGTAGCGCCTTCAGCAGCAGCTTGTCCTTGAGGACCGGTTGCTCCTGTCGCTCCAGTTGGGCCGGTTGGTCCTTCTACTGTTGATTGAGGTCCTGTTGGTCCGGTAGCACCAACTAATCCTTGTGGACCTGTTGGTCCAACATTTCCTTGCAATCCTTGAGGGCCGGTAGGACCAGTAGAACCAGCAACACCTTGTGCTCCAGTTGCGCCTGTAGGTCCGGCTACTGTGCTAGCTGCACCAGTTGGTCCTGTTGCGCCAGTCGCACCGGTTGGTCCCATATTACCTTGCAGACCTGTAGCACCTGTAGGACCTGTAGAGCCTGTAGGTCCTTGTGCACCTGTAGCTCCTGTAGAACCAGTTGCACCTGTTGGTCCGGCCACTGTACTAACAGGGCCTGTAGGGCCGGTTGGTCCAGTATTTCCGGTATCACCTTTGGGACCTACTGGTCCTGTTGGTCCTTGAATATTTCCAACATTGTCCCACTCAGTATTTAGGTTATCCCAAACATATAGAGACCCATTAATTAAATATCCATCGCCCGGATTTCCTGTAGCAGGAAGTGAACTTGTATAAGGCAAAGTACCTAAAATTGTTACGCTTGTTCCAGCAGGGCCTGTTGGTCCAGTAACTCCTTGCGGTCCAGTAGCGCCTCTGGATCCCGTAGGTCCTAATGGACCTGTTACACCTTGAATACCTTGTGGTCCTGTTGGGCCTTGTGGACCTGCACCACCTGTAGGTCCAGTAGAACCTGTAGGACCAGTAGCACCTCTATCTCCACGTGCACCAGTAGAACCCGTAGGTCCTGTAGATCCGGTAGGTCCAGGCACTGTTGATGCAGCACCTGTTGGCCCTGTTGCACCTCTTGCACCTGTAGGTCCTACAGGTCCAGTTGCGCCTTGTGAACCTGTTGGACCCATAGGACCAGTTACACCTCTGCCGTCATCAAAGATAACAATCTCTGGGCTTTGTTCGGTAATCTCTACTAACTCTGGCTCAGACATGGTCACTTCGTAATCTGAGGCTTAGTAAATACTTTGCCTTCTAGGTATGTACGCACTGCTCCAGTAGAGTCGTTTGTCAACTGGATGTCGTAATAGGCGGTTCGTGGAAGATCTCTTGTTTGTGCGCTTGTAAGTGACAGAGTGATAGTGTCTAATGGACCATTAGTTACGGATGCACTCTTTGTAATAGCAAAGTTTTGCAAAATAATTGGGCCAACTTGATTGCTTGGGAATGTAGGGAACAAACGAATCTGCGATAGAGGTGTGTACCCAGCCAAGTTAAGTGTGAACTTAAGTTGAATGCTGAAGTTGTCTCCTGAGTACAGTGAGAGATCTTTGTTGACCACTGGGCTTGCAGGAGTGATGTCGCCGTAATCTGGAACAGAAAGGCGAATGCGTTGCGGTAGTGATCCGTCATCAATTTCTTGTGGACGATACATCGGGATGTATCGATTAGTACGGCGACTGATGCGCTGCAAGTTAAACACATCGATCTTATAAAGACCTGTACCTAGAAGATTACATAGATCACGATACTGCTCTTTACGCTGCCCGATGATCTCCATCAATTGACGGAAACGCTCTGATCGTGGAATAGAAACGCCGTCTGGAGAAATAATATCGATATCAAAAGCGGCGTCGGTAGCCAAGGTATATAAGGCCATAGTTGAGGCTAATAAGACCACTGGGTACTCATCTACACCTGGCAGAGTAGCCATAGTTATACGAGCTCCGCCACTGTCTGTAAGGTTAGCTGCGTGCTCAGAAAAAGCGGTGTTTACGTAATATTGGATTTCAGCATCTGTAAAGTACTTGTGAGCTGTTCCAGAAATAATAACTGTAGCGTTTAGTGGGGCTACTGCTCCAAGCGTGACCATGCCGATCACTTCTTCAACTGTGGCGGCGTTAGATACTTCAACACCATTAACTTTGATAGATAGGGATGTGCCGTTTACAGGCGCTTCAGTAAGCTGGAAACGCTTACGCTCTCCGTCCCCTCGGAATTCTTCTACGAAGGAGCGGTTTAGATCTCCGATCTCTGCTCTTAAGCGATCGGATAGGGATGCTAAAGTGGCCACAGATCCTCTTATTCCTCAGTAAGTACAACTAATAATCGCAGGAAGAGGGAAATTTATCAGTATAAAGAAAGACCCACTTCGACAGGAGGGCGATTGTCGAAGTGGGTACATCTCTAATAGGGCTTAGAGGCGTTCGTACAAATAGCCCTTTTCCTGTAGGTGCTGAGCTACATGCTTAGCTACCTTATATTTTTGACCAGCTTTGAAGGAATAGTGATTTCCTACACCAATGGTCACAAACTCTAGATCCTCTGCCAAGCGAATTACTTGTGAATCATCTGCAAGTGTTACTCCTACAGACTCAACTTCGTCAATTACTGTTGCTGGCTTATTAGGTTCAGTGAGGTCAAGAACCTCTGTCTCAAGCTTAGCAGCTGCTGTAGCTGTAGCCATTGACATTTCACCTGCACGTTGTGCAAGTTCTTCTGCGTGAGCCTTAACTTGCTCTTCGCGTTGACGTCCTGTGACGTCTGTTACTTTTGCTTTTGCCACGATTATTATTCTCCTATAGGTTGTTGTGGTTGGGGGCGGGTTTTACCCCGCCCCCACTTACTACTTAAATTAGTTGGTTTCTGCAATAACTACAGACTGGTCAGTGATTAGACCAAGACCGTAGATAGCGTACCAAGCAAGTGCATGCTCACGACCGAAGTCAAGAATACCGCCATCGCGGAGCTCGACTGGAAGAGAGATAGCGTGACCGAATGCGTTGTCACCGATGAAGATAGCTGAGTAGCGATCCTTGTTACCGTTACCTGTCTTTGTTGCAGGTGATGTGTAACCTCCACCAGTTGGGTAGACGATTGATCCTGGAGCTACAGCTGTATCAGCTGAGTATCCTGAACCTGCACCGCCAACAACCTTTTCGATCTGTGTTGTCTCGATGAATACTGTGTCGTATAGACGACCAATTTCACCTAGCATGAAGTTACCTGGAGCTGCGTACTTTGTTACTTCGATGAACTCTGGGTTGTCACGAAGCTTGCGGCTCTGGTGTGGGTGAATGAATGCAACATATGTCTCACCTAGGCGAGGGATGTTC